GGCGATTATCCCTAACTAGACAGAAGCAGTATAATGCACTATCACTGCTCTGTCATCAGGGAAAAAACGTCTCCCAAAATCTTGTTCCCGTTCTGCGGGAACCCTCTTTGGAGGTACAATCCCAAAGAGGAAGGATTCTGCCATGTCGCGGAATAAGACGCTTACGCGCCAGCAACGGAGGAATCTCGAAAGGCAACGCCAAAGGGGATTACAGAAAATCACAAAGCCAACAGGCACATTTAGAGACATTTTGGCAAACGCAGCATTTGCTCTCCTCGCCACGTTTGCCACTGCTTGCATTATCGCATCCTTGTCAGCGGCGGGGATTGTTACAATGACCCTCGCGCTAATACTTCTAGCTTTGGCGTGGTTGGTAGGGGTAGCGATAACATTTCTACTGCCACAGCCAATTACATGGAAAAATAGACTTATTTTCTCGGGAATTTTTGGTGTGTTGCTTCTGGGTCTCGGGTCGTTTGAAGCGGCCAATTATCAGAGGCCAATTACGTTTGCTGATCTAGCGAAGTTAATTTCCGCGGCATCCTCTCATCACTATTCCAGCAAGCAAACCATCAAAAATATTCCAACTAGCGTGGGTGGAAACGATACGTTGAATTTGGACAATGCCGGGACATTACGTACAGATGTTTCCGAGCCGGAGACTGCGAGCGAAATAACATTAATACAAAATGCAACTCCAATGAAATTCCCAGACAAAGACCTTCCTGGCGTAAAAGTCCGAGACCTTCAAGTCTATACGTCAGCGCCAAATCAGAAAAAGTTTAAATTCAGTTTTAACAATCAAACTAGCCACGACGTTCAAGCATCTGGTCGTACCTTTGTCGTTACATTAATGGAAATCAAAAACTATGACGTGCCAGAATACGAATTTGGTATCTCCGAAAAATGAAGCTAACATCCAGAAATCGCCGTCCCGAAAATGTCGGGGTTCATGCGGTTATTGTAGCGGAACTGAAACTCGGCGATGTACAGCGGCATATATTTGGCGCTCATCTTGTGGAACGTGCCGACCACGCCGCGCTTGAAGATCGACCAGAAGCCCTCAATCGTGTTGGTGTGAACCGCGCCGATGACATATTGCTTACGGTGGTGATCGACCGTTTGGTGATTGTATCCGGTCAATCCGTCATAGACGCGACTTTCGTCGGTCGCGAGCAAGCTGACTTTGTCGGAAACCATTTCGCGCACGAATGTCTGACAAGCCGCGCTGCTGATGTGGTCGAGAACGCGGGCAACTACGTTGCCCTTGCGCTGTACTGCGCCAATGACCGGAGTTTTAGTCGAAAGGCGATGCTCTCGCGGTTCGCGCTTGCGACCGTCCCAATGTTTGTTTTTGTCTTTGCCGCCGATGAACGACTCGTCAACCTCGACAATCCCGCCGAGCTTCTGAATGTCCTCGATCAACGCAGTTCTGATCTTGTGACACATGCCCCATGCGGTTTTGTAGGAGCCGAATCCCATGTAGCGCATGATCTGCAAGGCACTCATGCCTTTCTTGCTGGCGAGCATGAGATGGGCGACCTTGAACCAATCGCGGAGCGGCTTGTTGGTGTTCTCGAAGATCGTCCCGGCGATATGAGAAAACCGATAGCCGTCAGGGGCGCACTGTTCGCATTGCCAATGCCACCGGCGCGACCTCAGGTCATAGACCTTGGGATTGCCGCAGCGCGGGCAATGCACGCCATCGGGCCATCTACGGGCAACCAGATAGGCTTTGCAGGCTTCTTCGTCAGGAAAGGCCGCGTCGAACTGAGCGGCGGTCATCTGCGGGACGGGCTTGGGTCGTTTGGCCATGGCTTTTCCCCTTCAATAGAAGGATATTGCCATGCCTAGAGGCTTCTGTCAAGTCCGGGATAATCGCCCATCATTCAGGTTGGCGCACATCGCCGCCTTTACGACATTGGTGTTCCCCGGACGTACCGCGCACTGCGGAATGGTGGAAGGTATGCCGGGGCGCGACGGTGTTACCGGGTCATAACTAGGAGATAGACAGATGACCGCCACATGGAATGAACAAACTCTGAAATTGAAGGCACAGGCCCTTTATACGCAAGCAGAAGCCACTGCGGCCTTTACCGCCCTCAAGAAATTGGCGCAGGCAGACGTGCCGTGGTATGAACAGGCTGCGATTACGGATGATCTGTTGAACGCCATCGTCGCCACGGCCTTAACCGCCGCAGCCAAGGCACGAAAGCCTTGAATGACCGCCTCGCTCGCGCAATCCTTGCCCTCATTGTCGCTGCCGCGATCCTCGTCGCCTGGTATTTCGCGCGATGATGAAATTGAGAGGCTGCACGACCGCGTGGAGGAGCTAGAGCGCCTGCTTGGGATGTCGATTATTCTGCCGTGGAGGATGAAAGGCCACGGCATCGGCCCGCGTTGCTACTCAATGTTGGGCTTGTTGTTGAGGCGAAAGGGCGTAGTAACCAGGGACTTTGCTTGCAGGGCTTTGTATGGAGGCGAGTCCGATGTCAATCCTAGTGTTATTGACCAGCACGTTCATCGCCTCAACAAGCGGTTAAAGGTATTTGGCGTTAAGATCCAGACGGAGCCGGTCACTGGATATTATCTGCTCGATACGGACAGGCAAAAGCTCATTAAGATGGTAGGTGATCTGTGATCTGGATCGTCGCGTCTTTTGTATTTGGCTGCATTTTCGGCTATAGCTTTGCGTGGAGACAGTGGCGCCGTCGCCGCTATGTCATGGATGGCCTAGTAGGCCGCTTATATAGTGAATTTGGGAAAGGGCATTAACCATGCAGAACGGAATCAACCCGGCCACAGCCATCTGGCTGAACGTCATCTTCGCTATCCTTACCGGAATTGCGGCTGGCAGCGTGCAATTTGGCAGCCTCTCTCCCGCCATAGTATCCGACATCAAAACAGTGGCGACGGATGCCGCCTTCATTCTCACCTGCATTAACCTTGGATTCCACTTCTTCTCGTCGAATGTCGCCGGCCCCGGCGTCACCAACAAGTGAAAGGAAATACAATGCAGACCGATATTACTCGCCGTCACCTGTTTTCGCTCGGTGCCGGTGCTGGCGTCCTCGCTCTTGGCGGCTGCGCCTCGACCACTAACCCTACCACTGGCGTCGTCACTTACGGGCTTGACCCGGCCGTTATCACCGCAATCACGAACGTAGTGCAGGCCGTAGCAAACTATGCCCCCACTATCGAGAGCATTGCGGCGACTGCGGCTGGTCTGTTCGGGCCTGCCTACAGCGCAATTGTTGTGGCCGGCAGTGCGGCGGTGAACGCCGTTATTGCGGCGCTGACAAACCTCCTGCCGTCGATCCCGGTTGGAGCCAGAATGATGCTTCGTAGGCGTCGGCTCGGCGCGGCCGCGGTTGGCACCCTCCGTGGCTACGTCAAAGTGCCTGCTGCTAATGGCGGCTTCTCTTACATTCCAGTCTATGCCCAATAATGTTTCGCAGCAGCAGCGGACCATCGCGAAGCTAGAAGGGGAGGGATGGGTTAAAGTGACCTCCCCTCCTGCCGCTGACGGCTCCGTCCTGATGCAGCTTACGACCAAGGATGGCGTAAGCCACATCATCGTCATGCTGAATGGTGACCGCGTGGACGCAAGACAAAAGCTCGGCAAAACCGCCGTTGTGCCCAATGCAGGACAGCCGTGATGACGGACGCAATCTACAAGTTAGGAAAGCTCGCACCTAAGAGATTGCTCGGACTTCCCGACAGCAAAAAATACACCGCCGCCCTATCGCCTCCGCCGGTTTCTGCTGATTATAGCAAAAACTTGAAGCATCTAGGGCCGATGCTCAATCGTGAAATAGGTTGTTGTACGATCGCTGGCGTGGGCCACACCATCCAAACGTGGACTTCATTCACGCAACCGGCCGAAGTCATTTTGCCAGACAGCGAAATTCTTTCCTTGTATAGCCTGTTAAGCGGCTATGTGCCGGGGGACCCGGAAACCGATTCTGGCTGCGCGGCTACCGATGTTTTGCGCTATTGGTACAGCAATCCGATCATGGGGCATAAACTGTCGGCGTTCGCTTCGGTGAAACCCGGCAATCGTCTTGATGTGAAGAACTCGATTTTTCTTTTTGGTGTTTGCTATGTCGGGGTGCAACTGCCTTTGACGGCGCAGAATGGCCCTTGGGATGTAGCGCCAGGGGCCTCCACCCTGACCGGCGACAGCGCCGCAGGTTCTTGGGGCGGGCATCTGATTCCGGTTATTGCCTATGACGAGGACGAATTGACCTGCATTACATGGGGAATGCTGAAGACACTAAGCTGGAAATTCTGGGATTCCTACTGTGATGAAAGTTATTGCATGTTCGGACCTGATTGGATCGAGAAGGATGAAAAGTCGCCATCTGGATTTGCCACCGCCGCCCTTTTGAGCGACGTGCAAGCAATAAAACAGGATGCGGCACGGCGATGACATACGACTGCAGCCGGATAACCGAGAGGCTGTATGTCGGTAGTCGAATTACGGATGCTTCCAATGTTGCCGATATTAAAGCGTTGGGTATCACTCACGTAATAGACGCCAACATTGATGGTGAGGAACCGCTATTCCCTCCGACTAATGGCATTGCACTATTGGTCGATACGACTAAAGACGACGGCACACACAAGGGCGCTTCTTGGTTCATGTCCGCGATTGATTTTGGAATTGGTGCGCTGTCGTTCAAGGGAAACATTGTGCTGACGCATTGTGCGGAGGGCAGGAACAGGGGCCCATCATTAGGGTATGCTATAATGAGGGCGCAAGGGTTCACTGCCGTCGAGGCCATGAATTTACTGGAGACTCGCCCAGTGTGCGTTGGTGGGGTACGGTATGCTGGTGATGCCGAGCTTGCGTTAGTCGAACTAGGGTGGGTGAAACAAACATCGAAGTTGGTGGGGTTCGCATGATGCCAGATAGGTTCAAGGTCATTACGATGCCCAATACCGATGACCCCCGTAAGATAACAATCAATGTCTTAGCGGAAGTGATTGGATTCCCCGACAAGACTCAAGCTCAGGCATTTGCCGACCAACTGTCTCAATGGTTAGAACTGGCAGACAGCCCCAAGTGAGTCGGAATGATGATGAAACCTTTTGCCGCTATCACAATCCTCGCCGCCGCCCTGCTGTTCGGCCACCCTGCGCACGCAGCCGACGCTTATCCTACAGTCAAGCAACTCGAAGTCGGTCTTGGCTACAGCCCCGGCGCGTTGCTCAAGCAAGCTCCGGTCAACGGGCGTGGTTGGAATTTCTATTACGTTCGCACGCGAGCGGTCGGAAATGGCGAGTATGACGTAAGGGTCAAATTGAGATGAGCAGCAGCAGCAGCAGCAGCAGAAAGAAACGACAGACTCGTCGTCCTGTCCAGACTGGGATGGGGATCGGCGTCGACGCTAGCGGCGGCCCCGTCGTCGATCCGACTGAGAACGTGTTGGCGCTTGTCGATGTCGAGAAGGAGCACCAGCACGAACTGCGCGTTGCCGACAACAGGTTCCTTGACGCAAACCTCATTGCTCAGGAGAAGCTGCAGAACTTCGCCCGTGAGGCAGAGTCTAGGATGCAAGACTTTGCCCGCGAGGCGGAGTCGAAATTGCAGACGGCGCTGCGCCAAGCCGAAACCAATAGGATCGACCAGCTTGCTCAGACCCGGCAAGAGTTTCAGAACACCATCCGGGACATGCTTGCTGAGTCGGTGCGAACGACCTCTACCCTAGTGTCAACTCAGCTCGTCCAAATTCAGGCCACGTTTGACGCCCGCGTCAGCAAGTTGGAGGCATTCCAATTCACCCTTGCGGGACGGAGCAGCGTCGCGGACCCGGCGATCGAGAATGCGATGAAGAAGATGTCGGAGAGTATCTCGGCGCTTTCGGCATCGACGGCAGAGATGCTGGCGAAAACGGCGGCAGCAAATGCGGAGGCAATTGCGAAGCTGTCGTTCAACGTCAACAAGATCAACTTGGAGGAGACATCGAACAAGGGGACGCAGGCCGGGCAGAGCCAGGTCTTTCAGTGGGCTGCTGGTGCTATATTCATCGCGGCAGCTATCCTTACGCCGCTTATCACCTGGATTTCGATACGCGGACACTGAAGCCGAAGTGGTCAATTTTGCTCATGCAGACTGGTGGCGACTGTATCGTCCCGCGCAAATGGAGCTAATGGCCTCGCTGATCCTCGTTGCCGCATCGATCGTTATTGCCGTCAACCTCCTGAGTACCCTGGTCGCCGGACTTCGTATCCGTACCGGGACCAAGGTGGTGAGTGAGTACGGCCCGGTCGCCATCATCCGCCCGATCGCGGGGCGCGAGGAGCACGACCCGGAGACGCTAGAGTCCTCGTTTTCCCGTGACGACGCAAATGTCTACTTCTGCATCGCCAGCAGGGATGACGGCGGCATGCAACTTGCTGGGGAGATCGTCGGACGACACCGGCGCGCCATGCTGCTGATTGGTGACGATGCTATCAGTGATAACCCAAAGCTGAATAACGTGGCCAAGGGGTGGCGCGCTGCCAGTCACGCGAGCTACGTGATGATGGCCGACTCGAACGTGCTGCTGCCGCCGGACGCGGTGGACCAGATGATCTCACGGTGGGCGCCGGACGTGGGGCTAGTATGCTCCCCGCCTCTCGGCTCGCGGCCGGAGAGCTTCGCCGCCGAGCTTGAATGCGCCTTCCTCAACACCTACCAGGCGCGCTGGCAATTCGTTGCCGACGCCTTCGGCCACGGCTTCGGGATGGGCAAGGTGATGCTGTGGGACCGCAAGCTGCTGGACTCCTGGGGCGGCGTGGAGGCGCTCGCCAGCGAGGTCTGCGAGGACGCCGCCGCGACCAAGGTGGTGCGCGCTGCCGGGCTGCGGGTGAGGCTGGTCAGTGCGCCGTTCCCGCAGCTTCTTGGACACAGAACATTCCGGCAGGTTCTCGACCGTCAGATGAGATGGGCGATCCTTCGCCGCAAGACCTTCCCGGTGCCGTTCGCCGCTGAGTTGGCATCCACCGCGGTCGTTCCAGTTCTGATGATCGCGTCGTTCGGCTGGGCGCTTCCATCACTTGTCGCGGTGGCGATGGCATCATGGTATGGTTCTGAGATGCTGCTGGCGTGGTCGAAGGGATGGCACTGCTCGTGGAGGATGATTCCGGCGATGGCGTTGCGGGATATTCTGATCCCGTGGATCTACTGCATCGCATGGACAAGGAAGGACTTCTCGTGGCGCGGCAACAAGATGCGGGCGTGATAGTCTCCTCCAAGGAGACAAGGGAAGCCAGGGCCTTCGGGCTGTCTGTCGGGAAGCAGGGAAATGATGGGTGACGCCAAGGCAGCGCACTACCGCGCTCTGTTCATGTCCGACCTGCATCTCGGCTCCCAATCGCCGGAGATGGTCGGCCGGTTGATGCTGTTCCTCGAGAAGGTCACGGCGGATCACCTGTATCTGGTGGGGGATATCGTAAACGGCAGGCGTGAGAATGTGCCGGCGGAAGCGATCCGCGCCTTGCAGAACGCAGCTCCAAAGGTCGATTATATCTACGGCAACCACGACTTCCTTTATGCGATCGGTGGGATGGTCTCGGTCGATCACGTCTTCCACCAGGCAGCCGATGGCCGCCGGTTGCTGGTCACACACGGCGACAAGTTCGATCCATTGATGAATGGCTGGCTGATTATTTTTCATGCCTTCCAGCAGAACATCCTAAGCGGCTACGTCCACCGCAATTTTCTCCGGATGGCGAAGACCACGGCACTCGGTCAGGGCTGTAATGGGGTCGTCTGCGGCCATCTACATCATCCAGAGATTCACCAGCAGCGCGGGTTCCTGTATGTAAATACGGGCGACTTCGTGAAAAACTTTACGGCCGTCGCGGAGCACCAGGACGGTAAGTTCGAACTGCTGTACGGCTGAGAGGCTTGACCTTCCTGAAGCCTAGCGGCTAGGCTTTCCCATCATCCCCACAACATGACCGGCAAGGAGGGCCGAGGCCCGCGACTACGATGAACCATGCACAAAGGAGTGATCCGATGAAGTATGCGACGGTTATTGCAGCCACGGCCTTCTTGGCCCTAACCACCCAAGCCAACGCCTACGGCCCCTGGATGGGACCAGATATGGCCTCAGAACGGTCCTACAGCCCCTACGGCGCGCATAGGGATTGGGAGGGTAAAAGCCACAGGCACCACGCAAAGGCCCAGCAGCGGCCACGCCACTGGCGCTACGGGGCTATCCGCCGCGTTCATGTAGCCCATTCTAGGCACGGCGGCAGTATCCCTGGCCCATGCTATGTGGCGGCTCGGATGGGCGGCCCTTGCGGCTGTACTGCCGAGTCCATCATTTTCGGCACCACGGCACACGTCCTCAACGGCTTAAACCTATGGCTGGCGCGGACGTGGCACGTTTTTGAGACAGCATCGCCAGCGCCGGGTATGGCAGCGATCTGGGGGAATAGGCATGTTGAAGCCATCGTGTCGAATGTCCACGGCGGATACTTCACGACAAGCGGTCCTTATGGTCGCCGCGAGGTCCGTGTTGGTAGCGTCAGAGTAATCAACCCACACGGTTATGCCGCTCGCCGACGTTACGCCAGAATTTGAAAACGAAAAGCAGGCGAGCGGGATGGTTTCTTTCTCGCTCGCTCTTTCGTTTGCAGCTTACTGTCCCCGGGGTTCGACGCTATCGTGCCAGAACACCCCGAAGGGTGCGTATTTCGCCGCGATTTTTCTAGCGGCGTCGTCGCTTAGGAGTTCGCCCGGCTCGCCCCGCTTGGGTGCCTCGGCTATCTCTTGCCCATTGCCGTTGGTTTTGGCGATGGTAGCAACATCGGCCGCTGCGTTCAGCGCCCGGTCAGCCTTGCCGAACATTTCTCTGATCGAATCATGGTGCGTCGCGGCCTCGATCAGACGCCCCATGAAAGTATCACGTTGATGCGTCATCGTTTCGAGCGCATTTTCCAGATACTCGATCTTTGCATTTGCGCCCGCCAAATCGCGCTGGGCTTGCTGAAGATCCAGCGTCAGACCGTCGCGCTCGCGGCGCAACTCCGTTAGATTATTGAGAAACTGGACTACGGCCGGATCGTCCGCTGCGACCATCTTGCTCGGCGCTCCGGTAACTTTGCCTTTGCTTTCGTTGCTCACGTTTTATTCTCCGATGTTTCGGTGCCGGATCATCCGGCCACCGCATTGAAAAACTTGCTTGCACCCCGTCAAGTCTGTTTGCTTTCAGTGCCTCACTTGGGAACAACCGCGGCACCGCCGCCGTGGCGGCAAAGGCGGCGGCGACCACAAGGGCCGCGCCGACTATGCCGTGCGCCATTTTAGTCAAGGATCGGTAGAAGCGCCTGAATGACGGTGATTGGTATAGCGTTCTTCACCGGGCACTCTGGCGGATGAGCGTCGAGGCAGAGATCGGTGGACTTGATGTGGACGAAGGTGACGTCGGTGGCAGGCGCCATCAGCATCTCTGCGGATTTCTTGTCGAACTCTTTCTGCCGCTCCTGTGTGAACTCCGCGAGTTTTTCCTTGGGAACGTCCTTCTGGTCCTCGGTGAATTTGGCGCGCATCTTTGCGAGCTCGTCGTTATAGTCCTTGACGATCATATAGGCTTTGGCGTTGTCGCGGGCCAAAGTCAGATGTACGGCGCCGCTGTACTCGTAATTGTTTGGGACCGCGATTGGATTGCCGGTTTTGTCGAGGACGCCGGTCTGGTGGGTGTCTAGCGCATTGATCGCGTTCCAGACGCCGATCACGTCCTGGACAGTGAGCGGTGGCGCTTTGGTCTGCCCGAAAGCCGGGGCCGCGATTGTCATTGCGGCAATCGCTAAAATCGAGGATCGAAACTTCATTGTCGTCTCCTTGCTAGTGCTGCGGATTGCAGCGGGGTTAGAGGCATTTTTTGCAGTCGGTCCTCCATCGCATTAGCGATGTCCATCGGATAGAACGGAGAACCATTTGGCAGGTCAAATAGAAGCCACACCTTACCGTCCTCGGTTTGGATCGAGTAGCGGTGCGTGACCATATCATCCTTTTGGTCGTGGGCGATTAGCTTCATGTTTCCTCGATGCCAACCTCGTTTAGAGTCCGCTTGGCGATTGTGGATTGGATGCAACCAGGATCAATCTTAGAGAGCTCAATTAGAGCTTGGCGTAACAAGATGTTCTCGCTAACCAGCGCGCGGATTGCTTTTGTGCATTTCTGGATTTGTAGCATTGCCTCAAAGGCCGCTGTTTTATCCGGCATTGTGGGTCCGTATCGCTCTAGTTGCTGCTTTCCAGATCGTATTTGCGAGATTTTTGCCGCGTTCGTGGATCGGTATATGTCCAGTTTCAGCGAACGGAGTTTTGTCGAAGCGCCAGAGTTCCACTGTGAAATAACCGTCCTCATACGACCGTATCTCGAAACCCCAACCGCCTGGAATCATCATAAATGCTTCGTAAAGGCTTAAATCGAAGGGAGGCATCACCTCTCTTTCCTCACGGTCAGATCTTGCTTTCATCGGAACGAACTCCTGCTTTGCAGCGGTCTCGACGGCCAGTTGTATTTCGGTCGCGTTGCCTTCCGCTCCTTGCGCTTGCGTTTGCGGGCGATGGCGGCGTCAGATAATTGTGCGCCATCGCCTCTGACAAGCGTCTTGAGTCTGTGATCTTCCTTGGTTCGGTAGATCAAAGAGCGGGGATCATTCGCATCTGGGACGTAGCGGATTTTGCCAGTGCGCGTATTTTTGACCTGCAAGCGGTTTTCCAGCGCTGGATCGTGGTCGAGATGGTATAATTCGGTATTGAACAGTTTTTTCAGAACCCAATAAAGGTTTGCGTCTAGAGTTCTGTTCCGGCTGGTAGTTTCAACAAGTCTCGCAATGTCACTCGGGGGCGTCCCAAGCTGGCGGAGCGCGACTGAAAGACGAACGCCGAGTGGAACGTATGGCCTAGGGAGTCGCATGAGTTCTCTCGTATTGCTCTAACGCTTGCTCAACAGTCGCCCAATGTCCGATCAAATCTTTGCCCAATTCAACAACAGCGAGGGCGAAAATTTCCGAGTGGTCGTCTGCCGCCCGAGCCGCTGCGGCGACTTTCGCGCCGAGCGTCCGCCTCGTGGTTTCTGCTTTGCCGTCCATTCGTGCACGGAGATCAGCCGCGACGGCCTTCAATGTCACGTAGGTTTTGTACTCAGGCTCTTCCGGCCAGCGTCGGGCAAACCGATAGTGCTCGATAAGCCGGTCTATCTCGGCGAGTTTCTCGGCAACGGTCAAGACTTGGGGCAAGGTACGATCCTCCAAACTGAGGCAGGGAGTCCGCTCTCATTCGGTCGGCGCATTTCGGTCTTGATGACGCGCCCGAGCTTTTTAAGTTCCGAGAGGCGCGGCCTGATATATCCCGGCTTGCGGTCGATCTTCGCGGCGCATTGGTCGGCAGTGAGTCCGAGCGGTTCCGCGGCGGCGACGGTCTTCCAGACTTGCTCGCGGACATTTGCACTCGACGCGGAAATAATGTGCGCGGCCTCGCGCGATGTGCCGCCAGTCTTTGCGCCAGGCGAAAGCGGATATGGCTGGTCGCCAAGATGGGATTCAGCTATGCGGCTCATGCTAGATCCTTTCGATCCTCGTCTGAAAGATACACTTTGAAAAGACGCACGAAGCATTCCGCATGAGTAAGCTCGCGAAACCATGCGATCTTGTAAGGCCAACCAGGCCCTTGCAGCACAACGTAACCGCCACCTGCCCACCAGCGGCGTTTGGCAATGGCAAATATTGCTCTACTAGCCATGTTTGCCAGCTTCACGCAGCATCGTCCTAACTGGCGTCCCGACCATCGCCTCGGCGAGTTCGAGGCAGTCCTTTTTGCTGGCCTCGAATTTCTCTCTCCCCATGGCTGCGAGAGACTGTGACATTGCGCGCCGCACGAAGACCTTCGTTCCTCGCACAACGATGCGGGCGTACTCGTCGTCTATCCGAATATCATCCGCAAGCATCATGGCTCCTTTTTCCGACGCCATTTCGTATTCTTTCTCTGTGAACCAATTAGTCTCGATAAGACACCATTTGCGGAAGTGAACGTCGGTTGGCCAACGTGCAGCTATGTTCTCCGGAAGATTGTCATAATATTCCCCCATCGCGGCGAAGAATTGATTGTGCGAACGCATCGAGCGTTCTTCGATTTGCTGAAGGGGATATGCCTCTCCGTCTTCAAACTGTCGCTTGGCGATATTGTCGTATCTCGGCTCTGGGACCATCGCCATCGTGCGAGTCGCAACGCCGTCCGCGTCGACAAGATCGACTGTGCGCCAGACGAAGTTGATCGGTTGGACTCTCACGATGTTTTTCTCTTCGCCAGCGGCTTGTTAGCTGCGCGCAATAGCACATCAGCGTGACACGGATCGCCGACTTTGCACCAGCACGCCAGATTCTTGCCGCGCAACTCCTTAATATCGCGCTTTGCCATTTTGAGATAAGCGCGCTGCTCGTCTGGCGACGGATGATCGCACATGCAGATATAGCCGCCAGCAAGGTACTCAAACAGCTTGGCGCAATACTCCTTCGTCCAATCCCGCTCTTGCCTTGGTCGGAACGGATTACCCCATTTGGTCGAGCGGTCAACGCAGACCGTATTCGGCGGCATTTTCCAGCCCTTTATGCGCCTTCTCTGAATGCGCTGCGGTTTCACCGGCATTGCTCCACGAGGCGCTTTAGCTCGTAGTCGAACCTCTCGACCTCGTCTTTGAGGCGCGCGATGTACTGATCGTCTCTCTGGACCGTGAAGACTGGCGGGTTAGGCCAGCCGGGGAAGTAGAGGACAAGGTCCATTTCGTCCCAATCGCAAGCCCACATCGTTCCCTGCAACTGTGCGCGATGTTCTGGAGGAAAGCCGCCAGCGCCTCGTCGCTTGCCTCGGACGAGCAAATGAGGCGCGACGCTTTTGATCTCCAATCCCTTACGCTTTGTGACGCCGCTATCTGGCGAGCACCCGATGACGAAGTCGCCGCCGAGCGGTACTCTAACCGTCCGCCTTACAAAGCCGATCTGCGTTAAGTCAGCGAACCGCGTCCGTTCGTACCATGACCTTGCCTCCGGTTCGACGCGATTGCCACGGTCCATGACTTCATTGCGGAAACTCTCGGCGACTTGGCCTGAGATAATTTCGCCGGCCAGCCGTTCCATGTAATCCTCCCGCGTCTTGCTGGCGTTGCCGTCCTTGCCCTCAGCGATAATCGTTGCAAATTTGGACGTGGTTGGGATTCCGCGCCTGAGTTCAAGCCACGCATCCGTCCGTTGCTCGACGTCGAAAAACTCGACGGTATCCTCGGGCGGCTTCTTCTGTGCGGCGGTCTTCATCCGCTTATCTCATTGAGTACGTTGACGTCGACCCGTTTGAGCAAAAAGGAAAAACGTCTCGCCTCGGCGAGATACATCTGCCGCTTGTCCTCCTTGATCGCCTTCCATTGCGATGCCTTGCGGTATTTTCGGCGACCGCTTGGCGAGAAATCCCACCACCAAATCTCGCGGGCGAGTTTGACGATAGGGGTCATTCGTGCGCTCATGGCAGCGGATCGTTCGGTTGTCTCAGAGACTTTTTGAAGGTTCGGATCGCGGTCGCGCAATCTGCGGCGTTCTTACCGATGGTCGAGAGCGCGTCGCACAGATCGGCGGCGCTATCGAGGGCGTCGTTTCGCGCTTGCCGAAGGGCATACGCCACTGTCTGCTCCATAGACTCTCGCTCACTCATTGGGCGTTCTTTTCCTGGGCGGCCCTGCGCGCCCCGTAATCCCGCAGCGCCTTCATGGCTTCGTCGAAGAGCTTGGTCGGGAGTTCATGGACGGCTTTGATTCCGTACTTTTCCATGAAGCGGGTTGCTTCGATTCCACTATCGTTGATGGCTTCTAGGAGTTTTTTAGCCTGCGAGCCGTTGATGGTCGCGTTGGCCGCTTCTTGCTCGGCGACCTCCTGCGGGTGGACGCCATCAGTGTCGCGGTCCTCTGGCGCTTCGGAGCGAAGGTTTAACAAGTACATTACCCCGTAGCGGGAGGCATACTTGATCGCGGCGCCGATCGCTTGCTGCGAGTTCATCGCGCGGCTTGCCGGCGCCGTGCTGATCGGGACAACGCATTTTTCCTCGTAGGTCCCGCGGATCAGCCGACATTCGACAACGAGGCCGGTTCCGTTCTCGCCCGGCATCGGTGCGAAGGACATGCGGAATCGGTGCTGCCGAAGCAGGGGCATGACGGCCTTATGGACATTCTCGAAGGAAGCAAACCGAAGGTCCCTCCCGCCCTTGACCGGAATCTTGCCGTCGCGGTTGATGCTCGGAAAGTCGATGGCAAGCAGCGCATCGTGGAACTGCTGTTTCGCCTCGGTTTCTTGGTATAGCTTATAGAGCTCCCGCATCTTCACAGGGTCGACGTCGGGGTTTTTCAACGCGGCGGCGAGCGCGTCTAGCACGTTCATCGGCGCCGGAAGCCGTTCGACCTTCGCCACAGCGTTCTTTGTCGGTTTCTTTGCTGGCGAGGGCTGGCCCCGGCCACTTTCGGATGCGCTAGGTGTGGCCTTGACCGCGAGCGGGGACGGTCCAGGCGCATCGCCCTCAGATTTTGGCGGCAGTTCAATCTCGGCATCGCCAAATAGAAGCGTATCGGGGCGGTCCTTAGTCTTGGTTCTGGTCATAATTCGTCTCCTAAGTCGAACCGGACAACATGGTCAACGAGACTCCAATTTGTACTAGCAATTCCTGCTGGCGTTTTGCTGGTCCAGTTTGTCGGCGAAAACCATCGAGTGCCGTCATGCAAACTGCCGACCGAAGCAAGAGAACTCATGCCAGATTTCCAGAACAGACGGAAAATTCCATGGCCTAATTTGCTCACCTCTCGCTTAGTCAAAGTCTTTCTCCAAAGGGGTCCTTCCTCCAAAGCAACGGAACAACTAGAGTCGCGAGGACGATCAGCGACGGCACTAGCGCGGTAGCGACGCCTAACAGGAACATTTTCATAATCTCTCCCCGTACATAGCTCGATAGGCCGCGCTTTGATTTAACACCGGATCCCCGCAGACCTTCATCGTCGGCGTCCGCGGAAACATTGCTCGCATGACGGCTTCCGCGATGAGATATTCTGGTGGCTTAGTTTCCTCGCCGAGCGACGTTAGAATCGCCTTGCTGATTTCATTTAACGAAGATCGGTCCTTCTTTACTGGACTGAGCAAACTTGCGATGTGGAAGGCGTTACGTCCGGGGAAATGTGCCGCGATCTCCCGCAGCTTCATTCGACTCGCCCGCATCGCCATTGCTCGTTGCCGGTCCTCCAAACTCCAACGCATTGCGTTACTCCTGCGCTACAGAACTAGGTTTGGTGTCTCAACGGATATTTGTACATTGTTTGATGTTTTCAGGAACGGGACCAGCATCGCCGCCTAGCGGAACGTCTGATGCAGGCTTCGCATACATTTGGCACCGCCAGCCCGCATAATGCGACAAAGGTGAGATCAGGCCGTAAACATTACCGCTGCACCCGTAACCAATGCTGTCCGCTGCGTACTGGCTGCAACATTGCCCATGACAACTTGTGCTGTGCTCAGTGCAGATATGGTTGCCTACTAGGCAATAACGAACGCGCAACTCGCCCGCGTTCGGCAAACTATCCATTTGGAGAATAGCGGGAGGTGCGATCGAGTGTAGGTCTTGCGCTTGCGCTGCAACCGTCATTCCAACAACCGCGACCGCAATCAGGTACGAGCATTTCATCGCGACGCTCCACCTCTCGCACTGGGGCCTCATGGGAATCATCGTGTCGCCTCTTCCGCCGACATAACGGCGGTACGAATTTGCGCCAGCATATCGGTCATTCCCGAGGGCGAACTGGGCTGGAAGATCACCTTGGCGCCCGCTGACACGCCGATCTCTTTGATGGTGTCGAAGTATTGAGTCAGCACGACCATTCGCGTTGCCTCGGCTGGGTCTACGCCGGTAGCCGCTCGCAGACTATCTACCGAATCCTTGAGTCCTTCGACGATGGCGCGGCGCTGGTTGGCAATGCCCACGCCCTGCAACCGTTTCGACTCCGCCTCCGCCTCGGCGCCTTTGACGATCAGGATTTTGTTGGCTTCGCCCTTCGCCTGTGCCGCGACCTGTAGGCGCTGTTGCGTCTGGATTTGATCCATTGCGTCCTTGACGTTGGCCGCCGGGTCGATCTCGGTTACGAGAACATCGGTGATTTCGTAGCCGTAGCCGTGCATTTTCTCCGTCAGCGCTTCCTTCGCGGCGGTGGCGATGCGGTCCTTATGCTCGAACACCTCATCAAGGGTCATTGCGGGGATAGTGGAGCGGGCATTGTCCAGAACAAACGAGGTCATCTGCCTCTCGGCATCCTGCAGCATGTACCAAGCCTCTGAGGCACGTTCTGGAATGATGCGGTACTGTACCGAGACATGAGCGACGACAAACACGTTGTCCTTGGTTTTGGTATCGGCCTCGATCGCCAACTGGAATATCCGCAGCCATTGGGTTTTCACGATCTGGTCGATGACGGGCAGTTTGAAGCGCAAACCGGGAACTGCGGTGCGGTGATATTTGCCGAAGCGCTCAATGACGGCGCGGCTTTGCTGCCTCACCACGAAAACTCCTGACCGTATCAGTGCCCGCAGGATCAGAAATGCCAGAAACGCCGCGAACAGTCCGCCGACCACAATTCCAAGCCACACTATCGGCTCTGGCATGCCCCCGAAGTCCCATGTCGACGGACCTGGACAGATCAGGCGCATGCTGTTGGAGCCGTAAGTCTGATAGCTGCAAATTTGGTCGGTCATCGGGTCACGCCCTTATTTTTGCGCCCGATCTCGGCTCCGGCCATCGGTTGCGTATAGCCGGTGTTTTTAGCCCAAGCCCGAAGCGCCTTTTCGACCTCGCTGTCGGTGAAAAATGGCCAGAGTTTTGCCATGTCGAGCTTTGAGCGGTCGACCATGATGGCGTAATTTTCCTTGGCGAGCGTCAGAAGCACGCCGTCATCGCCGCGGGTGCGGGCCATTTCGGCCGGCTTGGCGAGGGTGGCGATATGGGCCTCTTGGGCGCGCTCGGCGGCGATTGCGGCCTCGGCGCTGGCGACGGACGCCTGTTCCTCGGCTTTCTCGGCAATAGCGGCCTTCTCCTCGACCTTGGCGGGGGCCCTAGCGCGTTCTGCGGCTAGTCTGGCCTCCTCAGCCGCCAGCCGAGCTCTCTCGTCCTCAGCGGCCTTCTCCCGGGCAATGCGGGCCTGTTCCGCAGCCTCTCGGTCGCGTCTGGCCTGCTCTTCGATCCGTTTTCGCTCGAGGAAGGAGGAGACGCGGGCCTGCAAGATGTCGATTGCCCCAGGCTTCGCCGACCTGTCGTTCTTGTTCCGACGCCCGAGTTTGTCCCGAATCGCGAAAAAGAACTGGTCGACGGCGTTCTTGCCCCGAAGGAAAGGTTCGCCTTCCGCAATCCGGAAAGCCTCGGCGCGCTTGTCGGCATCGCCCAATCGCTTGATAAGCGCCCCGACGTCGAGCGCCACGTCATCTGTCGTGACCTCGACTGGCTTCCCGCGGGCCTCTTCCAAGAGTGCGGCCACGCCTTGCGTCAGGGCCTCATAGTCGCGCGCCATCTGGTCGGTGACGCGCTGCGCGTACTCGGGAGCTTGATTTGACCCGACTACGGCGCGCGGGTTTTCGGCTTGCATACTCATAGGGGACACCCCTCATGTTTCACGTGGTAATTGAGATGACACGGACGGCACATCCAAACGACCAAAAGCGGTCGGTCATAGTCCGGATGGTGCATTTCGACGTCGCTTGAACCGCAAGCACAAGGCTGAGGCACTAAAACCCCGCGGCGCTTGTAGGTGCCAGCAATCGAACGGACCATGTCCTTTTCTCGCGCCACTTCGGTCAGAGGGTGCGTTTTGCGCCATTCCCGCATGTAGGCCGCGTGGCAATCACGGCAGTATCGTTGTCCTGTCCTAGTGTGCGGTTGACCGCAGCGCGAACAATCGAGCGTCACAGGACGAACACCCAAATGGCGGCCAGGAACGCCCCGGCCAATGCGGAGAAAATTACGGTAGAAACGATCTTCTCGAACGCGATCATCGGACACTCTCTTTGGTGGATGGGTGTTCCCCCGCAGTGGCTTTGCTAATAGCGGCTCGCGCTTTCGCAATGATGTTTTCATTACGATTATTCCAGTTTACGTCGCTTGTATAAGCGTCCTCAAGGACGCGAAGCGCCTCTAGCAAGTCCGGTGCGGCGGCGATCAGGTGGGCATTGGCCTTAGCTTGCTCTCTCGGAATCTCGTGGGCGAAGTTGGAAAGCGTGTTTGTATCAGCCGAAGCGATACGAAGCGCGTAACGTTCTCTATCTTCGGCTTCATAAATCGACCCTCCGTATGGTCGATTACGATGTGCTTCCGGCACGATCTCGCATGGAAAGCCGCTTAAAACAGCCCACGGTCCAGGCGTGTGCGCGCTCACCTTACGCTCCACGCGATCAGGTAAACGTAAGGAGCAACCGCCGCGACGGCGATCAAAGTGCCTGCCGCTAGAGCCGCGGTGACTGCGATGTAGTTTTTCATCACGCTGCCCTCGCGCGCTTGGCGACCGTGCCAGCCTTGGTGAGGGTTGCTTGGTAGGCGAGTGCTTTAGCGACCTGTGCTTCGGCCTCGGCCTTCGTCGGAACGAGGCGGACGTCAGCATCAGGGAAGGTGCCAAGTCCAAACCGCTCGCCCTTCGGCGTGGTGCCGTTCAGGTTTAGATGGTTGACGTAGACTGTCTCGCCCGTTTTTGGGTCGCGGTGACTGCCGCTTCGCAGTTGCGTGTAGATCGTATCGACGCGGACGTAAGTCGCCTTCGCGAAGCCGGGGACCGCGCTGATATAGACGCAATCGCCGAACTTGACGTCGCGGGCCTTGATCGTCCGCAGCGCCCGCAAGTAATCGGCGGCGGCTCGGCCGCGCTTGGTGAGTTGTCGGCCCGAGCCGCCGCATTTGAAGCACGTCCGGCCGTACATCTGGCAATAGGAATACTCGCCCGAGCCGCCGCAGCGCGAGCAGGTCACTGTCTCAAATCGCGTGGGAGACTTCATGTTAGCCCTCGCCATAGGCGCCGAATGACCAGCCCGTGCTCTTAACCAGTTCCATCGCGGCGGTCATTTCGGGGCTTTCGCTGTCGCCCCACCCGTAAGGGATTGCGCCGGTCAGCTTATAGCCGCGGAAGGAACCGACGCCCTCTCCCTTCTCGTAGATGTAAAGCCCATCCCAGCATCGGCCGCGACCTAGCTTGACGGTTGCGTGGTGAAATTTTCCGCTGGTCAGTAGCTCGCGTAAATCTGTGAGGGTCATGACCGCACCGCCTCGATGATCTCGACGCCTTCGGTGTCCTTGCGGCGCCACGGGGAGGCGGCCTTTTGCGCGAGCGTGAGACTAGAGGCCCACTCGACATGGGTGCGAGCGGGCCACGCAAGAAAATGATCGTGGGCGGGGATCGCCGGCAAGTGGACAACAACGGCGTGAGTGTAGAGGCGGCTAGCGCTTGTGCGCTTGTGGACCTGCCCCTTGCTGTCGGTGACTGTGTGCTTGGTTTTCATCGAACGTCCCCTGATTTGGCTACGTCGCAAAACAGAGATTAGGGGAAAAGATTTCCTTCGTCAAGGGGGGTGCCTTGCATTTGTTAACGTAGGCTGATAATCCTTTCTCCCGATGATCTCCGACGTAGCCCTAGAAAATCTCCGCACCTTGGTCGGGGCCTATTGCAAGGCAACTGGCAAGCCATTGTCGGCCGTGAGCAAGGAGATGTACGGCAATAGCTCATTTCTATCTAACCTATTTGCCCCAAACGATAAATTTAAGGATAAGCCAGCCTCAATTACCATACACAAGCTCGACGAAATAGTCGAGAAATTCCGCAAAAAATGGCCTGAGAATAAACCGTTTCCAGCCCTGCGACCGCTCTTTATGCACCGCTCGGAGCGCAGGTAATGTTCCTCTGCCTTGAACCGAACAAGGGAATCGGATACCGCGCCGCCACCATGCGAACCAAAGACGATCGCGAGCGGGTCCCTATCCCGCTGGACCCCGAGACGATTCGGCGTCTGGCGCGATTCGGGCAGGCGACTGGGCTGCATCCCACCGATGCGGCTGCGGCGCTTCTGCGCGATCTCTTGGCCGACGACGAGATGTGGAACGAAGCGGCGAATCAGGAAAAGCGCAGTAGAATGAACTGATTCCAAACCACGGAGGACGGCAATGGCGACCGAGGGGCAACTGGCGAAGAGCGCGAAGGACCACCTGAAATCCTTCGTGGAACGGATCGAACGCTTGTCCGAAGATAAGCAGCAAGTCGCCGACGATATTCGCGACGTTTACGCCGAGGCCAAAGGCAACGGTTTCGACGTCAAGGCGCTCCGAACCATTATCCGGCTGCGGAAGCAGGATGCCACCGAGCGGGCCGAGCACGAAGCCATTGTCTCCACTTACGAATCGGCTTTAGGAATGCTCGCCGACACCCCGCTTGGAAAATCCGCTATCGAGCGCGCCAGCGTCAAGCTCGCGGCTGCTGGCGCCGCGGCGTGAATGCGCTGGACTGAGGAAGAATACCGAGAGTTTCTAACTCGGGGCAAAGCGGAAGGAACCTCCGCGCCGCTCAAATCGCCCGCCGCCGAGGCTAGGGGCCTCGCCCATGGCCGTTTGACGACTGAGGCTATGAACGGCACCGAAGCGGCCTATGACGCATACCTGTGGCTCCTACGGGCATCTGGTGACATTCTGTGGCACAAGTTCGAGGCGATCAAGCTGCGGCTGGCCGATGCGACGTTCTATACCCCTGATTTTGCTGTGCTACCGGCGAGCGGCGTCCTTGAGATGCACGAAGTCAAAGGCTTCTGGCGCGACGATGCGCGGGTAAAAATCAAGGTGGCCGCCTCGATATACCCGCTTAGGTTCATTGCGGTTACCAAGATCGGCACAAACTGGAAGTGTGAGGAGTTCTAGGGCGATGCTCGACAAATCGGCTCAATCTGGCCGTGCCCCACTAGTGGAACGTCGGGACGATTTCTACGCCACGCCGCCAGAAGCCGTTCATGCGCTTTTGAAGGTCGAAAAATTCAGTGGCACTATTTGGGAACCAGCCTGCGGTGATGGGGCGATCGTCAAGGTACTGCGGGAATCTGGTCATCGTGTTTACGCGACGGATCTCGTCGACCGCGATTGCCCTGATTCTGAGAGCCGCATCGACTTCCTTATGGAAGCACACCCTGGTTTTCATATCGGCGCGATAGTGACCAATCCACCTTATGCGCTCGCCGATCGATTCGTCACCCATGCGCTCACGCTGGGTGTGCCCAAAGTGGTGATGCTCCTGCGGCTAGCCTTCATCGAGGGGCAGCGCCGTAGTGCAATCCTCGACGGGGGCCTCTTGGCGCGCGTCTATGCCTTCCGTTCACGTCTGCCGATGATGCACAGGGCTGGATGGGATGGCCCCCGCGCCTCAAGCGCGACAGCATTCGCTTGGTTTATCTGGCAACTCGGCCACCAAGGACCAGCCGAACTGCATAGGATCTCTTGGAAATGACCAAGCCGCCCCGTGTCACAGACCATGCGCTATGCCGTTGGCTCGAGCGCGTCCGCGGCTTTAACCTCGATCGCGATAGGGCAGAAATTCAAAGGATCTGCTCCGGAATGACTAATGGCACTATTAAATTCGATAGTCATTTCTTCGAGATAGAGAATAATTGCGTCGTCACGATCACCGCCGCAAATCCAACCCCAAGCAAGACGAAGCGGTTGAAGCTGGGGGCGGCGAAATAGTGGCAGTAATACTGACGTATGTCTATTGGCTGAGGCTTCCAAAAATTGCGAATCGGCCTTAGAAAAAGAACGCGCCGGTCGAGTGGCAAGCTCGCCGGCGCCGATCTGGATGGTGCTATGGACAGAAATCCAGACCAAAGACGGGGATTAAATAAGGGTTTTGTGCCGCCCCGTCAATATCGCCCACCTGTCCGGCCCGGACTTTGTCCGACTGAGCTCACCTCACTTTACCTTGCCGCAGTGCCTCGGCTGACTTCCGAGGGACGAAGCGCGGGGAACTTTGCCTGCCGCAAGGCAGGATTTCCTACCCTGGCGGGTGCGGCTCGTCGGCCCGCCGAAAACTTGGGACTTCTAAGGCACTGTATCAAGCGTAGCCGGCGGTCTGGCCCTCCCGAAATCAGGGCATCCCAAGCTATAGCGCTAACGGGCTTCCCACCCGCATGGCTTCTGTGCCGGAAGTTGCGGAAAGCGGTCTATGGAGGAATTGAATGAAGCGAAGACGAGCGCGGGTGCGAACGGACGAAAACGCGGTGAGATATGCCGAATCGATGGGTGCCTATATCGCTTTCTTCGATGGGTGCTGCGAGCCCCGCAATCCAGGGGGAACCGCAGGGTACGGCGCGGTTATTTTCAAAAACGGCGATCTGGTGTGGCAGACTTCGGGGATGATTCCCGCGTCACCGCAGACCTCAAATAACGTCGCCGAATATCTCGCCTTCACCGCTATTCTCGATTGGTTCATTGAGCGCGGCCTGACCAGCGAATTGATTTTGGTCAAGGGCGATTCGAACCTAGTCATCCAACAATGTTTTGGAAGCTGGAAAATCAAGGGCGGCTTCTACGCTGAATACGCTAGGGCCGCTCGCGAGAAAGTTAAAAAATTTCGCGCACTTCATGGGACGTGGATCGGCCGCGAACACAATTCAATCGCCGACGAACTCTCGAAAGCTGAACTACACAAAAGCGGTATTGAGTTTAGGATTCAGCCGGAGGCGGCATAAAATGGCGCGAGGATTGGCGTTGCCGGATGATTGGTTACCCTCGAACGATGATCGCGATTATGGTCACCGCATCTTGCACCTCTCGGACGACCGAATCAACGAAATGGCCGAAGATATGCGCTTGTGGGCTGGCGCAAACGCGAACAGGCAAATAGCTCGCAAGTCGAATTGGTCGATGGCATTCAAAGGTTGGATGCGCCGAGTCTCAAAGCAACAAGGGAAGGTAAATGGCAAAAGGAATGGATCACTCCTCGACGCAATCGACAGATTACAAGGGGATCTCGAAAGCCGTCTTGATAACCAAACAAGTGAAGGTCCTCTTTTCCGCCTACCGCCGCGATGACTTTGCCGACCCGGAAGGCTTTGTCGCTCAACTTGGCGTCGTGTTGGAAAAATATGATCCAGCAGTTATCGTCGCCGTCACCGATCCGCGCACCGGCCTGCAGCGGAAATCCGATTTTCCTCCGTCGATCGCGAAAGTTGTGGCGGCCTGCGAGGAAGAGATGGCGCGCCGAGAGACCTTGGCGCGCTATCGAGCAATGCCCAAGTTTGTGCCCGGATACGGAACTCCGGTGCGGGAAGGCCAAGGTGCCTTCGCTAACGTCTTCGTCAACGCGGACGCTCCAGCCTACGAGGCAATGAAGGAGTGGTCGCAGAGCAAAGACGTAGACCCGCGCGAATGGAAGTGGGATGAAAACGGACGCGCCGGCATCTGGGTTACGCTCACCGCGTTCAGTGCGCGAGGGGGCCGTCTTATGCCAAAAACCATTGGAAGCGAAGCGCTGGCAATGCTCGCTCGCAAAGAACGCGAGGCGGCTGGAACCAATGCGCCGGTCGAGGAGTCCGCGCCATGAGCGACCGCTCAAACATAGAATGGACGGACGCCTCATGGACGCCAATACGAGCTCGCCGATCGGGGGTCGGGTCTGACGGCGAACCGTGGGGGCGTATCGGCTGGTACTGTGAACATGCTACGGTAGGATGCGAGTTTTGCTACGCCGAGAGCATGAACAAGCGGCTCGGCACTGGCCTGCCGTTCAAGCCGGGGCACCGCAAGGACGTCGAAATTTTTCTCGACGATGAAATGCTGCAGGCGCCGCTACGCTGGAAAAAGCCGCGCATGATCTTCGTCTGTTCGATGACCGACCTGTTCGCCGACTTCGTGAAGGATGAATGGATCGACAAGATGTTGGCTATCGCCGCGTTATGCCCGCAGCACACTTTTCAAATCCTTACGAAGCGAGCGGAGCGAATGTGCCGCTACATGTCGGATACCACTGTGAGCAGCATCGGCGGTGGAGACGTCTGCTCGCGCGTTGCGGCACAGTGCGCCACGCATCGAAATGTTGCCTTCGCCGAGACTGTTACGCCAGCAAAGATTCGTTACTGCTGGCCGCTTGAAAATTGTTGGCTCGGCGTCTCCTGCGAACGCCAGCAGGAAGCCGACGAGCGCATACCGCTTCTATTGCAGACGCCGGCGGCGGTCCGATTTATTTCGGCGGAGCCGCTATTGGCGCCGATTGACCTCACGCGCATTCACGAGGAGTTTGACGGTGGCCTCGGCCATTCATGGGAGAGTTGCCTAAACGGTAAACGATTTAGCCCATGGGGCGGCGATGGTAACGGCGGCGACACCTCGGGGCATGCGGCGCTAGATTGGGTGATCGTCGGTGGAGAGAGTGGACCTAATGCACGCCCGATGCAGATCGAATGGGCCGACAGCATCGTGGCGCAATGCGAGGCTGCTGGCGTTGCGTGTTTTGTCAAGCAACTCGGCGCCGCGCCATTGAGCGACGGCTATCCGCTTCACTTACGATCCGCAAAAGGGGGAGACCAAGCAGAATGGCCAGAACGATTGCGGGTCAGGGAGATGCCAGCATGACCCATCCCCCCGACACCTGGGAAAAATCCCGTAACCACCACGACCATTTCACTGCAGCAGAACTCGCCGAGATTGAGGCCGCATTTCTCGCCGGCCACAGAGCGCAGTATGTCGCGCAAAAACTTCACTGCTCGACGCGGACGATAAACCGGCACTACGCGGTTCTGCGGGCGGATAAACAGCTAAAACCACGCATCACACCGGGACATAATCGCTTCTACAGATCGGATTTCAAGCTATGATCTATGTCTGGACAGGCATTGTGCCGGTGCGCCAGCACAGGGAACGCGAGGCGGCTGCTGCGCTGAAATTATTGCGCGGTTTCGATGACGGTTCGGCCTTTATCCCAGAGCAGTCGGACTTGTCATTTGCCAATGCCATAAAGAAATCCACCGAAGACGAGAGGATCAAATGACGCGCCGTGAAGGAAGTTCTGCCAATCAAAGTTGACATGCTTATCCGGTTTCAACATGCAGTGTCTAGCGGTTGATGTGTTCCATGACTGACATTCGGATGCGTCCATTCGCCACTATACAGCCCGTCATAGGTCGGGCTTTCGCCGTTTGCGCCAATGCCCAAGAGCGAACGAAAGGCGTTGAACGGGTAGAAGCGGCGATTGAAGCGGAAGGTAAATTCGTTGAGGTAGGCTTGCAGGTGCTTAGGCTCGACGCGCCCGTGGTGCGTGCCTTGCAGCCAAGCCTTGAGGTTGCTGAAAACAAGGTGAACGATTGGCAGGTATTCTTCCGCAACATCGGGCTTGTTCGACTCGACGACCGGCATGTGGGCGTAGCCGCGATCAGCCAGCGAGTTGTAGCCGCCCCAAGCATCGGTAACGACCATGTTGGACGTAGGATCAACCGCAGCCTCTACAAAGCCGCACAGGGACTTGGCGGTGCGGTCGGGGACGATTTCAAGCCGAAGGCGACCGGCATAGCGCCCGCCGCGCCGTTGCGGCTTGTCGCCCTTCTTGGGCGGTCGGGTGCGAACCTCGACGGCGGCGACCACAAGGGTCTTTTCGTCGGCATGGGGGCCTTTGCCCTCGCCGCGCAGCACGCCGCCGATATAGGTTTCGTCAATTTCGATATGGTCCCGGCCCGAAATGCTGCCGCCGATCCGGTCGCGGTCTTGGCGCACCATACCGGCGCGAAGCTTGTGTAGGATGCCGAAGGCGGTTTCGTATCGGGTAAGGCCAAGCTGGCGCTGGAATTGAACAGCAGACAGACCGGGCGTCATGCTGGAAATGAGGTAAGCGCCCCAAAACCAAGTCGTCAGCGGCGTATGAGTGCTTTCCATGACCGTGCCGACCGTCAGGGAGGTTTGCTTGCGGCACTTGCGACACGCCAGCACAAGCGGGCGTTTAGCAATGCGTACAGGCTCGCCACGGGCTTTGCAGTGCGGACATTGAAAGCCGTCCGGCCATTTTGCGCCTTCGAGATAGCGAGCGCACGCCGCGTCGTCGAGGAAAAGCCGTTGAAAGTCTCTCAGGGACTTCGGGAACGGCAGTTTTTCCCATTGGTGAATGTCGTGAACCATGACTTAATCCTTTGCTGTCACACAGATAACGCCGCACTCAATGTCAGCTTCGCTTTCATAACGTCCGGCAGTGGGTGGCAATTCATCAAGGAAAACCCGCTGGCGCTTGCCTTTAACGTACTTTTTATTGATGGCCGCGTTCAAACTGCGTTCCTGCTTAGCCATCTTGTTGAAGATTTCAGGGAAGTCGCGGCGAATTTTGTTCCAATACCCACTTTGGCCCTTCACGCATCCGATGCAGTTGTTGTTTTTATAGCCAAGCCGGTACATGGCGGGCAGTTCAATACCCGCATCGCGCATCCGCTGATGACAGTCAGCCTTGGCTATTTTGGCGTCAATCAAAGGAAATTCAGCGAACAAGTCGGGGCTGTTTTCATGAAACCGCTTGGCTCGCTTTTTCTCGTCAGTAGTGAAGCCAAAAATATGAGTGTCGTCCGGGCGCTGGTAAGCACGGCGAACATTCTTTTTCAGTTCCGTGGTGCATCGCGCTCCACCAACTCCAACAAGCCAACGGGTCTTTTCAAAAACGTCATAAATGTCTCGATAGTCTTGCGATTTAAGGATTTTTATTTCGCAACCGAGCCACTTTTCAACGTCTTTGAAAAAACGTCGGTTGTCCGGGTGTTCAAAAGCGAAGGTGTCACAATACAGCACTTCACAACGAGCACCATACTTTTCGACGGCCAGCTTAGCCGCAACGGCACTAGCATCGCCGCACGAAAACCATGCCAACACCCGGCCCGACTCTGGCGCTTTCCCAAACAACGGGCTGAAAGCGGACATTGGTTAATTTCCCTTAATTACAGCCGCCGCAGCTTCAAGCGTATGGACAACTTCGGTAGCCATTTCGCGGTGCATCCCGAAGTACGGCGAACGCCAATCGCTGCGAATTTCGTCGCAGAACACAATCTTTTTCCCAAGAGCATAAGCGTAGCCAAGTTCAACGGACAGGCCAAAGCCGCTTGGGTTTGTAGAGGCCATGTGAACCAAGAGCCAATCCGACCGGCGAACCGCCGAAAGGTCACGCTCCGTATAGATAGCCGGGTTCGGGTCGCCCCAAGATCGAGGGTCGAGGATTTCATGCCCTTCAAGAAGGTTAATGGCTCGATCCTGCCATCCGTCTTTCATGCCGCCAGCGAGGTAGATAATCATGCTCAAACTCCCTTACGTTACGCAAACACTAGCACAAGTAGGTGCATGTGTCAAGCGGATAAGCATGAAAGTTGACAAGGACGGTTATGTGATTTGTTCAATGGATCAAACACTAAACAAAACATGCTTATCCGGTTTTCTCCCATGATCGCTAGTCCTTGTGCCAATCCAACTTTGTGCAAGGACACTCCTTTGGTTCATCGCCGCTGTTCCGCGTTGGATCAGTGGTCTTTCCGATATACCAGCCTCGGCCACCACAAACCAAACAGTCACGATTGGCCTTTGGCCTTAAAGCATCGGCATTTTTTGGTTCAAGCATGTAGTTCCTCGTCGTCATGACTGACCTTTTGATGATGCCACTTGCCGCTGTACAGGCCGTCGTAGGTCGGGCTTTCGCCGTTCGCGCCGATGCCGAGCTTCTCCTTATGACCCGATAGCTTCCGCGCTGCCTAGCGGGACTAAATCCCGCTGATCGTCAAATGCCTCCAGAATGATCGGCATTGCGCTCTCGCGGTCAACCCCACATGACCGACACGCGGTTACAAGCGCCACTGTCAGAATCGAAAGCTGAGTGTCGCCGTCATCCGAAAGTGATTTTACCAACCGCAGGACTGCGTTAACGTCACCACCGACAAATTCGCTCATAGTCTGAAATTCCAATACCAGCGTTTCCAGAGTAACATGGCAGGGCGAGCTGCGCAAAGCCGAGCAGATTGAGGACAAAACCAATGGTCGCTCCGAACAATAAAGTACCTGTCACGCCGAGCGGATTGGCGGCATGGTTGGTCGATAAGTTGCCGCGAGAGCGTTTCGACATGATGACTAGATTGCGGCTGGCAGACTCTTTCGCTCCCTATCTGGAAGCCGCGATGTCTCCGCATGGCGAGATGATCGGGAACGGAAAAAAATGGCAATAGCTTGGGCCTCGGCGCAGCGGTCGAAGCCGATGATTTGCGGTAGAATGGCCACCGCGATTCGCGTAGAGGCCAAAAATGGGCGATGTCGTTCGGATCCGCGACTATGAGCGCCGTGCCAAACCGATCGAGGCGATGCCCACGGTTAAGGCCACCATTCTTCCGGTAGTTATGATCGAAGGGCTCAGGCTGGACGATGGGGAGTTGGTCGACGTCAGACGCCTCGCCAGAAAGCCAGAATAGCCCCTGGCCAACCGGCACAAAGGGCTTTGCTGCTCGGGCAGCGACGGTTTGGCTCTCAAGGACGTGGATTGGGACACCAAAAACGGCCATTATCGCGTGCACCTCGTCGATGTCTTGATCAAGGCCACCCGCGTCACAAGCGAATGGGTCGAAGTTCCAGACGATGCTGTGGTCGATGAGCCAAATTTGTATCATACTGCAGTGGTTTGGCCTTACCTTACGATCGGAGCAGATGGTGTTCCACACGCCGCAATTAGGTGTTTCCTAAAAGGGTGGGAGGGTTAAGTTAGACGCTTAAAACCAGCAAAAAGGCGCAAACGCCGTGCCTGCCTATTACAACGAGATTGACACCTATGCCGCCCAATGGCTCCGCAATGATTGAAGTCGGGCAGGTTTTCGGCGATTTGGCCGTGCAGACGATTCGGCGTGGTGCAAAGAACGTCCATGTTACCGCTGTTTGCCTATGCCGATGCGGAGAGTTTCGATCTGTCCGTCTTACAGCGCTACGTCGCGGGAAGGTCATTTGCTGTGCGACTTGCGCGCGGCGCGGTGCATGGCAAAAGCGGTCGCGTAATGACACTGCCGAGAGATGGCTACTTGAAGCAGAAAGTACCTACCGATCCAATGCTAAACGGAAAAATCTGCAATGGGGACTAACCCGTGAGCAATTTCGCGGCCTTGTTAAGGCATCCTGCCATTATTGCGGTAATCTGCGAAGCGGCGGGATTGATCGCCTTAACGGCGGGGGTTACACAGTCGAAAATGTTGTTTCGTGCTGTGCTGCATGTAATTATGCCAAAGGCAGATTGACCGAAACGCAATTCATAGAACTTGTCGAAAAAATCTACCGCTATTTAATCTGTCTCCGATGAAAGCATTTTACAATGAGATTGATCGCTATTGCTGCGATTGGCTCAGTAACCTTATGGACGCTGGACACATAACGCCGGGAAAAATTGATGACCGACCAATCGAAGACCTCAGCCCTGACGACATTCCAGACGTCGAACGAGCACATTTCTTCGCAGGAATCGGAGGCTGGGACTATGCCCTCAATCTCGCCAATTGGGGCGAAAGATTTGTTTGGACAGGCTCTTGTCCCTGCCAGCCTTTCAGCGCCGCAGGAGCGGGCAAGGCGGCCAATGACGAACGCCACCTGTGGCCTTCGTGGGCATCTCTCATCCGCGAGTGCCGCCCTAGAACAATCTTTGGTGAGCAAGTTGAAGCGGCGATTGGATGGGGTTGGCTCGACCTTGTTTTCGCTGACTTGGAAGGACAAGGCTACGCCTGCGCATCGGCCGTACTGCCAGCTTGCGGCGTCGGCGCGCCGCACATCAGGCAACGATTGTGGTTCGTGGCCCACCGCGATTGCGGGATGGGTGAGCCCGACAGCACAGGATCATTCGCGCGGGGTTCGACCTCCACGGCCAACGGACACGGGCATCCCGTTGTCGCAGCAGGTTGGGCAGATTGCGACTGGCTCCCCTGCACAGACGGAAAAGCGCGGCCAGTTGAATCCGGCACATTCCCGCTGGCTACAGGGATACCCGGCCGAGTGGGACGCCTGCGCGCCTACGGCAACGCGATTGTCGCGCCGTTAGCCGCTGAATTTATTGGAGCCTTTATGGAATGTAAGCCATGAAAAAATGCACCGCCTGCAAAGCCGCGGGAAATAGTGCCATGCCGAAAATTGTGGAAGCAAATTTAGCGCCGCTTTGGACGGAAAAGAACGCCGAAATCCCATAAACTCGGAACATATTCCCCGAAACTGACTATCTTGCCCGCAAATAAAATGCCCTTATGCTACGGAAATGGCAAAGACCGGCCGACCAAAAGGAGCCAAAAATAAGCGGACCATCATTCGTGAAGCCGAAGAGCATCTGCTATCCGCTCAATCGGCAATAGCCCAAGTCCCAGACAAGGTTCTAAACCACCTCTACGTCATGGAAACCGCAATGCGCCACTTCTTCGTAAGGGCGCAGATAAGAAGCAAAATCAGGGATTTGCCCGACGAGGCAATGAGAGAAGTCGACAAGGATTATCAGCGTGCCGTGGCCATTGCCGCAAAGATCGCACCCTATCGAAGTCCAACGCTCGCCGCCATCAAAGTCGAAGGAAATACCGGCGATTCCCTAAGAGATTTAACCCTCGAGGAACTGCGCCGCGACATAGCGGTAGAACTCGAAAAGCTAGGTCCAATCTTGGAGTTAGAGGCAAACCGTGATTTGCAAGGAGTTGCGAATAGGGCCGTCGAATCGAATGAAACCGCTGAGGAAGAGCCGGAAACACCGCTAGAACCAAAAGGCGATGGGATAAAGAAAAACGGCGCTTGACTTTCGTCCCAAATCGTCCCAAATCGTTCCGTATGGAATGGCACCCATGCAAAGTCTGCGGCAAGGCGCACCCGTTCAAGGTGACGGCGGAGCGGCCTTGCCCGAATCAATCGCGCGGCGCTCGGGGAAGCAGACCGAGTTTCGATGACACCAAGCCGAAGGCGGATAGTAACGCTGAGACAAAGGCGCATGACCCGTCAGGACAGGGAAGAGCCGCTAGGCGTTTGAACCAGTCCCGGCCAGGAGGTGAGGTTGGGGTAGCGACCAACCCGCGCGAGCCTAAACGCAAAGCTGGTCGACCGCTGAAGAAGAACGAGGCCAAGACGTTGACAGCCACTCGGCCTTGGGAAGCCGAAGGAATTTCAAGAACAACTTGGTATCGGTGGCTCACAAAGGGGAAAGCGTAATGGAAAAACTCGCAACTCTTCAGGAGCGCGATCAACAGGCGCGCGATTCGCGCATTTTTGAATTGCAAATGGAACAGTTTTGGAAAAACTGGGCACCAGATGACAAATACGAAGCGGCCCGATTCCAAGCCGAACTATCAAGCCTCATTCGACAAGTCTACCGCGAGGCGCAGGAGCCTATCGCGAGGCAATTTACAGCTTTGATGGCGACAATGCCGGTGTGGCCGCCGAAATAAGTTCCGGCGCCAAGCGGAGAAACGGAAATGACCCGTTCGGAACTAGAGGAAGCGGCAAGTCTGCACGAAAAGCTAAAGCGGGCCGAGCATAATTTAGATGCTTTGGCTGGCATGAGAGTAGTCGGTATCATGCTTATCCAGCATGCAGAAAATTCAACCCAATTTCGCATTGAGCGAGGCGGTCAGACAGGCGGTGGCACCGTGTCGAGCATCGGATGGTCGGGCGATCTCGAAGAGGAGTTTACTAAAGCGTTGTGGGCCGTATTCGAGGCTAGGCGAGATGACGCCGCGACCGAGCTTGAGCGGCTTGGCGTCAAGGCAGCTTAAAGGACAATTAGATGGGCCGCCTTGAACGAAAGCTAGACGACGATGTGATGGCGCGCGTTCGCGCCGGCATCAAGCCGAAGGTGGAAAAGAAAGAGCAGCGCGAGCACAATCCGCGCGCCGCAATGACCTATCGCGCCAACCGGCGGAATGAGTGCCTGCGCGGCGATCCGCCGAGCACTTGGGGACCAGATTGGCATTACGAGGTCTGAAGCATGGAACCGCGCCCGAAGTTCACTCCTGAGATCGCCTTAGAGGCGGCCCGCAAGATTGTGGATAGCCTCTTTGCGCAGGGATGTTTGGAAGAGTGCGACGACGCGGAGGAATGTGCGAAGGCGATTGCCAAGCACGGTCGGCAGCACATGGATGGCTATGATATTGCGAAAGCCCTCGATTCCTATTGCTATTGGGATTGCGACTTCGAGATGGCCGAGATCCTGAATAACTACAGCTTCACGGTTGGTGATCTAATCCGCAAGGCGGAAAAGGAATGGGCCAAGCGCAATGCGATACAGCCGCCATTGCCGGTCGGTACGCGAATCGCGCTCAAAGGCGGCGAGACAGGCGTTATTGACGAAATCTACCCTTACGGAGCGGCGCAATTCTGTGTGAAGCTCGACAACGATCCGAGGGCACAGCCGCCGACCAACGCTCGGCGCATCGTCAACTTTGAAGATGCAACAGCAACATGAATCCCAACGCGCCGGGGACCACACGGCGCCAGAACCCGCGCCTATTCGTCGTCGCCCCCCAGCACCCGGAGGGCGCGGGTTCGCTTAATTGAAGGAGTGCGGCAATGAAACCTCGCAATTTTCCCGGCCGTAAGAATGATCGGCGCAAGGGCGCGTTTAAGCGCCTTCGCTCTGACCAGATTGCGGAAATGAAAATCCTCTTGGATCGTATTGTCCCTGATTCCGTAGCGCGCGGCATTCGCACCAAGAAGGATCGGACCTCGCGCGCCAAGCTAGCTCGCACTTAGGAAAGGAAAGAACCATGAAGATCATGCTAGGAATTGCGGTCGCGGTTGTGCTCGCCGCCAGCGGCGCTTACGCGAAGTTCTCGGCGGTTGATAATCAGCCGCCTGCTCCGCAGCCAACGGTGCCCGAAATCGCGCTGCCTGCACAAGCAGAGAGCGACGGTGGCGCCACCACTTCGATACTGTCGGCAGTAAGATCGGCGACGCCAGCCTATTATGTGGCGTCTGGAACAAGTCAGACGCTCAGTGTCGGCGTCACCACCTTCGCCAGCACGGTGATCTTGGCTAATCCAGACACCGGCACTTACGCCGTCACTAACGGAACCACCGTAGCGTACATCAGCGTCCCGTCACAGCCGCAGCCTCAGTTGGCAATCTCTTGCGACGACGATGCCTGCACCGTCAACGCCAGAGACATGATCCAAGCCAAGGCTCTGCTGCAGCGCATCGCCGACCAAAGCGTGACGCTCAACATAGACGTCGCGCACGATGCTAATTGCCATCCGGTCCATGATCGCGAAGTGATTGCGGCTCGGCACGATACGAAGCCAAATCTAGTGGCGTCGCGATGACCGAGCGTGAACAGGCCTTGGCACATCTACGGAAATGCCAAGCGGCTTTGGCGCACGCTCGATCCGTCAGTGTTTTCGAGCAAGGGTCGTGGTGGCCTCAAGACCTTATGACTAATACCGAGAATCGCGTCCTCGCGGCTTTGTCTTGGCTTTGGGACGCCCAGGAGCGGGAACGCGAGCGAGTCCTAACGCCGCCCTATGCTTATCGCCAGGACACAACTTATTGGCTTGGTACTGGCGGCTTCTATGAGCTCCACGGCAGCGAGTGGCACAAGATCAGCGAGGGGGCGCGATGACGAAGATCGAGGAGGTTAACAAGGTCAAGCATCTTTTACTCGATGTTTGCACTCTGATCGCCGCGCTTAACAAAGACGGCATAAGGGTCGAGTTCCAAATCACTGACGGGCAACTCACTAGGTTTGTTGCCCTGCAAGAGATGAAACTTTCGCAGTGATCTTTGAACCTTTGTGCGGGCGATGCGGACTTCGCCACTGGGGCGCTTGTGCTGGATCTCCGTCACTTGCGATTCTACCAGAGCCAAAACTTAAAGCGGGACGACCGAGGAAAGGCGCCGAGCATTTCACGACCGAGCAGAGGAAACCATGGTTGCCGTTAGGAATGTCGCGGAGATCGTATTATCGGAAGAGGAAAGCGGGAAAATTGTGAAAACATTAGAGGCAAGGGCGGTCGCTTATGACAAGGGCGAAAGGGTGTCCGCATGACTTGGAAATCGAAGCGGAAAAGCGGACTTTGGCGCAAGTTTTTGACAGTAGATGAAGAGGCGATTTTGCGCCGCGCCGACGAAGCTAAAGCCCACTGGGCGGCTTTGAACCGCGACCGCGCTAGGATCACTAATCGTGCGATACATCGCGCCAAATATAGCGCCGGGAAGGCAATCGGATGAAAAAGCGCACAAAAGCTAAAGCCAAACCGGCCGTCGATCTCCTGAACCTCAGTCTCGTCACCGTTCGGCTCCTCGACGGCCTGTGCGACGAGGTCTGGGGCGGATTACCTTCCCATAGTTGGCGCGACCTCAAAACCGTCCGCGAGGACATCAAGAGGCTGCGCGCGGAACTCGAAGCACTCGCGAAGGAATCGTAACGTGTCAGGGGGCAGTTTCAAAGTTGAATGGATTGATCGTGGCCGCGAACCGCAGTGTCCGCCAAATCCGGATTATCCGAATGGCGTCGATATTGACGGCGCAAAAGCGCTCGGCGTTGATACGTGTCACACTAACTTGCCCTATCCAGCAAAACGGTGTGGTCTCTATTACGTCGAGTGTAATATCTGCGGTTCCAACGCTTTAATTACCACCGCTGGTCGTCCCGATGATCCGCGGTCAGTACTCATCCCATGCAACCTGAAAGGCGGGAAGCAATGAGCCAACTAGCAGATTGGAAGTGCCACAAGATCGTTAAGGCTGGGAAAATTCTAGAGTTTGGCCCGGGCTTCAACACCCCTGTGACAGTCGAAGATGTCAACGGTGCGCCATGCAAGGTCAATATCAGGTCTGATGTATTTGCGCGCGGCCGCCCGAACTTAGGCGACTACCTCGTGATCTACGAGGACGGCTACAAATCGTGGTCACCGGCTAAGGCGTTCGAGGATGGTTATACGCGTCTCGACGCCAAACCGTGAACGAGCCTGTTTCTGCGTATGCCGAGGCCAGTGCATCGCTCCGCGCTGCAGCCAAGGAACTAGTTGCGAAGGAAGTTAGCGGCCAGCTTACGGTCGATCGCGCTGTCATTACCGCGCTGATGGTTGCCATGTTCGATGCGGTCCGAGACGAGTGGAATGCGACTGTGGCTAACGCTGGCCTTGAGCATGAGGTTGCCGTTGCCGGCGAGATGGCAAAAGCGCAAGGCTACGATGACCCGAACGTGATCTGTGGGTTGCCGGGGGTTAAAGCGTATGTCGCTACCGTCGACGGCAAAGAATCGGTATGCTTCGAGCGGTCGATGTTCGGCCTATTGCCGCTGGTTGCCATATTCACCGACAAAGTCCGCGAATCGATTGACGTCGCGGCGATGGTCGGGGAACGGGTTGCCGCTGTGGAGGCGGCTAAAACTCCGCCGACGCCATCAGAGGGAGTTTAGGATATGGCGCTAGCTAGCTTAACGAGTTTTATGGGGCTTCCGGTCCCGCCTAATTGGATCATCGAATCAAATCTGACGACTGGCGATTTCCGATTTATTGACGGGATAGTCGGCAACGTCATTCCTCGCGCAAGCGGAATGGAGGTCTACAACGCTATCATCCGTTATTTGTTGAAAAACCCGAAAGGAAACACGAATGAGCAACATCGGCAATCCGATCAAACGCCACGAAATCTTGCCATTGCACAACACCCCGCAGGAAACTCCGGGGGAGCGGCGCCGAGTTTCGGACCCGCAGCCCCAAGCCCCCGACCGCTCACCGCAGCCGAGTATACCGCACTCGCCAGAGCAAACCCCGGCTCGATAATGGCGTTGTCGCCCGGTGTGACGATGTCAGATTTGATAAAGGAGATGACGCATCAACGAGCTCTGCTCCAACAAACTCTTTACGTCGGTAATCCTAGTTTTGTGCCGCTGCCGTACAAGGATCCGGTTGCCGCGCACAAGCCTTTGCCGCGCACCGCGCCGACGGTTGGAGAACTGATTGGTCATCGTGCATGGAAAGTCGAAGGCGGGAATCTGCTTCGGAGCTACAGCGCCGGAAGTGCGTGGTTCCCCGGCCAGCCGATGCAGGACAAGATCGGCAAAGGGCTGGAGATCGACGATCACAACACCGCAGGCATTTGGGCCTTCAAGGATCCTTACGAACTTGCCCATGAGTTTTACGGCGAGATTCAGGGATCAGGAGTGTTCGGGACCGTTTGGCTTTGGGGGACGGTGATCGAGCACGAACGCGGCTATCGGGCGCAATACGCAACCATCCGTTCGCTCGATCGCGCCGGCAAAGGCGTCGACCTTGAAGTTCTGCGTGCCGCCTATCTGCCTTCAAAGCCTGCGGAGGTCGAGAAATGAAACGGCGGAACTGGCAGATCCTCGTTATCGCTGGATTGGCGGCAACTGCGGCCGTTACACTCGTCACCGTGGCCTATATTTCCGTATCCGACGAACCTTGTGCTTCCTACGGTGATCGCGTCGCTGGCGTCACGACGCTTAAAACCGGACCGGCTGGCACATATCTCCACTACGATGCGAAATGCGAGAGTGGGTATCGGTGGGTCAAGAGGCCACGATGAGCCGAGACCGACTACGTGAAGCGCGCATGAAGGAAGCCCTGATTGCATTCTTCGGAATGTTCGCGCTCGACTTCGTGTTTGCGCGATACACGCTATCCGTCGCGACCGGGCGCCGTCTGCGGGCGTCCAATTACGCGGCGTTGTGCGTGATCTTCCAGGGCGCGGTGATCTTGAGCTACGTTCATAATCCGGCTTTGCTGTTAGTCGCCGCTGCCGGCGCCTTCGCCGGAACCTACGTGGGGAGTCGGAAAGGGTGAAGCAAATAATTTGGTGGCACGGGACGACGAGCGCGCGCAAGGCGCGGGCGATCTTGCGTGACGGCTTCCGCAAGGGCACGTACTTCGCCCGACACCTTGAGGACGCGCTAGAGTTCGGCGGCCGACACGTTTTCACGGTGCAATTCACGGTCCAATTCAAGCCCGGCCACCGAGGCTGGCGGCGCTGGCAAGTCGCACTCTCGAACGCGCTCCCGGCCGACGCCATCGTTAACTACGAAGTATATTCGATCCGCCACGTCGCCGGCCAGCCGACCGGCGGCAAGCGCGAATTAGTCGACATAGAAGCCGAGGTCAGAGGCGAGACTGACAAGGCGATTCGCCTGCATGACGGCATTCGCACGGATTGGTTCCCTAAATACTTGGTGGAAGATAACAGGGACGGTACATTTACGATTCCAGTCTGGCTGGCCCAAGAGCGGGGCTTCATATGACCGAACATCCGATTCTCAACGAAGACGATCCGATCTGGAAAGCTATTGATTTGGGCGGCGGCCAAGTCTGCGACATCAACGGCATAATGCGTGAACTCGATAAAGCGGGTTACACCATTGTGTCCAAGCCGCGCTGCCGTGAGGAAGTCTATCCGCCCGTACCGCCCGATGATCTCGTTGGCGCCCATGCGTTTGAAGGAGTCTTCGACCGCATCGTCGTAACTCAAACCGGCGTCTATGGCAGGACAAAAGAAGGCCGCTGGACACAGCTTAAGCCGCTTTCGGAACTGCCGCGATGACCGTCTACGTTGATGACATGAAGGCCGACTTTGAGCCAAAACACCGCAAGGGCCGCACCTACGTTATGAGCCACATGATTGCCGATACCGAGGCCGAACTGCACGCGATGGCCGACAAGATCGGCGTTGCCCGCAAGTGGTTCCAAGGCGACCATTACGACATCACGCAATCAAAGAAAGTGCTCGCGCTACAGCATGGCGCACGGGCAATCACGTTGCGCCAACTCGCCCACATGGCAATGAACCGCCGACGCGGCAAACCAATGGGAACGCCAGAACAGGCCGATGAGCATCGGGCGATGCTTTGGTCTGGCCACGACGCGATGCGATGACCGACCAAACCATCACCCCCGACATTATTGAGCGTGTAGACATTCTCCGCTCAAAACTCCGCGAGAGAAACTGGCGTGAGGAACGAGAGCTATACGAAAATAGCTTCCGCGATTTCCTCGAGGCGGCGTGGCCTTCGATTGATTCGGCTCCGTTCCAAGATTCGTGGATTATAGGTGCCGTTTGCGACCACCTTCAGGCCGTCACAGAAGGTCACATCCTGCGGCTGCTCATAAATCAGCCCCCAAGGACCGGCAAAACCAAAATGGTTTCAGTGGCTTGGAACGCCTGGATATGGGCGCGGTCCGAACGTACCTTTCTCAGCGGGCCGCAGGTAGCGTTTCTTAGTGGTAGCTATAACGAGCGGCTTTCACTGACAGCCTCGAACCAGACACGCCGGCTATTGCTCAGTCCGTTCTATCAACGCTATTGGGCGGATCGTTTTACGCTGCGCATCGACCAGGCTGCGAAGCACCATTTCGACAACACTGAAGGTGGGTCGCGTATTGCCACGTCGGTTAGCGGTTCGCTTCTAGGGCTCGGCGGTGACATTATTTCCGTGGACGATCCCCACAACACCGAGACTGAAAAAAAGATCGAGACCGACGCTGATCGGCGCAAGGTCGCAAGCTGGTGGCAGGAGTTATCATCGACGCGCCTCAACGATCCTAAGCAAAGCGCCATCGTCCTGAACATGCAGCGCCTTCACCAGGGCGATCTCTCGGGCATAGTGCTCGCGGGGCAAGAGGAATACTGCACGCTGGTTATTCCCATGGAGTACGTGCCGCGGCGATGGGTGAACGGATACCGCACTGGCAGCGACATGATCGAGTCGTTCTTCGACGAGGACGTTGACGATTGCGAGGAGGTGTTTTTCGAGGACCCACGCACTGAACCTGACGAACTGATGTGGCCAGAACGGTTTGGGCAGAAAGAGTTGCGCCGAATCAAGAGTACGCTCGGAATCTATATGGCGAGTGGTCGTCTGCAGCAATCGCCTATTCCGAAGGGAGGCGGCATCATCAAACGAGACTGGTGGCAGACTTGGGATGGAACTGCGGCCAAGGTTTATGGCTTGGAGTGGAATGAGAACCGCAAGGAGTTTCCGCTGTGCGATCTGATCGTCGCCAGCCTCGACACCGCGCTCGGCGAGAAAACCGAGAACGACTTTAACGCCTTGACGGTCTGGGGCATCTGGGTCGACGTCAACAAGAACCGCCGCGCGATGCTGATGTTTGCGTGGGCGAAGCGGTTGCCGCTTCACGGCAAGGTGATCTCGGCGCGGCCCGGCGAGGCCAAGGTCAGTTTCACCTCTCGCCAGCAGCACGAATGGGGCCTGGTCGAATGGGTTGCCGATACCTGCAAGCGCTACAAGGTCAACCGGCTTTTGATCGAGAACAAGACTCGCGGCCATGACGTCGCGAACGAAATTCGGCGGCTCTACGCCCGCGAGAATTGGGGAATCTGGATGGTCAACCCGGTCGGTGACAAGGTTTCGCGGGCACATTCGATCGTGCCGATGTTTACCGATGGAGCTATCTGGGCTCCGAACACGAAATGGGCGGAGGATACGATCCAGCAAAATGAGTTGTTCCCCAGAGGCGAGCATGACGACCTGGTGGATTCTTGCAGCATGGCGATCGGCTGGCTCCGCGAGCAAGGATTGCTTGTGCGCGCTGAGGAGATGAGTAGTCTCCTTGAAGACGAAATGCGCTACAAAGGCCCACCGCACGATACGGTCGCAAACGCCTACGGGGTAGGTGGATAGACATGGCAAATCTCGTTTGTCCTCGCTGCGGCGCGACCGCATTTCGATACCTCTATGGCTGTGAATTTGCGGGGCCGTGCTATTTTCCGAGCCTTGGTCGTTTCGACGCAGAAGCGTATGCACACCGATACGACCGTATCCAAAATTCGCCAACGTTCCAACGCTCCATCCAGCTAATGAACGCGGAATGGGACAAGGTGTTTGGAGACAAACGATGAAATCTCTTGCTCGAATGCTCCGGTCGATTGCGGAATGGCTTGATCCGCAGCCCTCCACGATTGAGCTGCTCGAAGTCGATGATCCTACATGGGGCCACGTTCAAAAAGATCGGCCAAACGATTACGGTTTCCCAGTCTATTTTCACCGAAGATCAAAGAACGGATTTGAGGTATGGCCAATGCCCGCCGCTAATATGCGGCTGCTATATCGGTGGCGCTCCTGATGCCGCGCCCGGCCCAATGGCGGGTCCGCGTCAAGCGCTCGGTAGAGCTCTGGGTCGATGTGCTCGCCCATTCCGCGATAGAGGCAGAGGCCGAAGCGGCCAAGGTGCCGCAGGTATTGAGCGTGTTTGCTAAGTCGGCAATCCGCGCCGACGAAGCGGCGCCGCCCGAAAGGCTGGCAGGGGTCGAGGACTAACGTGAGGTCACTGTGGCTGATATTAACATGGCCGGTAGAGGCGCTGCTGACCCGCCGAGAAAAGAGGCGCTGGGAGCGCCGGTTTCCGGCATAGCCAGACTAGCGGTTATGTTCTGTGTCGGCCTGCTATGCGGCGCAGCGATTAGCGAAGGGCGAATGATCGTGGCGATTTACTACATGCACAAGCTCGGTGTAACGCTTACGATCTGCAAGGGGTGGTGGGGCGGCCTGTGATGGTGGACTACGGCAAGGCTTTTCAATCCAAGGAAGTGCGCCGCAGGGCGTTGATGCAAGCCGCAAAAGCCAAGGCGGAAGAAAAATACACCTACCACGGCGACCCAAATCCGAAGCGGAAGCTGGTCACGCTTCCAGTCGTATCTCTACAGAAAGAGGGCCAAAAATGAACGATCAGAATGGCATCGCACTTGACGGAATCCCGCCGCTGCGGATCCAGAACCCAATAATCAAGGTGCTTGAAGACCTATTGGCAAACGCGAAGATGGGCCAACTGGATTCGCTCGCGATTGTCGCGGTCAATTCGGTCGGCGGAATTGCGCCAATAATCGTCGGCGGCCGAAAAGGCGATATGTATGCGGGCGTCGGAATGCTGTCGACCCTACTTCTAAACAGCATGATGAATCCTCAGCAGTCGCGCATCCTGCCGGTGCGCGGATGAGGTCGGCGTCTCGCGAGCACAAAAACGTATCGGATCGAGAAATTGATCTAGCGGCCGACGATCTTCTCGGTCTGCTCAGGGAATATAATCCAAAGGATGCCGGCTCGATCCTTGGAATGGCCCACTACAAGATGATTACAGCAGCATTCCACCCCGCGGATAAGACGAAAGCCATCGACGCCGTGAGGAGCCATGCTGATTTGCTTGTTGAACTTCTCAATGAAGGTTGGCGGTGATGGTAAACCTCAACGCCGTTAACGAGATCACCGCCGCCCTCCATCCGATTCCGGAGGGCTATTTCATCGAGGGACAAGAAGACGGCACTGTCATCGTCGGCTGTCGATTTCCAGAGCCGGAAGGGCTTGGCTTTGCGATCACGCTCTTAGATATTGTTGAAGGACGCCACGTCCAACGCGCGGTCGATAGTTTCACGGATTTAATGAAGGCGGTCGAGGGGGGCGGGAATGGCTGAGCGAAAACGCCATGCCGTAGCCACTCGACGACCGCTTACCATCGAAGGTCATGTTGTCGGCGAAATGTGCGCTGTTGAGTATAAAGATTGTCGCAAGCATTTTGGGCAACTCTACTTTGGCGATGAGGCCGGGAATGGCTGAGAGGCTGACCTTTACAAAGAACGGCAAGGACATCACAGAAGGGATCGACTTGCGGAACGGGAAGGCAAATCCGTTCGGCTGGTCGACCTATGAGGTTTGGCTTACCGAACCAGCGGGAATGATTATGGACGAGCATAAGATCGCCGACCTCTATTGCGGCGAGGTGAAGAATCTCGCCGAGGGCTACAGCTTCCGGATCGAGAAGGACGCAGCCCATGGCTGAGACGAATTTGATCGAGAGACTAAGATTTCAAGCGTCGTCCCATGCCGTTGAGCCAGAGCACACCTTAATGCTTGAGGCCGCCGACACGCTTGAGCGAATGGACGCTTGGGGCCAAAAAGTCATAAATGACCAACTACGGTTTCTGGACGACGTGTTTAATGCGACGAGGGCAAATGGTTGAGGCGACCTATGCGGCGATCAAGCGCGAGGGCGCGTATGTCCCTGATAAGCGGTGGAAGCGGATACCCGAGATCGCGGCGGCGCGTAATGATTTGGCGCGGCTTTATCGAACCCTGCGGCGAGAAAAGCCGCTGCTTGGGCGTCTTATGCTTGCTCGTTACCGCGCTGCGTTGGCGCTGACAAAGCAACAGATCGAGGCAAGATGGCTGACATAAAGCGCGAACCAGTGACGTCTAGCAACGTCGCCTCTGTTGGCTTTGACCCCGAGACTCGTACCCTCGAGGTGCAATTCAAAAGCGGCGGAACCTACCGCCATGTCGAAGTCCCGCAAAGTGTGTATGATGGGTTCATGGCGGCCGACTCGAAGGGCGGCTTTTACTCGAAAGCTATCAAGGGGAAGTATGCTCATCACAAGGTCTAGCGCCTGATGTCGGACGCCGCCTACGCCGTCGATAGTGCCACGCCCGGGCAGGCGATCACCGTCGTTATCAATCCGGACGACGACTACGACGTTCACACTGGCGCATTAGTGCAGGAAAATCCCGACGGCATGGTTGACGTGACGTTCGGGCCACGACCGCAACCGCGCAAGGAAACGGCTGAGTTCGGCGATAACCTAGCGGAATTATTGGCAGACTCCGACCTTTCCCAGATTGCCGAAAGGCTACTCCAAGGCATTGAGTTAGACCTGCAAAGCCGCTCCGAGTGGCTTGAGAACATGAGCAACGGCATATCGTTGCTTGGCCTGCAGGTGAAAAATCCCCGCGGCGCTGCGGCGAGCGGAGCAACGCCAGCCGAAGGCGTCTCCACGGTCGATCATCCGCTATTGCTCGAGGCGGTGCTGCGGTTCCAAGCCAATGCCCGAGGCGAGCTATTGCCGAGCGACGGCCCGGTCAAGGTCCGGAACGACGGTGAAGGCAACGAACTCGCCGACAAGCTGGCGACAGAACTAGAAAAGGACCTCAACCACTACCTGATAAAGGTTGCCAAGGAATACTATCCCGACACCGATCGTATGCTCTTGATGCTCGGATTTTCGGGGATTTCGTTCAAGAAGGGCTATCACGATCCGATCAAGCGGCGCCCAGTCATTGCCTCGATCAATGCCGAGGATCTGATCGTCTCGAACACGGCGAGCGATATTGACGGCGCGGGCCGCATTACCCACCGCATTTTTATGAAGCCGAGCCTGTTGCGGCGGATGCAGTTGATCGGCGCATATCTGGACATCGCGCTTCCAGAGAACATGGCGCAGACCCAAAAGGATGCGGTCAAGACCAAGATCGACCAAGTCCAAGGCATTGCGCCGACGACCTATACAGAACCGGCCGACCAGGACCGCGAACTATACGAGTGCTACTGCGAGATCGAAGTCCCCGGATTCGAGCACACGCTGAAGGACGACAAGACCGGCGAACAGGTCGAGACCGGATTGCCGTTGCCGTACAAGGTGGTGCTGGACCGCGAATCGCGCCGCATCCTCGAAATCCGCAGGAATTGGGAGGAAGAGGACCTGTTCTGCATGCCGCGGAACCGGATCATCGCCTATATCTTCATCCCCGGCTTGGGCTTCTACGGCATCGGTCTCTTGAACGTACTCGGCAACGCCACGAAGGCGGTGACCGCGGCGTGGCGGCTGATGATCGACGCTGGCATGTTCGCCAACTTCCCCGGCTTCCTCTACCTCAAATCGCTGGCGAAGCAGTTAACGAATCAGTTCCGCATCCCGCCCGGCGGCGGCATGCCGATCGACACCAACGGGCAGGACATCCGGCAGTCGATCATGCCGCTGCCCTACAAGGACCCGAGCGCCGTTTTCATTCAGTTAATCGAGAACATCGCGACGACGGCGCAGCGGGTCGGCGGCACGGCCGAGCTCCAAATCGGGGAAGGCAAGCAGGACGCTCCGGTCGGCACGACCTTGGCGCTGATCGAGCAAGCGACGAAGCTCATGTCGGCGGTGCACAAGAGATTGCACCAAGCCCAAGGCCAAGAGTTCGATATGCTCAAAAGTCTGTTGATGGAAGACCCGGAGGCGTTGTGGCGGCACAATAAAAAGAGCAAGGTTCTCAAGATGTTAACCGCGATGGCCGGGCAACAGCCGGTCTCCGATGCCGAGGAACAGGCGGAAGATCGGCACCGTGCAATGTTCCTTGCCGCGCTGAGCGATTGCGAATTGATGCCGGCCGCCGATCCGAACACCTCGAGCCAGACCGAGCGTTATCTCAAGGTCGTAGCGCTTCGGCAGATGGCGGCGACGAATCAAAACCTCGACATGAACAAGGTCGACGAGCGGGCGATGAGCGTCATGGGCATTAACGATGCACAGGACTTCTTCAAGCCACCGCCCGCGCCAGGCTCGCCGCCGCCGCCCCCGCCGCCCGAGCAGTTGACGGCGCAAGCGACGATTATGGCGGCACAGGCTCGGATCGCCGACGCTCAGACCCGCGCCAAGGAAGCCGACATCAAGGCGGCCCAAGGCATGCAGGAATTGCAGAGCAAGGAGCGAATCGCTTCGCTCGGAGTGGCGAGGGAACAGATTATCCACCAAGGCGACCTAGCGGCGGCAGAACGGGCGCGCGGGGTCGAGAATCAGAACGCTGCGGCCGATCGCATCCACAAGCTAGCTCTGGCGACCATGGCGAGCCGTGCAGCGCGGCAACGGGCTGCGGAGGGTCTTGCCCATAGGTCAGCGGAAAGCGCCGCCCAGCGTCGCCACGACGCGGCTATGGGGGTCGAGGACCGGCGGCACAAGCTGGTGTCTGGCGCGCTCGGCCATCTCCACGAAGCGGCGCAGAACGATCTCGACCGGCAAGTGCAGTCCGCACCGCCCGAACCAACCGGCGTTGGACCATGACCGCGAAATCGGCTATAGGTTGCTGACATGACCGATACCGTTACTGTCACAATGACGAAGGAAGAGGTTGCCCGACAGTGGGCGGGTAGGGAAGGGCTTTGCCTCATTTCTTGGGACACGCTGACCGAATTGGTTAATCTCTACAACAAATCGGTCCCCGGTCGTCTGTTATTTGACCAAGCAAAGTGCACCTATTTTCTCAAGTCGAAGCAAGAGGCTGCCTGATGGCATATCCAGAAAAAGGTGCTGGCTATACCCGACACCCCAAATTCATCGACCGCATGAAAGAGGCGGAAGGCGTGAACAACACGCCGTATCGCGCGGATGGCGGACCGACCGGCAATCCTAAGCCACCGCTAAGGCCAACTCCAAAGCCGCCCGGGTGGGTCGGCAACAAAGAAGGCTGGGACGACGAAACTGGCTCGCAGATGACGCCTTATGAAATGCAGCAAGCTCTTAAAGGGCGCTGAAACAAAACTCCGAGTGGACAACATCGAGGACTGAACATGGCTCACCCTCACCTTCAAGACGCTCGCGACGGACACACCGCCAAGCTCAAAAAAATGACGGAGGAATATGGCAGCGCCTCCGGTCCAGCGAACAACATTACCGCGCCGACGAATCGTGACCATGAAGAGGGGCCGCAACGGCATATCGGCTTCGGCGAAGGTCCAAAGCCGAAATCCCGCGCTGATCGCGGTTCGCGCGGCACGGTCGCAGTCAACCCGATCGCCACCTACGCCAAGGGTGGTGCGGTGCCTGCTCGCGCCCGCGGCGGCCGAACCAAGAAGCACGGATCGACTCACGTCAACGTCATCGTGGCACCGCAAGGCGGAGGTGCTGGTCCCGCCGGTATCGCGCCCGGATTGGCGCGGCCTCCGGTGGTTCCTGTGGCTCCGGGGCTGCCGCCCGCAGCGGGGATGGGTGCGCCCGCCATGCCGCCGCGCCCGCCGATGGCAATGCCGCCCGGTGGAATGCCGCCGATGGGTGGGCCTCCCGGCGCTGTGCCGCCCGGAATCGTGCCGCCCCGCAAGCGCGGCGGACGTGTGCACCGCGAAGATGGTGGCCCAACCGGATCTGTTGGCGACGCCAAGGAGCAAGCGGCCGAAGAGAACCTTATCAACTCGCAAGCCGCGGCTACGGCCAATGCCGCGTCGAAAAAGCGTGGCGGTCGCGTCCATGAGGACGAAGCACAGGATCGCGCCCTGATCCAAAAGACGCTGAAGGACGAGGGACTGATTCGGTCAGACAAGGCCGAGAAAACGAGCGTTCGCGCCCGCGGCGGCCGGTTGCCGAATCAGGTGCATCACATGACCGCGGGGTCAGTTACAGGAATCGCAAGACTGGAAAAGATTGGCGAAAAGCCCAAAAAGCCAGCACCGCCGCAGGTCGTTTGAGTTCTGAGAAAATGAGGAATGCACAAGGCCGATCACTGACAGCCATGAGGCGCGGGACGCTCCGGGATGGTAGCCGCGCATCCGTTACTCGGGCACCCGGGCAGCCGGCCAACATGGAGAGCGAAACCGAAGCCGTCCGATCCGGGGCGCGTCACGGAACCCATAACGGATCGGGGAGCGGCTTCGGCGCTCCAGTTGTGTAGCAATGGCGCGTGACATCATTGATCGGTTCCATAAAGGAATCTACAACGTCATTGCCGAAAAACTCGAGGAACGACGGCAAGGATTGGAGAACGGCACAGCGAGAGACTACGCCGAGTACCGGCACATGACCGGATATATTCGCGGCCTGACCGACGTTCTCGAATGGTGCCAAGAGGTCGAGAAGGACCAATATGGCCCGCAGGAAAGAAAGGAATGAGCGCGCAAGACGACTTTGAAAGAATCCGGCGAAAGATGCTGGAATATCTCAAGCGCCATGAGATTGATATTTGGTTGAGAACGCCGCATCCTCTGCTTGATGGGCGGCGTCCCTGCGATATGATAAATCACGGTGATGCGTCCGAAGTGTATGCGCTTGTCGATCAACTCGACTCAGGAGCATTTATCTAATGAGTTCGCTAATCGTTCCCTCGCATGTAGCGCAGAAGCGCCGCGCTGAGCTAGCACAGCCGCGCGGTAAGGGCCTTGGGCCTGCGGTTCATGACGAAGACCCAAAGGAAAAGATCTACCGGCAAGTCGGGATGAAGAAACTAGGGGAAATCCCCGGCTTCCCGAAGTTGCACGGCAATCGCGTCTTGATCGCGGTCTACGAGCGGCCGGAAGCGATCGCGATGGGAGAGAAAAAGTTCTATCTCTCGGATATGACCCGCAAAGAGGATTCCTTCCAAGGAAAAGCGGGGCTTATTCTGATGAAGGGACACTCCGCGTTCGTCTCAGACGAGCATTTCGATTTTGGTCCTGACCATGCTGACCTTGGCGACTGGGTTCCAATTTTTGTCGCGGACGGACGCTCGATCATCGTCAACGGCTGCCTCTGCCGCGTGGTACGCGACCAGGACATCATCGGGGTAATCGAATCACCCGACGTAACGTACTGAGGAAAAAGCAATGCCTGATCCAGCAACGGTCGAACTGAGCGACGACTCGGTAGTGACCATCGAAGTCGAGGGCGAAGAGCCGGTAGTCGAGACACCGAGCGGCGCTCCTGCCGCGCCAGCGAACGGACAAACCGCAGCAACCGTCGCTCCAGCGGTCAAAGACGCGGCCGACGAGGCCGCCGCAGCACTCCTCGAGGCACAAGGCAAGATCGAAGCAGAGCGGCGCCGCGCAGACGCGGCCACGGCTACCGCTAATGCCGAACGGCAACGGGCGGAGCGGGCGCAGCGACTTGCCGCGCAACGCGAACAGGAAGCGGCCGAAGCGCGCGACGCGGTCGGCAGCACCGAATTGACGCTGGTCACCAACGGGATCGACAACTCGACTCGGGCGCTGGCCTCGGCAAAGGCTGAGTTCAAACGGGCTTTTGACGCTGGCGACGCCGACAAGATGGCCGATGCGCAGGAACAGATTGCCGGCGCCGCGGCCGAACTGAAGGATTACAGCCGACGCAAGACTGAGATTGAGGCCGGGGCGACTCGACGCGCTCCTCCGGCTAGCGGTGCCGTTGAAGCCCCTCAGGCGGTGACCGAGCCATTCGAGGCGTATCTGGCGAATGGCAATTTCTCTCCTGCAGCGCAAAATTGGCTCCGTGGGCATCGCGAATGTGCGCCGACCGAAGTCGGCGGCGATGCGACGAAGAACGCGGCCATGATGCAAGGCCATTGGGCGGCGCTCGGCAAGAACATCCGGCCCGACACGCCCGAGTATTTCCAAGTCATTGAGCAGCATCTACAGCCTGCGGTGACGTCGGCTGCGGCGACGGTACAGCCCGCAGCGGGCGGCGATGGTAGCGCGGCTCCTGCGGCTCCTGCGGCAAAACCTGCGGCCAAGAAAACACCGACGCCAGCGGCTCCGCCGACCAATGCGCCCCCGAGCGCGGGCGGAGCGCCAGCGCAACGCCGATCCGTCCAACTCAATCCAGCACAGCAGGAAACGGCGCTGTTCTCCTACCCCGCAAAGCCGGGAGAGGATGAAGCCGCGCACCGCAAGCGGGCCTTCGGCACCTATGCCCAAGAGCTTGTTAAGGCGACCGCCGAGGGCAAGATTGGAAGAATCGGTTACTAAAAAGGAAAAACGCCATGTCTGACGCACCCAAGGCCAAGCGGCCGAACGAACACGTCTCCGCCGCAGACCAACGCGCTACGGCGCAACATGAGACCGAGCACGATGCGCCGCGGACCCGCCGCCATCGCGGCCAAGTCTTCCAAGACGAGTTTGCCATCCCGATCGAGGAAATCCCTTCCCATCTTACTTACGAGTGGAAGAAGTTCTCGGTCTACGGACAGGAAGACCCATTCTATCTCGCGCGTATGCGCGAGCAGGGCTTTGAGCCAGTACCGCCGTCGCGTCATCCGACTTGGCTTCCTCCCGGTTACAACGCCCCGCACATCATCAAGGGCGGCCAGATCCTCATGGATCGGCCGAAGGAATTAACCGAAGAGGCGATTCGCGAGCGCAACACCGCCGCCCGCCAGCAAATCGTCGAGGCCGAACAGAAGCTCGGAAAGACCCCGAAAGACACCATGACCCGCGACCACGAAGGCGCACGGCCGAAGATCGTGAAGGAGGTCGGCCGCATGGTTAACCTTACGGTTGAGGAGTGATCCTTGCTTTCTCGGCGTTTATTCCTCGGCGGCCTTCTCGCTATGCCAGCGGTTGTCGCCGCTGGCAATCTCATGCCGTTGCGGGGCATTAAGTTCGATCCGATTGTGCGGGTTCAATCCTGGCCGATCGGCGAGGATAAATTCGGCGAATGGTGGGTGCACGAAGGGCCGCTTTCGCGCGCCGTGAAGATCGAAGCCGAAATGCGCGATCTCATGGGTGCCGCTTACGTCGAGACCGATATTGAAACGCCATTTATGATGGGCCCAACGGTTTTCGATCATCATGGGAACGCCTTCCTCGGCGACGTGAAGTACGACGATGGTAAACCGATTTTCGCCTCACGCATGGGAGTTAGCCCGACGCGCGAAGAGATGGAGGAGCATCACAGGGCATCACGCCAGCCGCTCCCCGATGTCTCACCGCGATATGTTTCGCCGCAGCGTTACGCCTACAACGGCGGCCTCGTAAGAGCCGATGGCGATGTCGAGGCTCAAAAAGCGGCCATTGACCGTCGCGCTGCGTGGCATGAAGAACATACCGTTCGGCTGCAAGACCAACTCGCCACCGTCTGCCGGTGGGGCGCGTAGCGCCGATTCGTGCTATAAGCCCATCAATCAGGAATCGGGGCTTAGGCCGTGAGCTATAACTACGCGCAATTCGTTGCCCAGCTTGCTAATTTTCTCGTCATTCCGCCGACTGACGCGAACTATCAGACGGCGCTTCCTCAAATTATCGACGACAGCGAGCAAAGGTTGTATCGCGAGCTTGATCTTTTATCTACGGTTGTAAGAGACACAAGCGCGAATCTAACAGCAAATAGTCGATCATTTACGTTGCCGCAGGCGTTGGGCCGCTTCGTTGTCACGAATGGAATGAATTTTTTCACGCCATCGGGCACGACGACGAATCGGAATCAGCTTGTGCCAGTGACAAGAGATTATCTCGATGCTGTGTGGGGCAATGAGGCCGCAGCATCAACACCCTCTCTGCCTGAGTATTACGCTCCAGTTTCCGACCAGCAATTTATCGTCGGTCCAGCGCCAGATGCCGCATATACTATGGAGGTGATCGGTACAATCCGACCAACGCCACTGAGCGCGAGCAACGTAACCACCGTACTCTCGCTTTACTTGCCAGACCTATTCTTCGCTGAGGCTTGCATAGCGGGTTACGCTTATATGAAGGACTTCGGCGCCATGACGGACGACCCGCAAGGTTCTGAGTCTTGGGCAAAACATTATTCTGATCTTTGGCAATCGGCGAACGTAGAAGAGATGCGGAAAAGGTACGCCTCGCAAGCGTGGACAAGTCTTCAACCTGCACCGATCGCGACGCCCCCGCGCGTCTAGGCAATAGGAGGCGACAATTTCAGATCCCCAAACCGTCTCGAGGGGGCTCTATGTTCCCGCATTAAACAGCGACGTGGGCTCATGGAATCAGCCTTGTAACGCGAATTTTTCAGCCACGGACAGCCTCGTAGGCAATATCGCAACAATCGGACTGACAAATGCACCTGTAACATTGAGCACGCCTCCGAACTCAGGCGCAGCCTGGGCCGGTCCGTACCAGTCTCAAAGCGCACTACTTCGATTTACTGGGGCAATCACGGCAAATATCGTGATTACAATTCCGGTCCCTGGTTTCTTCATAATTGAGAATCGCTGTCAGGTCGGAGCCTTTTACGTCCAGCTTGCCAGTTCTGGCGGCGGTAACGCGATTGGCGCACCTCCCGGTCAGAAGACATACGTCTTCAACGACGGCACGAACATGGACTACGTTGATCTGCCGCCGGTCGGGACGTATCTCGATCTCGCGTATGCTGGCGGCAACAGTGGGCTTCCGGCGTGGATGACAGCATGTACGGTGTCGCCTTACCTCGTTTGCAACGGCAGTGTGTTTAACCAAGCGACCTATCCACAGCTTTACGCGCTGCTTGGCAATAGCAACGTCACGCCTGATTTGCGTGGCCGCGTCCGCGCATCGTTCAATCAGGGGACAGGGCGCATTAGCGCGTCTGGCGTTAGCGGTGACACATTCCTCGCCGCTGGTGGCGCGGATACGGAAGCTCTGGGCAACACCAATCAACTACCGCAATTCACGCCAAGTGGCACGGTGACGCTTAATTCATTGGCGTTCAGTGCTCCTACGTCGGGTTTTAGTAACGATGCAACCAATCCTGGACGTGTGCCGGTTACCAATTCGGGCTCGGGAGTGCCTTGCGCCGCCATCCTCGCGAGTTCATCTTTAACTTTTACTGGCGCTCAGGTCGGTAGCGCAAGTCCCAGTTCTTTCAATACAATACCTCCCGTGCAGATCGCGGGTGTCACCTTGATTCGAGCCGGATGAGGCTCGCCACATGGGATTTGGCAGCGTTGCGCTCGTTCCCGGAGTTAACGTCTTATCGACGCCGACGCTGCTTCGCGCCGGGATTTCGTCCGCGAGCATGGTCAGATTTAAGGGCGGCTTGGTTCAAAAGCTCGGCGGCTACAAGCAATTCTACCCCTATCCGATCAAGGGCACACCGCGGGACCTTCATGCCTGGGAGGACTTGAACACAAACACCCATCTCGGAATAGGGACCACTGAGCAGCTTGCGGTCATAACGAACAACTCGCTCAAGGATATTACGCCACAAACGCTGATTTCCAACTTCGCGCCGTCCTTCTCGACCACGGCCGGGAGTGCCGTCGTAACAATCACCGATCCGAACATTGCCAACGTCACGACATTCGATTCTGTCTTTTTCAATGTGCCGGTGTCGATCGGCGGCATTATCCTCGACGGTCTCTACCCGATCACGAATATAACTGGGACCGATTCCTATCAGATTACCGCGATCAACTTTATTACGGGGGCGCCAGCACCAGCGATCTCGACGAGTGGAGTTCCGAGCCTTCCGATCTTCACGACGACGATCGGCAGCGAAATTGTCTCAGTGAACTTCGTTGCTCACGGCCAATCGGTAGGAAGCACGGTTGTTTTCCCCATCACGACCACTGGCAATGGCGTCACGATTGACGCCGCCTACGACGTGGTTTCGGTCACCGACGCCAATGATTTTACCATAGCTACCACCACGCAGGCCACGGCCAGCGGCGCATTCCCGATGAACGGCGGCAACGCGCAGCTAGTCTATTCCATTGCGCTCGGTCCAGCCTCTGCTGCTGGCGGCGGCGGTTATGGCGCAGGTGGGTATGGCGAAGGTGGTTACGGAACCGGCAGCGGCTCGATCAGCGGTGCCCCGCAAACCGGGACAGAAATAACCGCGACCGATTGGACGGAAGATAATTGGGGCAACATTCTTGTCGCCTGCCCGAAAGGCGGCGGCATTTTCTATTGGGACCCGACTGGCGGATTTCAAAACGCGCAGATCATTTCGAGCGGGCCGCCGTTCAATAACGGCATTTTTATCTCGATGTCTGAGCAAATTCTTATCGCCTACGGATCGTCCGTTAAGCAGGGAATTGGATTTCAGCAGCAATTACTCTTGGTAGAGTGGTGCGACGTCTCGAACTTCTTTAATTGGGTCGCCAGCGCTCAGACACAGGCCGGCAACTTCACGATCCCATCCGGCTCCGCGATCATGGGCGGCATGTCGGCGCCAAATCAAAATCTCATTTGGACCGACCTCGATCTGTGGGCAATGACCTATATCGGGCCGCCTGACGTCTTCGGCTTTAACAAGATCGGCGTCGGCATGGGCATGATCTCGTCTCATGCCATGCAGAATCTCTCCGGCAGCGTCTATTGGATGGGGCGGAACAATTTTTACAGCTACACTAGCGGTGGCGTTGCGCCGATCCCGTGTCCGGTCTGGGACAGTGTCTTCCAGAACATCAATACGAATTATCTGCAGAATGTCCGGACCATGCCGAACACGCCCTTCAACGAGGTCGGCTGGCTTTTCCCAAGCGCGGCCAGTGTGAGCGGCGAGTGCGATACCTACGTCAAGATGAACGTGGTCGAACCGGGACAACCTTGGGATTACGGCCCTTGGCCTCGGTCGGCCTGGATCGACCAGAGTGTGCTCGGTATGCCGATTGGTGCCTCGCCGAACGGAATTATCTACCAGCACGAAACGACGCCAGACGCAGCGGGAGCCCCGCTGGTTTCCAGCTTCCTCACGGGCTTCTTCTACCTCGCGGAAGGCGAAGAATTTGTTTTCGTCGACCAAGTGCTGCCGGATTTCAAATGGGAAACCTTTGCTGGCGGCAGCAACTCGGCCCAAATCCAAATGACGTTCTATGTTGTCAACTATCCTGGCGACACGCCAATCGCCTACGGGCCCTATACCTGCACTCAGCAAACTGAATACCTCAGTGTTCGCTTCCGCGGTCGGCTGATGGCGATCGGTGTCCAGACCAGCGACATCGGGAGCTTCTATAGGTTGGGAAGCTGTAAGTGGCGCTACGCGCCGGCAGGGAGGCGCTGATGCTGCCGCAAGCCAAGCTAACCGCATCCGGTCATCTGGCGCTGCGCCTCGGCGCTAGGCCGACCTTCGGCGCATTGGTCTCGGTAGGGCATGACCTTCCTCACATTCGCGTCCGGATTCCGTTCGGCGAATTGGTCTGGCCTATTGTGCCTGACGGCGTATTTACGAAAAACGCCGATAAGAGAGTCACTAGGAAGGTGCCGAAATGAGAAAGCTCTGTAGAATAATCGGGACTATTTTGCTTACCTTGGTCGGCATGGGAGTGCTCGCGCTATCCTTTGAGGCAGTTTCGCACGTCACGATGGCATGGACGTGGCTGGATTATTGGCTCGGCTGGTTTGCGTTTTTCTCGTTCGTGATCGGGTTGGTGTGCTTCTGTATTGGCGTAGCCGGGACAGCGATACAATTCGGCGAGGTGTGCAATCGGTCATGAGACTCGTCGATCTCAATCCGAAATGGCTGATGAAAGACGGGAAGCGCGTCGGCTTCACGTTCGTTAGCCCGATTGATCCCAAATGGCGGCAGAGTTGCTTCGTCGTGAAGATGCCGACGCGGGAGCAGTGGAATTTATTTGAGGACGACGACGTGCAGGGTTGCCGTCCTGATTTCGCTTGGACGGTCACGGGTGGCATTGACGGCGCTAGCTTCGATACGATGACGGTCGAACCGTCAATCGACGGAAGTCCTGGCGGCTTGTGGCACGGTCGAATTAGGGAAGGTTTGATCGTCGGAGGATTGCCGAAATGAGTATGCCACAAGCGCCCGGCGGTCCGACTCCCGGCCAAGGCACGGCCGGCTCGACCGACATTGTATCGACCCTTCAAGGCGTCGTCCGCCAACTCAGCAACGCCAATCAGAATATGCTAACGCTGATCGCGGCGTTGAAGGCGGTCAATTTCCCGGAGAGCGTCAAAGCCTATACGACAACGACTCTGCCCGCTTCTCCCGCGATAGGCTCGATAGCTGTCATTACGAATGGAGCCGCCGCATTGGCATGGGGGGCAAATGCGACCGCCGCTACCGGGGCCGTGACGTACCTAGTTTTCTGGAATGGCTCGCAATGGAGTGTGTTGGGCAAGTAACCTATACGAATCTGAGGAAAAACGTGCTAAAGCAACGGTAGAGGGAATGATGGTCCGGTTAATCCTCGCAATCGCAATCACGGTGGCTTCTACAGCCGCGGCCGTTGCGGCCGATTGTCCCGCAGACAGGCCGCATAGCGTCACGGTGCGAACGATGAATACCACCGTGCCTGCGGTCGTCTGCCTTCCCCAACTCGCCTGTCGCAAAGACGGCATATGCGAATACACTCAAGGCGAATGTGGGTTTTCTTTCCCGCAATATACCACAAGCGAGGAGTGCCTTTCCGACGCTGAATATGCTGCGGCCCGTAGCCGTCCCATGCCGCTCTCAATCGAGATTGGCGAGGGCGGCAATCTAAATGCGAGGTAGGGGATAAATGCCGCTCACTCCTGGCGCACCTGTCGGCGAGACCATCAAGGAGTTGCGCGGGGGTAAAACCTTCGCCCATACGCTCGGGAAGTTTGGTCCGGAAAGGGCGCGCAAGCAGGCTATCGCCATAGCGCTTTCCAATTCGCGGAAAGCCTCTGGCGGCGTGGTTCCAACCTTCGACGACGGCGGAGGCGTTAACCCCGTTCAAGCCATCATAAGCGCTCTCCAACAGGGCTCCGGGGCTGGCGCGGGATCGACTGGTGCCCCATCGCCTGCCGTGCCGGGAGCATCGAATCCTGCGGCGCCGAGTAGCGCCGTTGCCACGGCACTAACCAATGCCACTAATACCGTTGGCGTTGCACCGGGAACGCAATCCACAAATCCGTTAATGCCGAACGCGGCAACCACTGCGGCGAGTACCGTCGGGACCGCGCAATCGCAACCCGTTAGACCTATGGGGACTCAGTTGCTCCGCCGCGGCGGCGTCGCAAACCGCCAAATGGGCGGCCTGAACGTGAGTCGACCGCCAAGCATGAATCCGCCGTGGTTCGAGCGGAACGAGGCGAGACAATTACACGTCGGGCCAGTTGTTTCATCTGTGCCAGGTCGCACCGACGCGCATCAAATCAAAGTTCCTGCGGGCTCTTACGTGGTCCCTTCCTCAACCGTGTCTTCTTTAGGGCACGGCAACTCCTTGGCTGGAATGAACCTTTTAGGGAAAATGTACCATATGGGGCCTTACGGCATGGGGCCAACGCCGCACATGCCTCACGGCAATCTACCTCGTCCGCCGAGGGCATTCACCAAGTTTGCCATTGGAGGCGGGTTGTTTACCTACAGCGAAGGTGGCGCACGTGGCGCTGGCCATTACGAAGCGGTCCCTGTCGATGTTAGTGGTGGTGAGGTAATCGTTCCACCTTGGGCCATTATCCAAAAACACGGGAGCCTTAAACTCGGACACGCTGCGTTGGACAATTTCGTAATGAGCCAACGTAAGAAAGAGATCGGCACGTTGCGAAAACTGCCGCCGCCAGCGAAGAAGTGATAAGATGAATCGAGGCCCGAAGGCGTGGGTGCGCCAACGAGCCTCTAACCAAGCATGCTTATCCGGTTGTCTCACACAGGGGGTTAGGACATGAAAACAGCATGGCAGTTGCTTCGCGTATCCTACGAAATTGGCGATTGGGGACTGATTGGCGGCTATTTGTGGCACCAAGTCATCATGCGCCGAAAGCTCGATACCAAAACGGACTACTTCGACTGACTGTGTGAGACAACCGGATAAGCATGTAACCAAGGTGAGCTACTGGAGCGCTCAAGATGGCTGACGATGAAACTAGGCGTCCAATCATTTCGCGTAAAGAGGCGAGGCTACTTGGCCTCAAGCGGTATTTTGTCGATAGGCCGTGTCCTCATGGGCACGTCTCGGAACGCTATACTTCAAAGGCAACATGCTGTGAATGCGTTAGCTTGGGTGCTGCTAAGCGTGCTGCGGCTAATCGGAAACCGCCAAGAAAATCTCCTCGCGATGAGGCGATAAAACAGGGGTCGATTTACTACTACGGTAGGGAGTGTGTTCACGGCCACGATGGCTTGCGTTTCGTTAAAGGGCGTCACTGCGTTTATTGTGCGCGTCTCTTGCACCAAAAACGCGTAAAGAGACCTGAAGTAAAGGAACAGCGCCGAGTACAGGGGCGCAAACCTGCTGACGAGGAATATCGCCAAAGGGCCCAAGAGCGCACGCGGCAATGGGCCTTGGATCATCCAGAGCGCGCTAAACACAACGCGAGGGTTTCAGGACATCGCCGCCGCGCAATCGAAAAGCTTGCCCCAGGTTCATTTACTACCGATGACATTGCTTCGATTTTGCGGATGCAAGGAAGGAAATGCGCTTACTGCCGTCGCAAACTCGGCCTCGATTATCACATCGACCATATTATTGCCCTGTCTCGACCGGGCGGCAGCAATCACCGTAGTAACATCCAGATCACTTGTGCCAAATGCAATCTCGCGAAGGGCGCTCGCGATCCCATTGACTATGCCCGCGCTCTTGGGAGATTGCTATGAATGACGAAGTTCGCGCGCCGATAGTTACCGTCAAGGACATTGAATGGGAATTTGACGGAGCTACTGGCGAATTGAGTAAAATCCTTCGCCTCGCTTTGAGTGACGGTAGGGTCATTACCGACGAGAGGTTTTTCGACAATGTTCTACGATTTCGGATTGGCGATCCTTGGACCGGAAGGCTTACCAAGAATGGCGTGCCATTCCACCTTTCGCGCACTGAGGCTGGCGACCGAGATGTGCTTAGACTTTATCAAGAGGATGGCATGAGAGAGGTGCAATCGTGAAATCCATTAGCGACGACGTGACTTTCGTTACGAACGTAGTTGGCATCGGCGTCTTTAACGGCGTCGTCAATTTGAGTCTCGCTACGTTTCTTTTCACGCCGAGCGACGACGGCAAGACGGTAGAGCCTGATCCCGCAATCAGTTGTCGTATCCGCATGGACGAGGCTTGCGCGGCTCAACTCCGCGACATGCTGACGAGGCAACTCGAATCAATCGAGAAAGGGCGGCAAGATCAAGCGCGGATCGCGCATAATGGCTCGGATGAGTCGGCCGAAAGGGCGAAGCCGAACTGATGGGCACAGAACTTCCGAAAGTAAGAATTGCCGTCCCGGCCGATGAAGACGATGTAATGTCGATGTGTCGTCGTCTTTGGGAGGAAAACGGACTCTTTACGCTGAATGAGGACAAGGTCCGAGGCTACTTGCACCGTTGTTTCAAGCAAAAGGGGGCGATTGTCGGAGTGATCGGCGAAACGGGACACCTCGAGGCTTCGACCTGTTTAATCCTGTCCGACTATTGGTATTCCGATCAATGGCATCTTTCCGAACTCTGGAACTTTGTCGACGGCGATCATCGGCGATCGCATAATGCTGAGGCGCTGATCGAGTTCGGCAAGTCGTGCGCCATGAAAATGAATATGCCGCTCGTAACTGGCATAATTACGAACCGTAGCATGGCTGGAAAAGTGCGCCTATATCGCCGCGCACTTGGCTATCCTGCGGGCGCGTTTTTTGTTTTCAATGCACCGCAATGGCGTTCTGAACCGATGGAAGATCACAGCGAACTTCGGCAGAGACTCAAGGAGTTCGCAAACACTTGTACGAAATCGCCTCGCTCGATCACGTTCTCAGTGGCGCAGAAGAAACTTGGGCCGCTACTGAAGGAGGCCGCCGAGGCCGTGCAAGCAGAAGATAACTTGTGGGGTGCGTCCAAAAAGACAGCCAACAACGGGACGGCGGCAATCGCCACAACTTAGAGATGTGCGGGAACAAGAATACAACGACCCAAACCACGACGCCTACACCGCAGGCGATGTCGGCGTACACGTCGCTTTTGAACAATGCTCTTAATCTTAGTCAGACGCCCTACACTGCTTTTTCTGGCCAAGGCGTGGCCCCAATAAATGCCCAGCAATATGCGGGGATCAGTGGAATCAATCAATACGCAAACGCCGCGCAGCCGGCGATGTCGACCGCCGAGCAGATGGCGCTCAGCGCCGGTCAACCGATCACGGCGGCTCAAATCCAGAATTACGAGAATCCTTATACGCAGCAGGTCGTCGGCGCGACCCAACAAGAGTTCAACGCGCAGAACGCGCTCCAACAACAACAGGTGCAAGGCAACGCGATTGCTCAGGGTGCGCTCGGCGGCAACCGCGAGGCGATCGCGCAGGCGGAAACGGCGAACCAAGAGCAACTCGCCCAAGCCCCGGTTATCGCTGGCCTCGAAAGTCAGGGTTATACGCAAGGAGTCAACACCGCGCTCTCCGAACAACAGGCGGCGCAGGCTGGAGCATACGGCCTGAGCGGCATCGCGGGATCGGCGCAGAATTTAGGGCTAACGGGCGCTGGCGCGCAGATTGGTGCTGGTACGACTGAGCAACAGACGCAGCAAGCCCAAGACGTTTTCAACTATCAGCAATACCTCAACCAACTCGCCTATCCGTTCCAGACTGAACAATATGGAGCGGGGATTGCTGGAAGCCTCGGCAGTTTGATGGGCGGAACGGCGCAGACGATTGGGCCGCCGCCAAATCCTATCAGTCAGGCTCTCGGCTTGGGAACGACGCTCACCGGATTATTCGGTTCGGCTGGCGCGATACCATTTCTAACTGGTTCCGACCGTAGAGTGAAAGAGAACCTGCATCGGATCGGCAAGCTATTCGACGGCCAGACCATCTATCGCTTCAACTATAAGGGCGATCCTGAGACTCGCATAGGACTCGTTGCGCAGGACGTCGAGCATCATCATCCAGACGCCGTGCATGAAGTCCATGGCATCAAGCACGTCGACTACGACGAGGCCACGAAGGACGCGATCCGCCGATGGCATGGCGGTGTAGCGAATAGAGCGCGACACTTTGCCGCAGGCGGCGAGGTTCCAGGCTTTGCGCTCGGCGGCGGTCAGACCACAGGCATATCCGCATTCCCCTACGGAGCGGCAGGGATGCCGTATGGCGGCGGGACTGGATATGTGCCGACCGGATCGCTAGCGCGCGGCCCTGGGCCTCCTAGGCCGCCACAGCCACCCCAGCAACCGCAGGTCCAAGGCCAGCAGATCGGCCAGATGGCAAAGGGCATTCAGCAAGGGCTGAACGCGCCGGTTGGTGTCTCGCCGGGCAACATTCCGTCCGGTGGAGGTGCCCCGACATACGAAGGCAATATCGTCACCCCGGCCAATCCTGGCGTGTCAGCCGACATGTCGGGATTCGGTATGGGTACTGACCAGAGCGGACTCGGATGGGCACACGGCGGAGGTGTCGGCCGTTTTGCCTCCGGCGGCATTGCCGGTCTGCCGACGCACGACCGGATAATGGTGCCACGCGGCTATGCGGAAGGTGGAGGGCCAGACTTCGATCAAGCCTTTTCCGACGTGACCAATATGCCGTCATGGGCGGGTAGCGTAATCAATCCGACAGACAATACCGCGATTATGCTGCCGCCTCCCAACGCGGCTAACGGCGTTCTCACCGATGTCCCCTTGCCGCCGTCGCGCCCGAGCGATGCCGATGCTGGTGTGGCCGCGTTGCCGCCCGAGGTCTCAACGGGGCGCAGCCCGACCCTGTTCGACAAGACAGAGGACAAATACGGCCTGCCGTCTGGTTACTTGGCGAGAACCGCCAAGATCGAATCGGGCCTCAATCCGGACGCTAGGAATGAGTTCTCCGGGGCGAGCGGTCTTTTCCAATTCGTTCCGAGCACGGCCAAGCAATACGGCTTGGATGACCCCACTGACCCAGCGGCGAGCGCTGATGCGGCTGGACGATTAGGGCGGGATAACCAGCAGGTTCTCCGCGCCGCGCTGGGCCGCGATCCTACGGCCGCCGAGCTATATCTGGCTCACCAGCAAGGCGCGAACGGCGCACTTGCCCTTTTGGCAAATCCCAACGCGCCTGCGGCGAGCATCGTCGGCCGCGATGCCGTACTACAAAACGGCGGCAGCTTGGGAATGACGGCTGGTCAGTTTGCGAATCTGTGGCAAAACAAATTCGAGGGCGGCGGTATGCCGTCGCAGGCCCTCGCTTTCGCCCCGCCGCCAACTGGCATTGCGCCCGCGGCACCGCCTACTCCGACTGGAGTGGCCGCAGCCTCGCCCACGCCTGCCGGAATTGACTGGTCGGGGAACTCTAAACTTTGGCCAGCATTGACGGCCGCTGGTCTTGGGATGCTGGCTTCACGTTCTCCATTCCCAGGAGTGGCGATCGGTGAAGGTGGTCTGATGGGGGCCCAGACTTATCAAGGTCTCAAAGAGCAGGAGCAAGCGGCCGGATTCACCCAAAGAAAAATTGATTTAGAGGCCAAAAAATTAGACCTTGAGGCCAAGCATTGGCAATCAGAACTCGATCTGCACACGCGGCCTTACACCGATCTAACGGCCGATCAGCGGGCGATTTTGGCTCAAAAAGAAGCTGCCGAGAGACGTCAACTCATGCAGCCCGTAAAGATCGGTACTGGCCCGCTTGGGCAGGACATTTATGGAATCCGTGACCCAGCAACTAATACTTTCAGGCGTATTGATCCTAACACTGGCGCCATTGGCGAGCCGGTAACTTCTCCTATTCCTGCTCTATCCCCAACTCCAACCGTCGCCCCCGCCGTCCCGACCGCTACTGCGCCCGCTGCCGCTAATATGCCGCAAGGGACTGCACCAGCAACGCCGCAATCAGTGCGAGTCGCGATGGCTGATGAAACACCAGAGGCAAAAGCGGAACTTGCACAGATTCTTCGGCAATCTGGAATTACCTCCGTGGTGGCGCCCCCAGAGGGAGGAACCCTGTCCGAACAAGTGTTCCAGAATCCTCTTGCTGGGAAGCAACTCAACGATCAGGCATTAGTAGGAATGACGCCGGGGCAACAGGCGCTTGTAAAAATGATGGTGCAAGGCAAGATTGCGCCGCCATCATCATTCGCATTGGCGCGACCGTTCTGGCAGGGGATGTTGCAATCAGCCGCGCTTTACGATCCGAGTTTTGATGCGGTTAACTGGACCGCACGAAACGCTGCAATACGCGAATTTACCTCGGGGCCGACTGCGCGCAACATCATCCGCCCAATGAATACTTTGGCAAATCATTTGAACGAATTAGAAGCCGCGCAGACTGATTTGGATAATTTTAGATCCAATTCGATTGGTCCGTGGGGATTAGGTACGCAATATGCCAATGAAGTACGGAATTGGGTTTTGAGACATCAACAAGACCCGCGTCTAACGCGCGTGGCATCTGCTTCTAATGCCGTGAACGACGAGGCAGTAAAGGCGTTCAAAGGGTCAAGTAGTGCGGCACAAGCAGAATTGGATAAGTGGCGCGCTGCAGCCTTTGATCCTACTATGGCGCGGGACGCACAGCATGTTGCTAATCAAACTTTGGTGCGTTTAGTTAAGGGCCAACTCGATTCCGTCGCTGATCAATGGGATCGAGCGTTTGGCACGACGCGCGATCACATTTCATTCTTGTCGCCGAAAGCACAGGAAGCTTATGAACGGATCGGCGGCGAGGCACCAACTGCTGCCGAGAGATCGGCGCCAGCTAACGATATTCTTAGTCAGGCTCGTGATGCCATCGCGCGTGGTGCTCCGCGTGACGCCGTGATAGGTAGGCTACGTCAACAGGGCATTGATCCGTCTGGACTATAATCGTGGGACTATTCGACGATCTTATCCCGCAGAATCAGCCGCCACAGCCAAGCGGTTTCGATGATCTTGTGCCTAAAACTACATCTGAGCCGCAAACATCAAAATTAGAGGCTGCGGCGTTAGGTGTCGGATCAGGGGCCACTGCAGGATGGCTTCCGCAAATCGCTGGAGCTTTGGCAGCGTCTGGTGTGCCACCTGAAGCTTATTTAGCTCTCTCGCCAGAGGAACACGAGAAAGTATCGAAATTAGTAGAAGAAATTGGTGGACCTAGCGGTGCTTACGAAAAGATGCGCGATATTACGAAGGCCGCAGAGCAGCAAGCACAAAAAGAACATCCCTATGTCTATGGCGGTAGTGAATTGGCAGGCGCAGTCTTGCCCATGGCATTGGCCCCAGAGGCAAGCGGTCCAGGTCTAGCCGCGCGGCTTGCTCAAGGAGCGAAGATTGGCGCGACTTACGGCGGGATAAGCGGGGCGAGCGAAGGAACCGATCCTCTTGATGCGCTGGAAAAAGCGGCGATTGGTGCCGCAAGCGGCGCTGTAGGCGGCGCTGGCGGTGCTGGATTGGAGACAATCGGGAAGGCTGCGGCTGATTATCTCGTTAAGCCTGCTGTTTCGACCGTCCGCGGTTGGATAAATCCAGAAGTCGAAGCAGCGCGGCGCGTGGCTGGCGCACTAACGCGGGATTATCCGCAAGTAACAGCCGGGACGACGCCAGGACTTACGGGTACTGAGTTTATGGCAGCTAAAGCCGCTGGCGAGCCTGTGATGCTTGCCGATCTTGGCGGCGAGAATACGCGCGCATTGCTGCGCTCCGCAGCCAATACTTCGCCGGAAGGACGCGCCGCTCTTGCTGGGGCGATACAGGAAAGATTCGCTGGCCAGAATGAGCGTGTTGGCGCGGCCATGCGCGGTCTCGTCAGCGGCGGTGCTGATGCGACGACCACGCGAGCAGAATTGCAGGCCGCGTATGACGCGACGCGCGTCGGAGCCTACAAACAGGCATATTCCGATGGCGACAAACCGCTGATTTCTCCAACGCTGGAAACTCTATTAGGGAGTCCAGCCGTCAAGTCAGCCATGAAAGATGCGGTGACGCAAGGACAAGATCGAGCGATCGTGCAAGGTATGGGTGCCTTCAATCCTGGTGTTAGCATCACTCAGGATGGGCGCTTGATCTTCAATAAAGGACCGCAAGGTGTCCCGACGTATCCTAATTTGCAATTCTGGGATTACACATATCGCAATCTTCGAGATGCGGCGTCGGCGGCCATGCGCGCTGGTAGAACGAGCGAGGGCGGCGCATTAACTGGTCTCGCGACTACTATGCGCAACGAACTCGATGATCTTGTGCTGAGCTACAGCAATGCTCGCGGCGTGGCGGCTAATTTCTTTGGTGCCAATGATGCGCTAGAGGCTGGAAGTAAAGCTGCACGCTGGAAGGGTGATCCTGCTATCGTCGTTCAACAGATGGCGAAGATGAAGCCGAGCGAGCGTGAGTTATTTCGTGAAGGATACGTCTCCGCAATGGCAGATCGTGTCGAGGCTACGCCAGATCGAAATGACGTGACGATTCGCGTTCTCAATTCTCCGCAGCAACGTAAACTTTCGACCGCCATACTTGGACCACAAGGCACCAATGCATTGCAGGCCGTAATCAACCGCGAAACTGTTTATGACGCCGCGCGCAAGGCGCTCGGCAACTCAACCACAGTGCGGCAGATGATGGAGGCCGGTCTAGCTGGCGGCAGTATCGGCGCCTTTCTCAGCGGCGGCGATCCGCTGAAGACAGCGGAATGGGCTGGAGCGGCGGCTGGCGCTGGTGCTGGTGCTGGCGCAAGCGGGTTAGTTCGCCATGGCGTAATGACTGGCGCTAAAACGATTCTCGGATATGTTGATCGCAATACGGCTGGACGAGTCGCGGCACTGTTGGCTTCTGATGATCCCACCGAATTGATGCGTGGGCTACAGATAGCATCTCGGAATAAACGTGTCGGTGACGCCCTTGCCGATGTTGCTAGGAGAGCCTCTGCTGTCGCTGGATCGAAGGCTATTCCGCGAATCACGGTTCGTCCTCAGCTTCCAAGTGCCGTAGGTGCCCAACCACAACAACAAGAAATTCCAGGGCCAGCACAGCAGCAGAATACAGGCGGCGCAGTAGAGCAGAAGCCAGAAGCGAAATCGCATGGCGGCAATGTCGATGATTCGCGGAGTCCCGTCGCGCCACATCGCTTTCATCCCCAACAAATTGGAGCTCGCCAAGCGCCTGACGGGGAATGGTATATTAGGGACCCGAAGCGCCAAGGGAAGTTCTTAAAGGTTGTCCCCCGTGCCCGATCAGCCGCTTGATTACGACCTCCTTCCCGTCGAGGCCGATCCGTTTGCCGATCCGCTTGCGGGCGCGACGTCTCAAGGACTGCCACAATCCGCAGTAGACAAACTGGCACAGACGTGGCCAGCGAAACTCGCAAAGCAGACATGGAGTGCCGTCACACTTCCTGGCGACGTTGCCCAAGGCAACGTCGATCCGTTGAGCGACGAGGCGGTTGCGCGGTCTGCTGACCTTGCTGCATTGGCAACTGGTTCCTCGTTCGCGGCCCCGGCAGAACGTGACGCGGCAGGCATGGGCATCCGCGCATTTCATGGCTCGCCGCATGATTTTGAGCAGTTCGATCTATCGAAGATCGGAACAGGCGAGGGCGCACAGGCTTACGGGCATGGATTGTATTTTGCGGAGAATCCGCAGACGGCGCAGGCGTATCGAGATGCGCTTGAACAAGCCAAAGGACCGAAGGCTTATGCAAATACACTACTCACGCAGGCCGATGGCGACTTCGACAAAGCGATTGCCATGGCTCGCTCGCCAGAACAACGAACGACCTCGGCAGGACGCACATACGGCGAGGACGCGATAGCCCATTTGGAGGCGCTGAAATCAGGAGTTACACCTCCCGGCACTGGCAAAATGTACGAAGTCGCAATCAACGCTGATCCCGAGCATTTTCTTGATTGGGATAAGCCGCTGAGTGAACAGAGCCCGAAGGTGCAGGAGGCGTTGCAATCTCTCGGTTACGATACGTCGGTGCCAAGGGCGACAAACAAACAATTGTACGAAAATGCGCGGCGATATTTCAATGGATCACAAGTCAGTAGTGACGCGGCAGAAGATATTGGAATACGTCAATTACTTAAAAAAGCCTACGATGCGTTTCAGCAAGGCCCCGATATTTATGCCGATTATATCAAGAGCGCAGACGACGGTTATGTAAAAAGCCGCTTGATGGGTGCTTATCGCGGCGAGGGATCAAAGTCCGGCGCCAGTTTCTACGGCGATATGAAAATGGAGAAAACTCGCGGCGGAATAGGCTATCAAGAATCACCGAAAGAGGCGACGGAAGTTCTCCGCGAAGCTGGCATCCCTGGCATCAAATACCTAGACCAAGGATCACGCCCCACGCAAGCATCGCTGGCAGAACGTGATGCGCTGCTGAAACGTATTGCCGTTGAAGAATCGACGTTGAATGCAATGCAGAAGAATGCCGATGCCCCATCAGTGCGCGCGGCTTTCAGCCAAGATGAAATCGCATCGCAAATAGCCAAGCAACAGGATTTCATTTCTGATTTGAAGTCGAAAATAACGTCCGCACCGAAGCCTACGAGCAACTATGTCGTCTTTAATGACCGCCTGATAAACATCATCAAAAAATACGGCCTTGCTGGTCTGGTCGCTGGGGGAGCGGCTCACTTTAAGGTTCCGACCAATTGGGAACAGGGCATGGCCAGCGGCGGCAGAGTTATGCGCTACGCCGATGGCGGCGACATAGATGACGTTGGCGCCAACGAATTTCCAGCACCGCACGGCGTCCCGCAACTCACGGTGCATCCGCAACCAACGCCGACTGACGAGGCAAATCGGCCATACGATTTACAAGAAATCGATCACGATCCTTTCGCTCCTACGCTCGCGAGCGAAGCGCCAATAACGCTAGAATCTCTTCCAGCGGCTACGGCGACCGTCAGCAAGATTCCAAGTGCGGTCGGCGTTGTCGCCAAAGGCGCAGCCGAAGGCATCTATAGTGCCGTTGCCGCTCCCGGCGATGTTGTCGCTCGTAAGTTTGATATTGCGCCATCTGGTCCGCCCGACGCACAAGGCAAGCCGACTTGGAGCGAGGAAGATCAAGCGCGCCTCAACATGGCCAACGCGACGGTAGCAAACCGCGCGGCCGATCTTGCCGGGATCGCGATGACGGGCGGATTGCCGATGGCTGAGGAAGGCGCGCTTGGCATGGCTGGCGGGAAGCTGAAAACCGTTAACGGACCCGTCGAAACTACGCCTGGATACGTCTATCACGCCACAAACGAGGAACGGGCCGCCGACATTGCCGAACAGGGGCTCAAGCTGCACAAGCCTAGAGATTTCACGGATCAAGATGTTTGGCCCGATGGTTCGACGGACAGACGAAATTATTTTACGCCTACCGCAAGTAACGCTTGGCAGTTTGCGCCGGAAGAAGGACGCCCTGTTCTATTGCGCATCCCCGCCGATACGCATCCATTCAGGAAGGAATCCACGGGAGACATCTATTCAAACAAAGTAGTTCCGCCATCAAAGATTGAAGCCTTAACGGAAGATGGATGGCGGCCCATAAAGGAAGAGCCAGAAGCGCCAGCGTCACCCCAAGAGCAAATAGCCCCCCGCTTCTATTCCGCCGTCGAAAATGCCGTGACCAACGCCAAGACAAACTCCGCGCCAGCAAATCAATGGCTCGGAATGCTGAGGAACGCTCCAGGCGTCAAACCGGAAGAACTAGATTGGCTCGGAGTCAACGATTGGCTCGCGGATCAGAAGGGAAATGTCTCAAAGCAAGACCTCGCCGATTACATTCGCGGCAATAAGGTCGATGTGCAGGAGGTCGAGAAAGGTGCGCCCGACAAACAGGAAATTACTCGGATAGACAGCGAAATCCGCCAGTTATCGCATTGGCCAGAAAATCCTGGACTTGCTCGCGATCCTGAAAATCAAGCAAGATTGGATAATCTAAACAGACAATGGGAAGCCGCAAGCACTGGTTACGGCCAAACGCCAAAATTTGCTCAATACACTCTCCCCGGCGGCGAGAACTATCGGGAATTGCTGCTGACGTTGCCGACACGGGATCGACCGGCAACGGAGGAAATGAAGAGCACTGGGGCGTGGCTCAGCTACACGAACAATAAAATTGGCGATTACTTGCGCGAAAATCCGACCGCAGTGCCAGCTCGTGACGCTGAATTGGCTCGTTTGGCGATGGAACGTGATCGCCTCGCAACCAAGCTCGCGGCACTTCGCGGTGCTCTCGGGAAAGAATCCTTTCGCTCCTCTCACTGGGACGAACCCAATGTCCTTGCCCACGTCAGATTCGATGATCGGAATATAGGCGGAGATAGGACTCTACACATTAGCGAGGTCCAATCGGATTGGCACCAAAAGGGCAGAAAGGAAGGATACCAAACTGGCGAGGATTTGGCGACACTCAAACAAAGACGTGATGATGCTGGTCAAGTGCTTTCTAAGGCCGAATCCGACCTGTTCCAAGCAGTCAGACCACACGTAAGCAACAATGATTTAGCGCGCGACCTCGTGCAGAGCATTGACCGATCTGCTGGTCTTAATGATTTAAATAATCCGCGACGCTACCAAGAATGGCTATCTGGGTTTGAGCCGCAAGATCGCCCAGCCATTGGCCGTTTTGCTATAGCGCGCATGGCTTATGAGCGCGCGGTGGGAGAATTTGAAGGAACTAAGTTCGGCGTTCCTGACGCTCCTTTCAAAAACACATGGCCGGAGTTGGCCCTAAAGCGCATGATCCGAAAAGCGGCCGACGAGGGTTACGACCGCATAAGTTGGGACACCGGCGCAACGAACGCTGACCGATACGACCTCAGCAAGCAGATTAACGAACTACGCGCTATTCGCAGCGAAGGCACTGACGGCCCGTATTACACGCTCGACGCAAAACTTAAAGGTCGCGACGAGCGGACTCGCGTGGCAGAAAACGTGCCAGAGAAAGAACTTGCCGATCATGTTGGCAAGGAAATGGCCGAAAAGATCGTCAAGGACATTGCTGGCCAGCAAAATAATTGGGGTGTTAAAAATCGAGTCTCCGGTAATTGGTCGCCGCGCTTTACCTCAAAAGAGGAAGCGGTCGCCTATCAAAATTCTCTGCCGAAGTCGGTACGAGATAAGACAGACGTGCTGGCAATGGCGTCAAAGCATGCCGCCGAATACTCCGGTCTCGACCTCAAAGTCGGCGGCGAAGGTATGCGCGGATTCTACGATCAAATCTTGCCTGCTGCCGCCAACAAGTTGGTCAAGAAATACGGGGCGAAGGTGGAGCAGAGCGGCCTACGTGCTCACAACGAAGATAAATGGTATGCTGTTCATTCTGGCCCAAATCAATGGCGCATTTATGATCCGGTTACGGAAGACTACGCACATGGATGGGGAAACTCTACTTTCCCTGATAGAGAATCTGCGAGCATTGCAATTGTGAAAGCGAGAGGCAAAGAAACGCCCATTCACAGCATCAAAATTACACCAGAACTTCGTAAAGCCGCTCTCACTCAGGGCTTCCCGCTATTCAAGCATGGAGGTCGAGTAACTCGCGCCGTTGGCGGTGCAATTCCATGCGGCAACGGCGAACCAGAGCATCAAGAACTCGCCGACTGGCGCAACCAAAGGCCGCTACTCACGATCGGCGAGAACGATCCAGTTGGCACCACAAGAAGGAAAAATGCTCCACAGTCAGACGACGACGTAATTGAACGCGCTAGCGGCGGTCGCGTATTGCAACGCGGTCTCACAGTCGAATACGCCTATCCGCTTAATCGTTGGGGAGTCTTCGATAAAAGCGGAGCGATGCTTTCGACAGGAAAGACGAAGGACGATGCGATTGAAGCGTTAATATCGCATCGGGCCGATGGCGGTGCGGTCCCCGAAAGTCAGCCGATCGAGCAATGGCGCCCATCGACAAACGTCGAGGACGCAAGGAACGAAACGCCGCTCGATAAGCTCGAACAGAATTTCATGCTGAATGTAAGCGGCCAGCGAGATAATTGGATCAGCGACCTTAGTAACGTAATCAGAGGTCAACCGACTGTCTCACAGCGCGAGCGCATGCAACGGGCGCACGGTGGCCGAGTCGATCCGAAGAATATCGACCCGAATCCGACTGAGGCACAGAAGCATGCAGGGAATTATAAAAAGGACAGAATCCACGCCAGAGGCATGGAGATTATGATCGAGAACGCGGCCGGTTCAACGCGGTCTGGCATCGATAAGAACGGAAAGCCGTGGTCCGTCAAAATGCCAAAAAATGCCCATTACGGCTATATCCGTGGCGTGACGGCAAAAGACAAAGATCCCCTAGATTGCTTCGTCGGTCCTCATCGCCTAGCGCCTCATGTCTTCATCGTCGATCAAATTGATGCAGACAGCGGAAAATACGACGAAGGAAAATGCCTCCTGTTCTTCGCGAATGAGCGGCAGGCGAGACGTGCCTATGAAGCGTCTTTTTCGGACGGCAGAGGCAAGGATCGAATAGGCAAAATTACTGGGGTAACTTTGGGCGAATTTAGGGATTGGCTCGATCACGGAAACGTGAAGAAGCCATTTGAGCATGTTCGTAGCCGTCAAGAGCGAGTGCAGGATATTCTTAAAAGGCACGGTGTTTTTCGGGGTGGCAATGAATTATCGAAGAATTTACAATCGCTTGATGCGAAGAGCTAGGTCGCGTGGCGCGTTATCAGTCCGCACTGAACGCCATCACGTCAAACCGCGATGCTTGGGTGGTTCAAACGAGTTGAAAAATCTCGTTCGTCTGACCCCAGAAGAGCATTATGTCGCGCATCAACTGCTCGTCAAAATATATCCTGGGAATGGGAAATTGATCTGGGCCGCTCTGGCAATGACTGGAGGCGGTAACGGAGTTGGCAATGGGAGGAAGGGCAACAAGTTGTATGGTTGGCTACGAAATCAATTTATTAAAAATCAAACTGGGCGAACGCTTCCAGAGGAAACAAGGAGAAAGATCTCAATAAAAAGCAAAGAGCGCAATCAGGGAGAAAATCATCCGTCATTTGGTCTAAAGCGATCTCCAGAAACATGCGCTCGCATTAGCGCGGCTCTCAAAGGTAAACTTAAAGGAAAAAAACGAGGTCCATTTTCCGAAGAACACAAGGCTAATATAAGCGCGGGGAAGAAAAAATTATTGGCCGATGGGTGGCAACCTCACTTCAAAAAAGGCATGAAACACGACGATGAGACTAAGGCCAAGATGAGAGCGTACTGGGCGACTCATCCAGCGAGTGCTTTTGATGTTACCGTTGAGGGTGTGACTATGCCGTTTCTTACTGCGTGTAAAAAATACCATATCGAACGGAAGATTGCGCGTATGCGCCTCAAAAGAGGATGGCCAACTGACCTCGCGTTCAAAGCGCCTCTGAATTATCGAGGCTTGGTAAAGAAGCCGAAGTTTACACAGAAAATGCGGGATGCGCTTAAAAAACAGATCGCTGAGGGCAGGGGGATCTTTAATCCTAAGACGAGAGCAGAATTTTCGCGGCGTGGCGGAATAAAGACAAGTCAACTATGGAAGGATATTCGGAAGGCCAGAGGCGACGGTGAGGCACAGATGGCGTTGCCGTTCTGAGAGCCTTTGCACGTCGCCGACCGCAAAGAGCGCGTCCGCAGCATCCTAGAGCGGCACGGCGTTCAGTAACCCGCTTAGATGTGGTAAGATCGAATCAGCCATCCTCCACAGGGAAAGGCTATCACCTCTAGCCAAATAGGAGGCTTCCATTTGCGATTATAGCCTAATGAGCGTCGCCTCTCGCAAAGCTGCCATTGGCGACAAATTGGTTACTACGGTTTTCGATAACGCAGTCACCCACGGTCTCTCGGCCGCCGATGACTGTAAGACCGCAATCTGCTGTCTCCCAGGTACGGAGATCGCCTTCGACGAAAACGTGAAGATTGCCGTCCCTGGCTACCTGCTGTGGGGTACAGACAAGGAAGTTCCCCATAAGGTTGCTATCTTCCGCCAGCTTAACAAAGAGCACCAGCATGTGCACCACGATGCGCTGGAGTTCCCTGACGGATCGACGGCGCTGATCCACGACCTTGTACCAGGACAGACGGCGACAGTGCTACAACTGCCGGCCGAGCCACGGACCGAGAAAGAAGCCGAAGATCAGCGCAGGCTCGAAGTCGTCGGCTAAGAGCGTAGTGGATTGGCGATGATTTTGCGGGGCGGTTTCGGCCGCCCCGTTGCTATGATGGCGTAATCCAAGGATAATCCGCCGCTAGCCAAGGAGTCAGCCATGAGCCTCGTCGGGAAGTTTGTGTTTCACATGACCGAAGAGTTTCACCAGATCGGGGAGATAATCGAGCAAGTCACCCCGGACATCGTAATGATTCGATGGCAGAAGATGCACAACGAACCCGGAGTAAGTCCCGGTAATCCCTCGGTATTGGTGTCGATTCAGACGATGGCGGAGCGCGATGAGGAAGGCTTTAATAGTTGGGAGTTCTACGATAGTCGCGCTGATGTCGAAGCCTTCCACGAATGGGTGTGCACTCCCCCAGACGAGGAGCCATCGACAAAGGTGGTGAAACTCGTCAACTAGGCCCCCGAAATGAGCGCGGGGCACCGGCATTCTCACGATCTCACCGAGTCGGAGATCGACGACCTTTTGTCAGAGGCGCTGAGTGATCCAAAAATCAAGGCTCGCTTAGCGGCGCCCTTCAAACTCAATGCGCGTCACGACATTCCGCTTTTGGGCAGCAGCAGTATCGGCGGCGGAACGGTTTATATCGACCGTCATCTGCGGCGGGAAGGCTTTCCCTTCGCCGTTTTGCTAGTCGATGGGCGGCCGTTGAACACGAAAAACGGCCTTATCGCTCACGAGAGATTTGAGCAGGCCGCGGAAGACGTTCTCGGCTGGCCATACAAAATCGCCCATGCCGTTGCGACAAAGTACGAAGAACGTGATTACGCGCGGCGCGGATTTGATCCCCGTTCGGTTGAAAAGGTTTATGCGCCGTTCATCCGATCCGACGAAAGCGAGTCTCTGAAAACAGTGCCAACCGATTTGGATTTGCGACCGCTAGCCGATGATCCGAAATTGCTGGCGAGGGTTAGGGCGGCGCAGGATATGCTGAAGCTCTCGCATGAATCCGTCCAATACGTCGATCCTTCGCGGTTCGCGAATCGGAAATGCCAAGATTGTGTGATGTTTGTCCCAGACAAATACGCTGGGCCCGCCTGTACCGCGACCAAATCCCCGATCAATCCGAGCGGATTCTGTAAGCTATTTGAGCGCGGCCGACTCGATCATCCGACCAAAACTTGACAATCGTGCGAGAAGCCGAATAGTCTCCCGCAATTACCGACGCCACACGCTGTTGGCGCCGAAGGGCCGATCCTCCCGCGCCGGGAGTTGATCTGCCGAAGGGACCAAGCCAGCCCGAGCCGGGCAAAGGCGAAATCCAGCACCGATGTTGCCACGCGCCGTGGCGACCGACCTTCGTAGGCAGAACTGCGCCGCGCCGGCCCAGCGAGCCAGACGGGGCGATTTTGCCATGGCTACTGCTAACGTCCTATCGCCGTTCGGCTTCCTCCAGGTCGGCACCGCGAGCGGGCCGCCGAACTTTGCGCAGGCCGGTTCCGCGCATCCGTACAGGATCAAAGCCGGGTTCGTGACGGCGATCTACAACGGCGATGCCGTCCGAATGTGGATATCCGGTGACGACTCATCGGGAGCGGCGGGCTACATCACGCCCTGGGTGGTCGGCGATGGTAGCGGCGCCACCAAGATCCTCGTCGGCATTTTCATCGGCTGCAGTTACTACTCGACCAGCCAGAAAAAGACGGTCTGGAACAACTACTATCCCGGATCGGATGCCGCTGCGGATGTCGACGCCTTCGTGGTCGACGACCCCAACTCGGAATGGATGGTTCAGGGCGGTGCTTCCGCCCTTGGATACGCGACGATCGGACAGACGATCGACATCGCCGCGACCCCGGTGGGGAACACGACGACCGGCCAATCCGGAATGTCCGTGGTTTCGCCGAGCACGACCATCACGTCGCCCTTCAAGATCGTCAACATGGTGACATCGCCGCCCGGCTCGCCTGGGCGAGACGTCACCTCTGGTTACAACAACGTCATCGTGGCGTTCAACAACCAGCAATTCAAAGCGCTGTTGGGAGTTTGAACCATGGCCATCAACGTCTCAGCAGTACGCGACCTCCTCATCCCTGGTCTCCGGGGCGTGGTCGGCGAATACAAGCAATGGCCCGCAATCTGGCCCAAGCTCTTCGACCAAGGCAAGTCGGAAATGGCACAGGAGCGCACGGCTTCGATGCGCTTCCTGCCGCTCGCGCAGCTCAAGACCGACGGCGGCCAGACCCAGTTCGATAACGCATCTGGCGAAGCCTTTGTCTACAACCAACTGCATGTCGGCGTTGGATTGGGTTATGCGATCACCCGCAACACCATCGCGGACAACCTCTACAAGGCGCAGTTCCGGCCCTCCAACCTCGGCCTGCAGCGTTCATTCTCTCAGACCAAGGAAATCTACGGCGCCGCGGTGTTCAACAACTCGACCGTCTACGACACCGCGATCGGCGGCGACGGCCAGCCGCTTCTGAGCGCCGTCCACCCGCTGCCCGCAGGCGGTTCCGGTCCGACGACCTTCGCCAATACTCCGACGACCGCCGTCGACCTCAACGAGTCGTCCCTGCTTAACGCGATGATCGCAATCCAGACCGGCTTCTACGACAACGCCGGCCTCCGCATGATGGCAACCGGCAAAACGCTGGTCATCCATCCCAACAATGAGCCAGTGGCACTCCGCCTGCTCCGCGCCGAGCTCCGTCCCGGCACCGCCATGAACGATCCGAACGTCATCGGATCCGTAGCCGGCGGCATCACCGACTACGTCAAGAACGTGTTCTTCACCTCCCCGTATCCCTGGTACATCAAAACCGATCAGCCGGGCCTGCTATATCTCGAAAGGGAACCGTTTGAGGTGGACCTCCAAGTGGATTTTACCACAGATAACTTACTAGTGAAGGGATGGGAAAGATATTCGTTTTCCTTCAACGAACCTCGGAGCATCTACGGTTCGGCTCCTACAGCTTAGTATTCGCTAGCGTTTCTGAGTTAATCGAGTTACTACTGAGTTGTCGGTTTACGAAGGAAAACACTTGCGAATGGAGTGGTAACGTGTTACAAATGTCCTCCTTAAACAATGGAGGACGCGATGACACGGAAGCAGCCGACCCCGACGCAAGAACGACTGAAGGAACTTTTCGACTACGACGCTGAGACCGGAATCTTTACGAGGAAGGTTGAGACGCGCCAAACGAAGGCGAGAAAATACGGCAAAGTAGGAGCCGGAAGGATAACGGAACTCGGATACGTCATGCTTGGAGTCGATGGGGTCAACTACAACGCTGGTGCGCTGGCTTGGGCGTACACTCACGGTGAGTGGCCAAGCCGCGTGAAATACTTGGACGGCATCAAGACCAATAATCGGCTTGCCAATTTGGCTCTCAACGAAAGGGATAAGGAAGCCGTTGCAAAGCAGTCGCTTACTCAAGAGCGGCTAAAGGAATTGCTACACTACGAACCAGAAAGTGGCTTTTTCACTTGGCGCATCAGGTCGTCCATGTCGACCCCCGGCGAACGGGCCGGTGGACTTCATGGGTTTGGCTATCGCCAAATCGGTCTCGACTACAACAAGTATCTAGAACACCATTTGGCGTGGCTCTACATGACGGGAGAGTGGCCCGTCGACGAGATAGACCACATCAACAACGTCCGCGACGACAATCGTTGGTGCAATCTACGCGAAGCCAATAGGAGTCAGAACGGCCACAACAAGAGGCTCCATCCGAAGAGCACGACCGGCTTCCCTGGCGTTTCGCGACACGGAAATGCTTACAGAGCAACAATCTCTGTGGACAAAAAGTCTCTCCACTTAGGGCGATTTGCCACTTTGGCGGAGACGCGCGTCGCGCGGTTGCTCGCTGAGGTCCAATACTTTGGACATTTCACATCGTTTGATGAGAGCCGCGATAGCCTCATCAAGGTGGACGAGAACTGCGCAATCCGCTTGGAGGTGGTAGACGGTCGCGAACTTCGTACTTTCGACCGTGACGGCAACCCTTTCCGAGTTGGTTGGGCTACAATCAAATACATCATCGATTCGTGGTCGGACGGCACTGGAATTGAGGCCCTTTCAGCCCCGGAGAAGGACTAGCGACAATGGCAAAAGAAACAGACGCAATCCCCACCGATGAGGAGATCGTTTTCGTAGCGAAGGCCATGGATGACGGAAACGAACACGCTCTCGATTGGGATAGTCATCCGGAGCGCTGCGAGAATGTGAGGGTGGCGGCGCGGAAAGCCATTCTTGCTTATCGAGCTTGTCAGCGATTGGGAGAGGTTCAGAAACCGAAAGCTGCGGCCGACCCGGATCTGGTCAAGGAATCCAATGTCGGCGGCGACCCGAATAAACTCGGCAAGGGCGAGCGCTGGGAAACAGCGGCGGAGAACCGTGCGGCCGACCGGGCGGACAAGAAAGCACAACGTCCATAGGGACTAGCCAACCCCCGAAGATCGGCGCGGGACGTGACGCCGAACAAGAGGATACAAAATGGCTCTGTTCAATCAATCTCGAGGCGGTATCCAGAATCAATTTGGCATGCCGCTGTTCGGCATCGCCGGCACCCCGCCATTTACGGGGAATCAATTCTGGGTTGACGCGACAAACGGCTCGGACGGCAATACTGGCGGTCCGCAGGATCCGTTGGCGACGCTGACACAGGCGTTGGCGCTCACGCAGAACGGCAACAACGATGTGGTGTTCCTGTCCGGGACCGTCCATACCACGGCGACGGTGACTTGGGCCAACAACATGACCCATCTCATCGGGCTTACGGCGCCGAGCAACAGCAATCGGGCGCGCATTTCCGCGACCGGGGCGACGGCGTTTAGCCCGCTGGTCAACGTGACCGGGTACGGCTGCAACTTCATCAATATCGGCACGTTCCACGGCGGCTTTACCGGGGCGACGGGTTCGCAAGTATGCTGGAACGAAGGTGCGAGCGGCGGCGGCCGGAATTACTACAAGAACTGCCAGTTCTACGGCGGCGGCGACGCGACGACGGCGGCTCTCGCTGGCATGCGCTCGCTCACCGTGACGGCATCGGACGAGAACGTGTTCGAGGATTGCACGATCGGCCTCGACACGATTGTCAGGGCGACGAATGCGAACGCCTCTATGGAGGTGATTGGCGGATCGGCGCGGACGAGAATGCTGCGCTGCCTGTTCCAAGCCAACGTCAGCGATGCTTCGGACGTGCATATCACCGCGGCTGCGGCTGCCATCGACCGTTTCCTACTGCTTCAGGAATGCGCGCTGATCAACGCCATCGATTCTGGTGCCACGGCAATGTCTGCGGCGATCACCAACGCCGGATCGGCCAGCGTCATCCTAAACGGCTGTATCTCGATCGGTGCCACGGCAATAGCTACCACAGGTCCGGTCTATGTGAACCAGATCAGCGCGGCCGGCGCGACGACCACGGGTATCGGTATCAAGGCGACCTAACCGCTAACCTGATCGCTGGCGGGTCAAATCCAGCGGCCGAGCCCACGGATCCGGGCCTAGAGGACTGAGCGATGAGCCGAGCAAGACACAAACGGGCCCGCGGTGGCTCGACCAAGCCCGTCTGGGAAGCTGGCGGCGAAACCAATGCGGCCAAGGAAGCCGAAGAGAAGACCGAGGGCGAGCACCTCCGGCGCGGCGGGCATGTGGATGGCGAAGGCCACAAGCCGAAGCATCGGGCCGACAAGCGGGCTCGCGGCGGCAAGGTCGACGGCAAGGAACCGCACCACGAGGTCAAGGGTCACAGTATGCATCATAGGCATGGAATGAGTATTCCGGGCCGGAAGAGGGGCGGCGGCGTCGGCGCAAATCGCGTGCCTTTGAGCACCGCGAGCACCGTAAAGCACGTAACTCCAGGAGAACTAAGCGAATCCGGCGAGCCGTCCGACTGAGGTGGCCTTGGTATGGCAAGGCTGACTTACCGAGCGCGGAAGCACCTGAAATCAGGCAGCTTCATCTTTCCGGAGGAGCGGGCCTACCCGATACCTGACGAAGATCATGGCCGGAATGCGCTTGCGCGGGTTAGTCAGCACGGCTCGCCCGAAAAGAAGGCCAAGGTTCGCGCTGCTGTCCATCGCAAGTTTCCAGGCATCAAGGTCAGCGGCGAGGGCGAGAAACCGAAGCACAGAGCGGACCGAGCGCCGCGCGGGGAATAGAGGTGGCGCGTGGCTCTAAGGACGGTCTTTACCAAGCAGCTAGCGGCGGCCGGCAGCACTAACATCTGTACGAGCCAGAGCGGGTCGGCAGGCGTTCCGCTGGTCCTGAACGGCTCCACGACCCATTATCTTTCAACGACGACCACGGCGGCTGCGGCGGCCGGTACGAGCGTACTGACGCTGACCTCGGTTACTGGCCTGGTCGTTGGCCAGCCTGTCTCCGACACCACGGCAAACGTAATTCCAGCCGGCACCACGATTGTCGGCATCAGTTCGGCTGCCAAGACGGTCACGCTGAGTACCCCGATTGGCGGCGCTGGCGTCGGCAGCGGCGACACGATTGTCTTTACCAGCGCAGCGACTATCGACACGGCGACGGCGGCAAATTCGGCGATCGGGCGCCGAGTGGTCCTCGCCTACACCGGCACCGATACCAGCTTCACCATCGTCGGCACCAATGCTGCAGGAAACACGATCACGGACGTCGCGGTCGGCAGCAGCGGGGCGGCGCAATCAAATCTCGACTTCGTGACTGTCTCGAGCCTTACGCCGGTCGGCGGCGGCCTGACCGCGCTTACTGCGGGGACGAATGGCGTAGGATCCTCGCCGTGGGTATCGTTCAACTGGCGCGGCTATGCCCCGATGAGCATAGGAGTGGGGATCGAGCTCGTCAGCGGATCGGTCAATTTCACACTGCAATACACCTACGACGATCCGAACAATCTCGAGGGCGGCGCGCTGTTCCCGCTGGCCTTCAATTCTTCCGTTATTGTCGGTGCGTCTGCCACGATCGACGGCGTGCTTCCCAATTCGGTGAACGGTGCATGTACTGCCGGTCGGGTGCTCATCAATTCCGGTACTGGCGAATTGCGGGTGAGATTCGTACAGGCGGGGGCTGGCTGATGAAACGGATAATCGTCGGCCTCGCCTTCTGGATCCTCGCTTGCGCCGGAGCAGACGCGCAAAACGTCGTTCCGATCGTGAACGGAGCCCCGGTTAGCACCGGCAATCCGATGCCGATAATCGGCTCGATCAGCGCGACCACCAGCGCGACGGCGGCGGCCACATTGTCGTCAGGTCTTACGCCCGGTTCCAACGCGATCTACGAAAGCCTCGGGGGTGGCCTCTACGTCCAGCCAGTGTTCGGTTCTGCGAGCGGTAGCGGCACGCAGGTCGATGCGACGCATGGCCTGCCGGTTAATATCGTCGCCGGAGCCGGTTCGGGAGGAACAGCCATCGCTGATGGTGCGACGTTCACGGAGGCTTCGACCTCGTTCACTCCTATCGGCGGCGAGTACGTCTCCGGCGGCGGTGCGAACTGTACGACGGGCAAGGGCTGCACGGTGCAGATGACTATCGACCGCATGGCCTATGTAAACATCGGTAAGGTCGGCGGCGCGGCGACAGGTACAGCGGGAAGCGCCGGGACTGGTGTCCTGACCGTACAGGGCATCGCCAGCATGACGCCGCTCCTGATAAATCCTGGTACGATTGCAACTTGGGGACTTGCGACAGTAGGCGCCGGATCCGCGCCAACGAATGCTTTAGTTGGCGGGGCAATTTATAACTCCACGCCTATCACAGTCACAAATACTCAATCTGCCGCCCTGCAAAGCGATGCCAATGGCTTTCTCAAGGTCAATGTCGCGGCGAGTGTCGCCCCGGCGGGGATAGCGCAGGGCGCAACGTATTCAGCCCAGACGTTCACGCCCGTTATGGGCCTTGCCTCGACAAATGCCCCGACAGCGACGAATGGGGACTTGTGGGCGCTCAGCATCTCGCCCTCGAGCGGCGGTGTTCGGATTGATTTGAAAGATTCGGCGTCGAACACCAATGCGTTCCTTGTTACCGGCACTGGCGGTACTTTTCCGGTCACTGGGACATTCTATCAAGCTACGCAGCCAGTCTCGATTGCCAGTGGGCAAGTCGTTTCTGGCGCATTTGCAACTGGCGCAATGGTTGATCTTCTGACTTTCCAAGGATCGAAGGCTCCTGGTACAGCGGCGGCAAATTCGTTGCTGGCTGGTGGAGAGTACGTTTCAGCCGGCGTTACCCTCACGACCGGCCAGCAGGCCGCATTGCAACTGGATGCCAGTGGCAACCTTAATGTGAACATTAAGGCTGGGGCTGGTTCTGGCGGAACGGCAATAGCGGATGGCGCGACCTTTACCGAGGCTTCGACCAGTTTCACGCCTGTCGGCGGTGAATACGTTTCTGGCGGCGGTGCTAGTTGCACCACCGGCAAAGGCTGCACGGTGCAGATGACCATTGACCGTATGGCCTATGTCAACATCGGCAAGGTCGGCGGCGCAGCAACGGGCACTGCTGGTTCGGCGGGCACTGGCGTATTGACTGTCCAAGGCATCGCCAGCATGACGCCGATCAGTGTAAGTATTGCGAGCGGGGGAATTGCCAGCGGGGCCATTGCAGCCGGTGCCGTGTCCGCTGGTGCCTTCGTCAGCGGGTCGGTTCTTTCCGGTGCCTACGCTTCCGGCTCTCTCGCTTCTGGCGCGGTCGTGGATATCACCAACGGCACGGATACGGCCTATGCCGGTTCTGGTTCGACCAGCCTCGATGGCTATCTCAAGGGTATTTATAACGGGATTACGAGCGCGGTTCCTTCGCAAGCTGTCAAAGTGCCTATCGGCGGCGTGGGTCTTTGCGATGGTGGGAACGGCGCGACCAATCCGTGTACCACGGCGGCGACGGTGAAGGCGGCTTCGACTGCTGCTGCCGCCACCGATACGTCCGTTGTAGTACAGATCAATTCGGCAGAGCAGCCTAATGTTCCAGTATTTAACGGAGCGAATTTCTATGTGACCATTGCTGCTTCGCAGACAGCACAAGTATTACAAAGTTCGACGGGGGCAACTGGTGACTATCTCTCCCATTGCACGATTGTTCCTGCGACGACTGCGCCAGGTGTTGTAACTATTCTGGATAACTCAACAGCGATCTACAGTTATCCAGGTGGCGGCACCACGGCGTTGCTTACGCTCGTTCCCTTCACAATTCCTGTTGGAGCCAAGAGCGTTAGTGGAGCCTGGAAAGTTACAACGGGCGCGAACGTCAGCGTCGTCTGTGTTGGGAAATTCAGCTAATGCGGAAGGTAATTTTTGCGCTCCTGGCAGCCCTGTTGTTGTCAGGGCAGACATCCGTATTGCCGGGTTTTGCCCCCGGTACCTTTCAGGACACAAACGCACTTACAGTTAAATCGTCCGGCGGTTCCTGCACGATCAACTCCGTCAGTCTCAGTGCCAATACTTTCAATGGCCCGGCATCAAGCGGCACGGTGATCGGGACGATCAGTTCAAGCACGACAGGAAGTTGTGCAGCGAACGCTTTTACGCTTTCCGGCACTAATGCTGCTAGCTTCCAGATAAGCGGCACCAGCCTGGAAACCAACGGCGTCGTGCAGGCAGGCAGCTACAGCATCAATATCGTCAATACGATTGCTGGTGCGACAGGATCGCCATATACGCAAGCCGAGACGATCACCGGGAATTATTTCGGCCCTGGCGATATGACACTCGCGGCATCCACGACCGATTGGTACGGGATACGGGCCTACAATCAAGCGCAGGCTGCAGCTACCGCCAATATCGCGATTTTCCAGAGATCAGGAGATGCTTACGCTTCTTCTTGCACCGGCATTTCTAATATATATGGAGCGTTGGATTTAACGACGACTTATTGTGCAGGTTCCACTAATTTGCCGACATGGTGCGGCGCGTCGTCTGGCCACTGCGTTGTTGGTACGCTTTATGACCAAGTGGGAAGCAATAATGCCACGTCTACCACAAATACCCAAAAACCAACACTCGCATTTAGTTGTATAGGAAGCCTACCATGCCTGCAATTCATTGGCATTAACTCTACCCAACTTAAAGCAACGATAACTAGCGCGACGTATGGCAATCTAATTGCCGTAGCTAACCGGAATCCCACTTCCACATCGAGAATGGACGTTATTTCCAAGACGAATGATCTACTGTCATTTTATGCGGCGACCAGCGAAATAGGATTTTACAATCTTGGTACAACTCTGGCGTCCGGAGCAGCCAGCGTCACCGACGCGGCATGGCATGTAATTGCTGCCATGTTTCCAACTACCTCTGCCACTCTTTATTGGGACGGCACCACCGGAACTGGGACAGTCAATGTCGGGACAAGTGGCGGTACGGGTTTTTGCATCGGTGGTAACGCAACCTGTGCATCGAACTATCTCACAGGTTATTTTGTCGAGGGTGCTTGGTACGCTGGGACCACAGGACTGACGACCGCCAACGTGAATACCTATTGCACCAATGCGTCGAACTACTGGGGCATTAGCAGCGCATGTTAAGGCGCATTGCAATCCTGCTGATCCTCAGTCTTGCTGCATGGACGCACGGCATTCCAGGCGCTAGCAGCCCATCAAGCATTCAGCTTAATTTCGCAACCAGCGCGGCGACAAACTGCTCGACCATAACATCATGTCTGAGCATCACTAGAGCCACGCAAGAGACATGCGAGACTATCGGGGGCGCGATCACCTACGCCTCGGCGGGGAATGCCTGCATCACCAGCGAAGGTTTACAAGTCTATCAGGCTGGCACAAACCTAATCACTGATTCACAGGATACGACTAATTGGAGTAATACCGGGCTTGCGTCCTTTTCCACTGGCGCAACAGGGCCTGACGGCAATAGTAACGCCTTCACTCTAACCGACGACACATCGAGCGGCGCACATTTCGCTAATATCTCGTTCTCGGTCACAAGCGGAAATTACTATGTCGTCTCCGGCTTCTTCGCGGCGGGGACATGCGCCAGCGGTGTGACGACACAGGAGTGCAGTTACGGCGCATTGAGTATTGCAACGGCTTCGCTGAAAAGCGGCGTCGATTTTGATGCGGCCAACTGTTACATCCTCGCTGGCAATGGCGGCGGCGGGCTGACCACCGGCAGCAATATCAAGGTATTCCAGCCCAAGAAATTCTCCTACGGCGGCAAGACGTGGTGCCGCATCGGCTACATCGCTCTCGCGACCGGAACGTCCAGCGTCAGTCTCCACGTCGCGATGGTCAACGGCATCCCGCAGCTTTACACGCCGGGGCCGAGCTATACATCGCAGAACGTCAGCGGCGGCTCGACGCTTCTCGCGTTTGGGGTTGACGTAAAGGTCGGTACGACGTGGCTACCATATTGCCCGTCATCTGTCGGCACCTGCAATGCCGATGTCATTACCGCTAGCGGTGCTCTGAAAACGATGCTGGAAGGCTCCGCGCTGCGTGTCGTCGCGCAGACGGCGGAATTTGCCGAGGACCAATCACTCAATACGTCAGCCACCGCACCGCTCGCGCATACGATCCTTGGGGTTGTCAGTTCCAGTACTGCTCTTACGGCGCTCGGCAACGGCGACGGTTCTACGGTAGCCCGCACGGCTTATACGAATTGGCCCGTCACGACCGGGAAACACACTGCGGGAGTGATAACGCGCTATTACAACACCAACTACTTCGGCCTGAGCGCCGATGGCAGCGGGCGCGTCTTGGCGCTAAACGGCGTGTCCGTCTCCGACAGCAATGGCATCGGTGCGTCCACGCTGGAATGTATCGGGTCGCTTTCATCCAGCGCCGCCTGCGCTTCTGGCTCCAACTATTGCGATTGCGTCATCGCCAATCTGACGGTGTGGAACACCCGCAGCGATACCGCAATGGTGACGGCGACGAATAACTCGAACGTGCTTGCCCCGATTGCTTCCTACACCGGCATTGTCGCCAATCACACGCGCAATCCGACCACGACAAGCAGCGCCTATTCGATGTCTCGCTCGCACCACCGCGCGATGGAGAATATCACTTCGCTGCAACTCGCGCTTGCTAACTATTATCATCCAAACGCGCCAAGCGCAGAAACAGGGCCGAGCGGAACGACCAACATGACGGCGGGGATTGAATACCCGCTTGGTACTTGTACGCAGGTCTTGTTTAGCGGCATTGCTGAGGGAAGTACCGGGGCTGTCAGTACGCTTTACTCGGATTCTTTATCCATCACGATACCGGCAGGACAGGACTTTTGGGTTCGTGTGTGGCGCAACAACGGAAATGGCCTTGTCTTTCAAGGCAACACCAATTTTCGCGACAGTAGCAAGGATGGTCTTGGCCATCCTAACGAGGTCACGACGATCAGCGGCAGCGATCCAGGCGACCACACGACCGACTGTGCCGCAATTACCTCTAACACCGGGAGCGCCTATTACTATCCTGATGCCATTATCGGGCCGACGACGCAGCATACCTACTGCATTGCTGGCGACAGCCGATCCTTCTCTTATCTCGATGCGCTAGACGACGCGGAAGGTATGCTTGGCGATGTCGAACGGATCGTAGAACCGTACTATCCTGTGCTTAATCAGTCTGACGGTGGCGATGCGCTTAACAATTACACGGTAGCGAACTCAAGCCCGAACAGACTTGCGGAACTAGCCTACTGTTCTGGCATGTTCGTGATGTACGGCGGTAATGATATCTTCCAGGATACAAACAGCGCAGCGACGGTCGAGGCCAATGCACAGAAGGCATACGCATTCTCGTCAAAGTTGCTCGGTGGTTCTGGCGGTCCAGTATGGCAGACAACAACCTACACACAAACGACCGGATCAGACACTTTCACAAGCATCGCAGGTCAGACGCTTAATTCTGCCTACACGGTCAACGACACGGTGAATACCTGGATCAAAGGCAACACCGCAGCAATCCTAGTTGCCGGTGGCTGTACTGGATGCAGCACTTACGCAGGAAATTTCGACCTCCAAGGCGGCTCTCCGGTAAATGTATTCAGTTCGGCCTATATCCCTGGCGGGACATACTATTGGTGTTTCAATACGGTCGTTGTTCAATCCTGTACACAAGATAACTTGCATCCGACGCAGTATGCTAATCACCTTATGGCCAACGCCTTCCAGCACCCGACGCTGCAATGAAGCTCGCGCGCACCATAGCCTGCCTGCTCTGCCTTTCACTTGGCGGCTGGACACATGGCTCTGGACCCAGCGCGATAACTCCGGTCGGGGCTGTACCAGCAGTTCTTGATCTTGGTCCAATCCAAGGCGGCGATTTCGCCTTCGCTAATTGGTTCAAGTCGTGCAGCCCATTTAGTTCTTCCGCCATATCAGTTTTGAATGCCGATTTCTACGCGACTTCCGCGCCGGGAACTGACCTTACTTGCAATATCTACATTCCAAACGGAACAGGCAACGGCGACATTGGTTCGTCTGACTTGTTCATCAAATGGTCAACTGGGCCGCAGACCTTCAGGATAACAGGTGGCGGTGGCGTTACGGTCACCAGTACAACAGGGACGGGCTGCTCATTCAGCGGATCGACATTTACCGGGACTGGCGCTGGTGCCTGTCGCTTCATTTTTCATTTCAATTCGGCATATCCAACACAGATAACGGTCACTCTGCCGACGACGGGATCATATAGCGGTGACGGCAACGCTATGATGGGACTGGAGAGTCAGGAGACAACGATAACTAATGGTGTCGGGCCGAATTGCAGCCTCGGCATCTGCTTTAATCCAGATTTTGTTTCCTTGATCTCGACAGCACCGGGCGGTACGCCGCCGTGCAGTTATTATGGGGCGTGCTCGTCGCTAAATCCTCGCGTCTTGCGTTTTCTCAATTGGACAGACACGTCAAATGGCAATGTATCGAGTTGGGCCAACTTGGCGAGTCTCAATTCATTCAGCTACAATCTGAACGCTTCCTTCAATCAATCTTGGTACACAGGGAGCATCAACAGTTCCGGCGGCGGCACGAATTACATCGCAAATTGTTCTGGCGGAACATGCTCTTGCCCGGGTACTCTGACTGGCGCGATAATCCAAGGCGAGTTGGACGTAACTAACACTCTAGCGCCAACGATCAACTGGTGCGGACTTGGGGCCAAACCCATCGCGCAACTCTATGGAGCGCAGACGCTTACCTTGCATCAGATCAGCGCCAGCACGATGCACACGTTTGTCTATGACAGTTATCTTCAAGTCTGGACCTACTGGAACAATAATGGGGTGACGCAGGGCGTGCCTATTGCTGTCACGGTCGCACTGTGCAACGTGACGCACACGAACTGTTGGGTGCAGATTCCGACGTTCTTTGATCCTGTAGCCGATTCGGCTTCTATCACGTCGTTTGCAACCTACATGGCGACCGCTCTCGTCAAGGGGCTTAAGTGGTTTCCCGAATACAGCAATGAGATATTCAATTTCCAGAATTATCAGACCGAGCGGGCGGAAGTGCGTGGATTGCAGAGAGGGTTTCCGGCGACCAGTGGTGTCAACGAACTAGCCTACGACGAGTACGCGTACAATCGTTATCTCGTGATGCAACTGGTATCTGCCGCGTGGGTTGCCGCTGGCCGGTCAATGACAGACTTGGAGCGCATGGAAACGTGTACCTGCACTGGAAGTATAGTCGAAAATCTGCGGTTGCTTGGAAATGATCTGACGTTTGACAGCAGCAATAATTTTACATTAGGAGCTGGGGCTTCGCCGGTCAGCGTTACCGGGTCGGTATCGACCACTGCTTGCGCAGGAATTTCCAGCACGCTTTCCCCGACCGGAACGATGACGGTTAATTCAGGAACGGGTATTCAACTAGGAATGCAAGTGATACCGAACGGCGGCACTTCGCTTCCTCTCATTGTTATCTACAAGAACAGCAGCACGTCTTGGTGCGTCAATCAGGCAACGACGGTTGGGAGCACTACTCTGACGCTATCGAGCGGTGCGATAGCAACCAATTATTCGAGTTCATCCCCGACGCATTGCCCGGTGTGCGACCAGATGGACGATTTAAGCTATGCGCCGTATCTAAACGGCGCTCAGATTCTTTCAGTTCAGACTACCGGATCGGGGCCACAACTGCTTAACGGAACCGGCAGCTATTATGCGACCGTGCAGACCGGACAGACGCTTACATTGTTTCAGGCGGCAGATAGTTGCGGCGGCGGGGCGCTTGGGAACGGATGCACGAATACCGGAAGCCAGTTAGCGGCGGCGATGACGTTCGTTGACTACGATGTGAACCACGGCCAAATAGCCACCGGTGGCGGTGCGTCAAAGAGCGGGAATACATTGGATTGTGTGGAAGCCACCAACACATATTCAGCACCATGCACCAGCGAGGGCTATTTCTACTTTTTCAATGCTTTGGCGGTGAAATACGCGACCGGATCGTGCGCCGCGACACCGAACTGCACTATTCGCGGCGTGTGGCAATATGAGGGATGGTTTCAGGACATAGGGCCATCTGCCACCAACATCGACACTTGGAATACGTCGTTTGGTTCGTCATCCACTTGGAACATTCCGGCCTACGCCTCTGGCGGAACGGATAATTGTACTGCCGCTATTCAGGGAACAGTTGCTCTTGCGGAAGCGTGTTTAGCAAACGAGTTTCAAAGCCTGTTGATCTCTTACCATCTGAGTACCGCCTACGCGACATTGCTAACCAACGACTTTGATGCCTTTGCTGCATATCCAAGTTCTCTGGCCCCAGCGGTGTTTCAAATGGTTTCCGAGCAGATTCAATGGAGTTTGTGGCCCACAGCCACGTCGAACATCTACACGCAGCCAAGCACGGCCTATAACGCATTCACAACCTATACGACGCCATGAGGCTGAAATGATGATGCTCCTGATCTTCGTCGTGGTCTGTCTGGCGGTGTTCCTCGATCTATGCGTCAGAGCCCCAGAATTGCCATGGCACGATTGAGACGAAAAATAACGCCAATGGCCGAGAATCGCCCGATATGATATAACCGCCCAAAAGGCGAAAGGGCCGAGACCGTGGCAACGTCTAACCAATTTTCTTTCAACCCGCCGATCGGCCAGTTGGCGATCAGTGCGTTTGCGCGCTGTGGCGTTAAGCGGACCGAGATTCTCGCGCAACACATGGACGATGCGTTTAACGAATCCAATTATCTCCAATCTGCTTGGGGCGCTGACGGCATCACGTTTTGGACCGTCCAGCTAAATTCCGTGCCGCTTGTCCAAGGGACGGCGACCTACACGGTTCCCGATAATGCGATCACCGTGCTCGACGTCTACATCAGCAACGGTTCTTACAACAGATTGATCTTCGCTTTCAGTCGCACGGATTTCGCGAGTTTGGGAAATCCTACAACCCAAGGTTTTCCCACAACTTTTTGGTTGGACCGGGCCATCCCGCAAACTCTGACGCTATGGCCAGTTCCTGATGGTACGGCGACATACACCATGTTTTATTATACCTACAATCAAATGCAGGACGCCAAGCTCCCGCAAGGCGGCAATGCGCAGTTGCAGTATTGGTGGTTGGATGCCTACGTAGCCGAACTCGCGTATCGGCTGTCTCGCATCTATGCCCCTCAACTCGAGGACAAGCGCAAGGTCGATGCAAAAGAAGCATACGAGCGCGCCGCGTCCCAAGGAGAAGCCGTCCCGCTCTATATTTTCCCAGGCTTAACCGGATTCTACCGAGCGTCGTAATGAAAAAAAATGCAACTATAGAGTTTATCGTTTACATGGCGACGAACATCGTCAACGGGGAGCGGTACATTGGCGCGACAAAGCTCGGCATAAATGCGCGTCGCGACCGACACTTTAAGGATTGTAACCGCAAGGGACGCGATTGCCCGCGTTTCTACAATGCAATCCGCAAATATGGCCGAGATGCGTTTGAGTGGACGGTTTTAACGACTCTGCCTACGGTGGAGAAAATGTATAAGGAGGAGGAGCGACTGATCGCCCTGCTAAAGCCAGAATATAACATTGCCGCTGGTGCCCTGATCTTTACCTCTAAGGAAAAGCAGACAGAGTTTCAGGCGGCCAGTGCGCAAAGAAGGAGCAAGCCGGTTATCTGTTTGAATGATGGCATCGTCTACCCAAGTGCAGCGGCTGCTGCGAAAGCCTATGGCGTTGAGAGGCACAATTTGGCGCAGCTATGCAACAGGGGCGGTGTTATGCGGAACGGTCTGTCGTTTATCTTCTTCACCGAACCAATGTCAGACGAGGAACGACTATCTCTGTTGTCGAGCGTTCAAGAACGAAAAGTTTCGTCTGAGGATTCAAGAGTTAAAAAACTAGCCAAAACGAATGGTCGATCAGTTACCTGCTTAAACGATGGTATCATTTATCAGAGTGCTCTAGCGGCCGAACGAGATAAGGGCCTTGTTCGCGGGATAGTTCAATACCTGTGCAAGACGGGCAAGACGCACAAGAGCGGTCTGTGCTTCGCCTACGGTGCCATAACGGGAGAGGAACGGCTTCGTTTTTTTGAAAAAGCCAAAGCTAAGAAGGCTAAAACGTTGGCTGGGTGGAAAGAAAAACTATCCAAATTAAGGAGCTTTCCCGTAATCTGTATAAATACAGGCGAGATTTATCCTAACACGGCGGCGGCCGGTAGAGCGTGTGGCCTCAGTGGCGGAAGGATCTCTGAACTGTGCCGAGACGGACGCAAATCCAAAACTGGATTGTCGTTCCGCTATTTAGAATTACAAACAAGGATGGTCGCATGAGTCGACGAATGAGCTACCACACTCGCGTTGACGCGACTTCGCCTGAGGCTGCTGGCGTCTGTGATTTGTGTGGTATTTGGTATCCTCTCAGAGAACTGCGGCAGCAGCAGGAATGGGCCGGAGAACACGTCTTCCAATTTAATTCTTTACGTTGCGAGAAGTGCTGGGATGTTCCCTTTGAATTGAACCGGACGATTCTCCTGCCCCCCGACCCCCCGCCTGTTTTCAACGTGCGCGTGCCGAACTTCGCCTACGAGGAGCAGACAGTTCTCATCGCGCAGTGGGGTGGTCCGAACGAACCGCCGTGGGGTGCGGGGCCGGAACTGATACTGTGCGACCAGACGGGGGAGATTCCATTGCTGATGCAATATCTGACGTCGGATGGCGGGGTGACTGGTGGGGGTACGGTGCTGACGACGGAGAGCGGGGTTATTCTGACGACGGATACGGGGATTCCTTTGACGCCATGAGAAAGATCATCGCCGTCATTGCGCTTCTGTTCTCGGCATTTCCTGCTCTGGCGCAGACGTCGCAGACTTTCCCGTCTTATGTTGGCTCGCTGCCAACGGCTTCTGCGCTGAATCCTAGCGACTCCTTCTATCTGCTGCAAGGCGGAATATCGAAGCGGCTTCTCGGATCGACGCTTATTTCTGCGGCTGGGCTTGGGCTGACGTTGGGATCGACACCAGTTCCGCTTGGCGGGACGGTAGGAGTCAGCGGTACGCCGATCAACAATCTTTACCTTTCAAATCCAGTGATAACTGGAGCCGCCTCTACCTCTCCGACCACTGGCGCGCTCATTGTAGCTGGCGGGGCCGGGATTGCGGGGAATTTGAATGTGGGAGGAAATCTTAATGCCTCTGGTAACGCGCTGCTTACGCCAACTGTGACTCTCAATAGCAGCGGATCTGCCTCTGCAAATTCTACTGCGATTAACGCGGCGATACAAACGCTCGGTGCAGCAGGCGGCGGCACCGTGCAACTGCCGTGCGGCGGGAATCTCTATTTCGGCGCGACTATCGACAACAATGTTTCAGGCGTGCTCGTCCGCGCCTGTCCGAACGGTGTCTATTCCACCGTGCTCTTACCGACATTCTCTGGCGTCGCACTAAAGCACCGAACGCCGTATGGAACTGGATCGACGCCGGAAAATCTCGGCGGCGGCTTTGTTGGCTTCACGATCAACGGAAATTCGGAAGCGACGCAGAATCTCGTTATTGATAGCGTTTCGCAGGGCACTTACGATCTGACCTCAATCGAGGCCGCAGGTTCAGTTTCAAACATCGAGATTTTGTCTTGTATAACCGGCACCAATCTCGCGCAGTGCGATGTGCAGTTGCAGCGCGGGTATATGAATTTTCTTGTTTATCAGTTGACCACAACCGCCAAGGCAATTCAGGTTCTCGGCAGCACGAATGCCGATTTCTCTGGATCGCCGAACGTCACTTGGAATATCGTTTACAATAACGGCCTAGCCGTAGACATGGGCTGGGCCGACAGCAATATCATTTGGCTGGGAACTTTCAGAGCCGCTGGCGGCACGGGAAACTGTTTGCTGATGCGTGGGCTAAACAGTTCCACGAGCCAGGGCGCTTATGGAAATATCTTTAGATGGCTTGGATGCGGCTATGGCGATGGGAGTGCTCCGACAGTTTACGCGCAAGGCACGGGCGATGCCGGTGTGACGGGTGCCGTCAGCAACGCGATTCAAATGCTCGATATTAATAACGGAACAGCCATACCGACGGCAGGAACGGGATCGAGTTGGAATTACCAGACATCATCCGGCATTCTTGCCTACGATACTGGTTCGGTGGGGAATGGTGACGTTCTGAGTTTTGGTACTCCTGGTGCTGCCCCAGCGGGGGTCGCATCGCCAAATGCTATTTCTCTCGGCAATGATTATTCCGGCGCTGCCGGGACTGGACTTAAATTGAAACTGCTTGATAGTACTGTGATTTACGGATTAGGCGTTTCAGCGGGGCAACTGGATATTGTCTCGGCAAACACGACGGCCTTTTGGTATCTTTCATCAAAAGTAGCTTCGATAAATTCCTCTGGGATTTTTACTTCGTCTGGATTGGTGGCAACTGCTGCTGCCCCCACTGTCAGCTCCAATCAGATCGGCTATGGTAGCACGGTCGCGGCGGCGAGCAACTGCGGCGGCGGCAGCGTGACGGGTTGTATCGTCGTGAACGTGGCGGGGACGGCGCGTTATGTGCCGTACTACTGATGACCGAATGGAACGATGCCATATCTGCCGCCGAAGCCGCGATTCCAGATCGGGCGACGAAATCGACGCGCTATGATATGATCCTCGCCTGTCGCCAAACTGGCCAGATTGACGATAAGGCTTGGGAGGCGCACTTGCAGGACGAGCATTTCGCGGCGTGGGTAAAGAAACAAGAGAGAACGAAAGAGAGACTGTAAGAGCGCGATGGCTAACTCAGTCACGCCCACTGACGGCCGACTTACCAGCTTTATGACCCTGAATGGGCCGCTGACTGGCAGCGAACTCATGTACATTGTGTCACCGGGGAATGCTGCGCAGGGAAACAGCTACGGGATCACGACGGCGGTCCTCGCCAATTTTTTCGGCTCGTTTCGTTCATTGAATACCGAGACGCTTACGGCGGGCGCCACCTCTGGCAGTCCCTATCAAGTAGAGACCACCGATAGCATCATCCTCTTCGGCAAGACTCTTGGCTCTCCGAGCTACGCGGTTCTCCCCCTAGCGGCGACGATGGCTTCTGCGGCCTCGATCTTATTCAAGGACATAAAGGGAGACGCGGCGACGAACAATATCACGATCAGCTTCAGCAGTGGCCAGCTTTGCGACGGGCTCTCCGAGGTGCAAATTACGAACGCCTTCGGATGGGTTAGAATAGCGCCAGTCATCACGCCGATTCTCGGGGGCAGCCAGTGGTACGAATGCTAAAGCCAACTAGGGAACGGATATTAGAACTGCTTGATTGCGATCCGCTTTTAGGCATTCTGCGCTGGAAGGTCTGGCGCCCTAACGGTGTCAAGCCAGGCGACCTAGCTGGAAGCGCTAAGGGCGATGGTTATCTGCGTGTCTGCATAGACGGTAAGCGATACGGCGTGCACCAGGTAATTTGGTTCTACGTGCATGGAACTTGGCCCGCTAGAATCGATCACAAAGATCGCAATCCCGAGAGGAATAGTATCCAAAATCTAAGAATCGCTACAAGGGCACAAAACATACAAAACTGCAAAGTTTATTCGACAAATTCCGCTGGTTTCAAGGGTGTATCTCCGAAGAATCGAAGATTCGTGGCTAGAGTTACAATAAATAAGAAGACCGTTAATCTTGGAGCCTTCGACACACCGGAAGAGGCGCATCAGGCATATTGCCAAGCAGCCAAGGTAGCCTTTGGGGAGTTCTTTAGCTCTGGACAATCACAGCCATGAGGTTGCGCACTACTATATTCTTCGCGATTTTTTTCGTGCTTATTACTTCAAGCGCATTTGCCGAATGTACTGGCCAATTCCAGCCTGGCCAGCTTTGCGGCAACCCAGGGATTTCCCAAGCCCCGCCAATCGCTACCGCAAATCCGACGCTTGGAAGCTCTGGTGTCACAGGGTCGCTCGGGCTTGTCGGGTCGGGGTCGCTTGGCGTTGTTGCCGTGCAAGCGCCGGCCGCGACGGGTTCATGGACTTTTACCCTGCCGGTAAACGCGGGCACCAATGGTTTCGTCTTGACGACGGACGGCGCAGGGCTGACCTCATGGCAGCCTGGCGGCGGTAGCGGAACCCTTATTGTCAACAGCACGCCGATCACTGGCGGCGCGGCCAACAGGTTACTTGCGGACAATGGCGGTGCGCTTGTCGAGGTTGTCGGGGCGAATAATAGCGTACTGGTCTCCGGATCTGCTGGTGCGCTTTCCATGTCCACCGCATTGCCGAACGGGGTGACCGGGACGACGCAAAGTAATGGGGATAATAGCACAAGACTTGCGACAGACCAATTCGTTCAGAGCGCGCTGGTCGGGGCTGGGCTCGTCACCTCTGTATTCGGACGTGCCGGGGCCGTCGTCGCGCAAAGCGGGGATTACACTTTCGCACAGATTGGCTCGACACCGACCACGGTTGCTGGTTACGGCATCACCAATGCGCTTGTAACAACGAATAATTTGAGCGACCTGACGAGCTTTGCCACGGCCCGCAGCAATCTCGGCCTCGGTACTTTCGCCACACAGAATTTTCTCACACCGCCACCCATCGGCGTTGGCGGTACGCCGAACAGTGCAGCATTCACCTCCGTTTCGATCATTACCGGGCTAACCATTGTCGGTGGCGCTACGCTAACCTATAACGGCAATCTCATTGGATTGCCTCCCGTCGCCAGTAATTTAGCGTTTCAGGTCGGCTCGTTTGTTCCCGGCGACTGTATCCAAGTCGCCGCTGGACCTAATGGCATAGCTGGTGGTGTCGCGGATTCTGGTAGTGCCTGCGGCAGCGGCGGCGGTGGAGGCGGCAGCACTTGGCATAACCAGACGTTTGTCGCCAACGTCAATTACACTCCTGGTGCGGCATGTTCTCCTATAACGAATTGCCAACTCACACTCTCTAGTCTGCCCGCGAGCCAAGCCGTCCTCGAAATCTTCGAGGATGGTGTCGCACAGCCCGCACCGTCTGCTTGGACAGTTAACCTCTCGACCGGCGTGGTGACATTCGCCAATCCGATCTTAGCGCAGAACACCGTCTATGCCACTTGGGGGACCGCTTCCCTCTCCACTGGCACCGTCACTAGCGTCAGCGTGACCTCGGTCAATGGCTTCGCTGGGGTTGTCGCAACTTACCAAACAACACCAGCAATCTCGATACAGACCACCATCACAGGCATCCTACAGGGCAACGGCACTGCTATCAGTGCCGCGACGTTAAACGGCTCTGGCAATCTCGTAGCGACGACCGGGGCATCGCTCGTCACTCCAGCATTGGGCGTAGCGACAGCGACGTCTCTCGCGATCGGTGGGGCCACCATTGGCTCAAATGCGCTGGCAGTGACCGGCACGACCGCGCTGGCGAATACGACAATCGGCGTCGGCAGCGCGATCACATCGAGCGGAGCAGGCGGCGCATTAGGGACTGGTGCGTTCGCTGCGGCGGGCATAACCGCACTGACGAGCGATGTTACGGCGAGCGGCCCGGGCAGCGCGGCGGCAACTATCGCGGCGAATGCGGTTACATACGCGAAGTTCCAGCAAGTTGCGGCGAGTTCTCTCGTCGGCAATCCAACAGGATCGCCCGCAAATGCAGAAGGCATTACTCTTGGCGTGACGTTGGCGTTCTCGAGCACGACATTGAACTGCGTCACCGCGACGGCCGTGACCGGAACGGGCTTGGTTGGATGCAGCAAGCCGGATGGGACAAGCATCGCCATTGACGGCTCCGGCGTACTTTCCGTTATCGGCTCTCCCGCGACGGCAATCGTAGTCGGTGGCGGAGCGACAACAGTAACGAACGGAACTCCAGGCGATTGCCTCTATGTCGCCGCTGGGCCCGTGCTTGGACAGCAATCATGCGGTGTAGCAACGAGCGTTGCCATCAACTCGACGACGGTTACCGGGTCGACGACAGCCTACCTTCTAACGACCGATTCAAGCCATGTGCTACAAAACGAGGCGGTGAGTTCGCTTAGTTTCGCAGCAACACAGATCACCAGCGCGAATCTCGCGTTCGCGCGTGAATCTAAATACGTTCAAGCCGCTAGTACGCTCGCCGTTCTCGCTCTAGGAGGGATATGAAATGTTTGGACGATTGATTATTGCGGCTTTCCTCGCGCTCGGAATATCGGGCGCCGAGGCTGCTGGTGTGACAGCGAATAGTATCATCAGCGCACAAAACCCAAGTCGGGGCGTCGTGCAGTTCAAGCAAGGGACCGATGCTGCGGGAACCTACAAGACGCTCTACACTGGTGGCGCGAATGGTTCGATTTGTTTCGGCCTATGGGCAACAAATAGCGAAGCGGCAACGCCACATTTGCTCACGGTGCAGGTTGTCAATTCAACAGTCCTGTATGGCGGGACCGCCGTGACGCTTCCAGCCGGTGCGGGCTTCGCTACGGGCATTCCTCCTGTTCCGATAAGCTCGGCAGGCAACTGGCCCGGCCTTGCTGTGGATCAAAACGGTAACGCCTACGTCACCTTGATAAACGGAGATACGCTGCAAGCGACTTTTGCTTCGGCATTTGTCACGGGCAGCGCCGTCATCAACGCCCAAGTGACCTGCCTAGACTATTAAGGATACCGCAATGAGACGGTTGCTGATTACGCTTCTACTGCTGTTCGCGCCGTCCGTAGCGAACGCGCAACTCGCCCAGCTTCCCGGTCTTAGCGGCATCCCGCGCGGCGTGACCGGGTGCCAATATATTGCGAGCGGACAGACACTACTGAACGGGCAAGGAAGCCTGCTGCAATGCACCGTGAACGGCGATCTGTTGACCGCCAACACGATTGGCGGTTCGGCCATCTCCGCGACCAACGGTTCCTACACAAACCTCCTGCAAGGCAACGCGGTAAACGCTTCCGGCAATCCGATCTTCGCGCAGATCACCGCGGGGACCGCCGCGATCGGCACGGTCAATCCGACTACTGCGGCGAACTGGGCCATCGGTGCGACCGCGAGCACGCTGCCAGCGAACGCGAGGCTCGGCGGCTGCGCCGGACTAAGCACGCAGCAGACCGCGGTAACGACCGGGCAGTTGGCCGGATGCGTAGCCGACCTCGACGGCAAACTGACGAATGTGCCCTACGCGCCGAGGGCGATGATGTCGCGCAGCGGAGGTCAATCATCTGTCACAGGAACGACAATTACGTTGCTTGCTGCAAGCGGTACGGCAAGCGTTTACGAATATCTGACTTCGATGCAATGTTCAAATACAAGCGCAACAACTATCACCGTACTGTTGAACGATACTGCTGGGAGTGTATTTATAGTCCCCGCAGGAGGTGGAACAAATGTCACCTTCCCTGTTCCGCTCAGATCAAATAGCGCCAACAGTGCGCTAACCGCAACGCTTAGCGCAAACGCTGCTACGATCTACTGCAATGGCCAAGGATACAACTCACTTTGATTAAGCGACTTCTCATCGCCTTGCTGTTCTCGCTGTGGAGCGTCAGTGCGTTCGCGGTAACTGTCACGCTGACGGGAAACGGAAATTGGACCGTCCCGGCAAATTGTACTTTAATCACCAGCGCCATCGCCATCGGGCCTGGAGCTAATGGCACTGATGGCGATGCGCTCAACCCTGGTAACGGCGGCGGTGGCGGTGCCTGGGATGAGATAGACAACTACGCCGTCACTCCTGGCGCGAACATAGCATACTCTTCCGGCGCTCCTGGCAGCGGTCAAGCCGCAACTTTCGGAGCTATCCTCAGTGCCCCAGCCGGCCACGGTACTATTGGCGGCAGTGGTGGAACTGGGACTATTAAGTACTCTGGCGGCAGTACCAGCCAAGGTGGTCCAGGCGGCAGCGCGGGCAACTATCCGAATCCCCCAGCGGGGGAAGGCGGTAGCTCTGGCGGCGGCGATGCGACGGGTTACGGTGGTGGTGGTGGCGCAGGCAATCCTAACGGTCTTGGCGGCTCTGGCTTTGGCGGTGTTATCCAGATAATTTACACTCCGACTAGCTCTTCTACCGGCCATCAACTTCTCTTGACGAACACAGGACAGTAACATGCTCGCTCGCTTGTTCATCGCTCTCACTCTGCTCGTTGCGCCCACGCTGGCGCACGCTCAGGCCGCGAGCGTGACGACCGTGCCGGGTCAGCTTATGAATAATCCGCTGGTGCTGCCCAACCCAGTGCTGTTTTCTGGTGGCTTGGCAACGATCAGCTCTAACGGACAGGCAACTTTCGGCGGCGGCGGCACTATCGGCGCGGCCATTATTGGCCAAGGCAGCGTTAGTGACTTCACGCTCAAGAACAAGTCCGGCAGCAATGTTTGCACAGTCGCGACGGGATCGACCACTCTCGCTTGCAATACGGTTAATCTGACTTCGGTCAGCGCCAATGCGCTTTCTGTTGGCCCAAACGGCACGACAAACCCCTCGCTCAATGTGGATGCTTCGACTTCTAGCGCGGTTACCGGGCTGAATATCAAAAGCGCTGCCGCAACGGGCGGCGTTGCCGTTTCTGTATTGTCAACCGGAACGAATGAGAACCTGACGCTGAACGCCAAGGGCAGCGGCACCATCGGCATCGGTTCTATCTCAACGGGACGAGTGACGATCACTCCCGTCACGACGATTACTGGCGCGTTGACGCTCGGCAGCGTGACCGGATTGACGCAGTGTTTGCAGGCGAGTTCGGCCGGACTTGTCAGCGGCGGTCTCTGCGGTGCTGCTTGGTACAACGTCAACAATTACGTCAGCTTGGCCGCTGCGCTGACTGCGGCAAGTGGTGTCGGCTGCGTCTATATTCCCGGTGGAACAACCGTCGCCATCTCTGCCGCCGTCACCCCCGCCGCCGGAACGTGCATTACTGGTGATGGTCCGAGCTCGATCGTCAGCGTCACCAGCGCGACGGCGACCGGAATTATCGTTTCGCACACCAACGTCGTTCTTTCCAACTTCAATATAAATTATAGCAGCGCTGGCACCACTGGCGGCTCATGCGGCGGGGATGCAAGTAATGGCGCCGCAATATGCGTGACTGCTGGCGCCTCCGGAAGTCAGAACTATCCAGTGATTCGCGACGTTAATATCTATCAGCCTTGGATCGGCATTTATTACAACGGCAACAATACGTCTGTGACGACGAATGTTGAAGTTCTCAGCCCAACGTACATCGGAATAGATATTGCCACCGCCGCAAATAATGCGCTGACGAACGTCACCGTACTGAACGGCGCGACCGAAGCAGATCTGTACATATATGGAGCCTCGCAAGGCAACTCGATTGTCGGCGGCGAGTGGTACAACGGCGCAAAGTACGCACTGGAGATAGCGCCAAATGGCGGTAACGAACCCCAATTTAATCTAATTAAAGGTGCATTTTTTGACAGTTCGGCGCAAGGTTCCGTCATTACAAACGGAAGCAACAATTCCTTTACTGGAAACTGGTTCAGCGGTGGACGGACGGGCGCTGGTTATCCGGGGCTTACACATACGGCTGGCGACAGCAATACGTTCCAGGGAAATCTTTTCATAAACAACGGTAATGATGGGGTGTTGGTCAACGGCGGCACTCGCGTCGTCTTCGTCGGCAACGTGTTCAACAACAACGGGCTGACGACCGCTAGCAAGCATGGCATAGAGGTCGCGGCTAATGTTACCGATTTCAGCATAACGGGGAATACCGCTACTGCCAACGCTGGCTACGGCGTCATCGTAGATGCTGGAACATCTAGCGGCTGCATAGTGGCGAACAATCTTGTGAGCGGCAACACGACCGCGCCAGGATACTCGCTCGGTGCCGGTACGTCGTGCTACGCCCCGGCTGGTAGCAACCTTTAACAAGGAGCGCATCAATGGCACCGACGCCTGCGGGCCGCAACAGTTTCGCTGGCACCGCGGCAGGTATTCTTCTCAGCATGAGCGTAGTCGTGGTAGTGATTGCGATGTTCGTGTATTTTTTTATCGGCCACGGATGATGAGGTGGAGCGATGAACATCAACCAAACGCTATCGCTTGACTACCTGATCGAAAGTGAAGGATCGGAACTCAACCTCAACCCACCGGGCACGCCGCCGGGGGAGGGGGAGCCTGGCGGCGCTTCGCGATACGGCGTGAGCGTGTCCGCGTTGTCCGATTATTACAAGAAGCTAGGCAAGCCGCCAGCAACCATCGAGGACATTATCAATCTGACCGAGAGCGCGGCAAGGGCGTTTTACGTTGCCCAATTCATGCCGCCGATCAGATTTGATGACTTGCCAAGCGGAGTGGATTATCGCGTATTTGATGCCGAGGTGAATCTTGGGGTGCGCGGCGGCATTGATCTCTTGCAGGATGCGCTCAAGTCCCATGTCGGGCTTTTGACGGATGCTGACATAGATGCCGCTAAAGCAGCGGATGCAGCGCAACTCATTTCCGACATCGGCAATCTGTGGCTTGCAGAGAAAAAGAAAACCGCAGGCTGGGCGAAATACGCAAAAGGCTGGACTAACCGCAACAATCGCGTGACGCTGCAAGCGTTGCAGATGGCTCAACCCAAGCCGCTCGCGGCTGCACTTACACCGGCTCAGAGTCGGTGGCCGCTGCAATCGCAGTGCATCGCGTTCTACGGCGACCCACGCCAGCCGGGATGGCTGGAGGCCAACACCGTACAGGTTCCCTGTCCGTGGCCTCTGCACTTCGAGACTTCTACGCTGCACAGCATCCTAATTCATAAGAAGGTTGCCGCAAGCCTCACCCGCGTTCTCAACAACGTCTGGAACGACGTAGGCAAGAGCGTCGATAAGATCAACGCGCTACACTACGACCGATACAGCGGCAGCTATAACTTCCGGCCCATCAGGTCAGTGTCTTATGGCGACGTGTTCGTGCCAGCGCTTGCAAACGATGATCTGGCGGTCAGTCTTACCAAGTTGGATGCGCCTATAAGCGTTCTCTCCATGCACGCCTTCGCCGCCGCTATCGACTGGGATGCCGAGGAAAACCAGCAGCACTCGCAGAAGCATTTGTTTACCGATCAATCGCCGCTTATCGTTGAGTTCAAAAAGGAAGGCGCTGTGTGGGGAGGCAACTGGTCTGGATCGAGCGTTGACGGAATGCATCTGCAATTCGCCCGCGTAAAATAAAGGAATACAACCATGCCGAGAGGTGGGGCCTAGGGCTCGTTCATGGAACGAGGGCCATATCCGTTTTATTGTATGGCTGCTATGGCGTTTCCGATTCAGCGTTGGACATGGTGAAATTATGAAATTCGTCCACTTCACCGCGCCCGATGGGACTGTCGTTGCTATTGATACAGGCGGCAACATGATTTTGACCGAGCATCACAAAGTAATCGACCCAGATGAGGCGATGACGGTTATCATGGCAATGTGCGGCTATGTGAAGGTACGCGAGACGATGGCTGAGGTCGAGGAAAGACTAAAATGACTGACATATTCCGCATTGTCGTTTGGATGATTGTAATTTTCGGCTTTGGTATGGTCGCTTACGATGTTCTGACTGCGTTTTCCAAACTGCTGGCTATGTGAGGGACGCTATGCGCTCGATTATCATTCTGCTCGCGCTATGTTGCGTGGCCTACGCTGGCGATCTTCCTGATTCCTCACTTACGCCTGGACAAGCCGATCCAACGCTGACCAAGGAGAAGTTGTGTTCTAAGACCTTTCGTACTGGCAGCGTGAGGAATGTGCCGCAATCGGTCAGAACGGCGGCCTTCAAGGAGTACGGCATCACTTGCCCCACGACTGGACCGAAGTCTTGTGCTAAACTCTATGAACTCGACCACCTTATTGATCTTTGGAACGGGGGGAGTAACGATCTTAAAAATTTGTGGCCACAGAGCCGGACAAACACGATATGGAGCGCTGGCGTAAAAGATCGCTTGGAGTTGCGGCTTCACAAGGTGATGTGTAGTGGTACAATGAGCCTTGATGATAGCCAGACCTGTATCAGCAAAGATTGGATCGCATGTTACCAGAGGGTGTTTAGCACCTCACAGCCTGCAAAGAGGTGAGCCTGGGCATGACCAACCTAAATCTCGCCAACGACATCGCCTATACCGTGACGAAGGTCGTGATCGGCGGGATGATCATTGGCGGCTTGGTGCTTGGAATTGCCGTCAGTCCGTGGTGGCTTCTACTGATGCCCGCCTCTGTCGTGGCGCTGCGGGTGATAGTTGGACCGATCTGATGAAAACCGTAGCTGCATTGACTATGCTTCTCGCGCTTTGCGGAGGTGGGATTTCGGATCGGGCGGATAATCTCAGCGATCTCGGTAGGGATCATATTTGGAAGCGGCAGTTACGAAGCCCAACGCAATGTACTATGCTCAACCCTGGTGACGTTTGCGCTCATTGGGGCAGGGCCGTCTTGCGCTGCGACAAGAGTGGTGGTTGCACAAATTATTACGCAGGAGACAACCCGTTGGGCGATTGGTTCGATCCCGTCATTGAGCGCGAACATCAATGGATAAAGCATGAGCGACATCATTCGGCGATTATCCCTAACTAGACAGAAGCAGTATAATGCACTATCACTGCTCTGTCATCAGGGAAAAAACGTCTCCCAAAATCTTGTTCCCGTTCTGCGGGAACCCTCTTTGGAGGTACAATCCCAA